ATTGACCTCGTAAACAAAATATGTTACCCTTATGTTTTTGCGGGCCAGATCATGATTTGTCAAGCTTTTATATAGGCTGCTAGAGTTTCACCAACGAAAGTAAAAGAACTCTGCTTTATTTAACCCCTGGCCATTTAATGACTGATAGAGGCACCATATGGTTCCGTGTTACTTAGAAAGTATCAAGGAATATTTATTTACAAATGCATCCAATGTTTGTGTAAACATCGGCTCATCCGCCATGCCATTTACTTTTGTATCTTCATCATAAGATGCTTCCTCATGAAGACTAAAGGTCCCACTGCGCCAATCGATTAGAGGAATCTTGTGCTCATTGTCAGGAATTGTATTAATATAAATTCCCCAACCAGTTGTTGATTCCCAATCTTGGCCCACTAGGTGAGAGATAGCAATACGTGTTGCATATCCCTCATCGGTCCACCTAGGACGTGCCGCTTCAACAGCGCTAGCCAATTGCGCTAACATCTCGTGGCCAGCCCAGTGACCGTACAAAACAATAACGTCACCATTGCTCTGTTTAAATCCGAAGTTTGCTCTATCTCCCATTTTATTCCGCCTTTGCTAGTAGTTGATTTTGCTCGTAGTTAAGCAATTGTACCATTTCTTGGGCCCAGTCCACAAGGGACTCTCCCTGTGAATTCTTGTGGTGCCCGCAGAAATAAAGAGACATCTCATCTTTCTTTGCTTCCCACATTGCCTGAGCTGCACACTGATCACACTTAAGCCATTCAGCCATCACAGTGTTCCACCTTCAATCATCTCTGAGAGACGGTCAAGAATCCAAGTGTCGATATCAGAAATATCAATCTCTGATAACTTCTCAATTAGTTCTTCACGAGCAAACTTATACCCGTCATCAAATCCATCTCTATAGTCTGACATATTATCTCCTAGTATCCTGTCGCTTCTTTGTCTGACCAGTATGATTCTTTTAAATTATACTTGTCACGAATGCGACTTACTTTCTCAATACTACCAGTTCCAATGTTGAAAGTCAACGGCCCGCATTGCTCAGGGTCTAGCCCAGTTATCTCTGCATCCCAATAGGCTCTCTCCATGGAGAGCCTATCAGGAGCGGTAAGTTCAAAGTACATTAGTTCTCACGAACATTACATACTTCAGTGTCAACAATTTCAATGTTGCCATTTTGTGAATCAACATAAAGATTATCGTAGATTTCTTGTTCTACATCTGTATCTGAATCAGCAAGCAAATCTAATTGAATAGTTCCGCTAACCTCAATTGTTGCAGACCACTCAACATCTCGTGTCAAAGCAATGTCAAGCGCTTCAGCAATTGAGCGAAGAGTTTCTTGGTCGTCTGAATCTCCATATGCCTCAGTGATAATATCTTTTACTGTGTTAATCTTGTCTTGATAAACACTATTGTGCTTTTGTGCTTGACGTGCATTGTGTAGGTCCCATTCAATTGATGTGACCTTGTCAGTTGCATATTCTGCATCTGAGTAACCACGGATAACTTTGTAAGTTACCAATAGATTAGGGTTATATGTAGCAGGAACTGTTACTGCAGGTGTTGTTGTATCTTCCATTTTTTCCTCTTTCGTTTGGGTTGAAGGTGCAATTGTAGCATGCTCCACTGACAATAAGGTAGTCTTACGGCCACATGGACATGTGAGTTCTGTCACACCAGAAGGGAATCCAAACCCGTCTGATGATGTTAATTCAATTAAGCAGTCGCATTCATCTGGGTCACAGACAAATGTATATTTAGATGATATGAGTTCGTTGGTCATACGAGTATTCTATCAGAGACCACTGACATTTTGGACTGCCATAGGGAGCAGTTAGAATCAAGGCGGGAACCAAAGACTCTAATGTAATCTGATATATCCTCAGTCTTATCAGTAAGGCAAGACTTAACAGTATCTACTGAAATGAATACTCTTCCATTCCATAGGCCCATAGCACCAATATTAGTAGGTACTTCCAGGCAACCATATGTATCTTGTTCCCAACCAACACCTTCTGAACATACAAGAGCATATTTTGGATCACCAAAAACATTCTTCTCTTCTAGTTCAATGAACAATAGATTATCTACTGTGCACTCAGAAAAATCTGAACTGTATTGTAGATTATAAATACCGTTTGCAATTTCAGCAAGCTTCTTGCCGTCAACAATTGTTCCAGTGTATCCTTTAGTTCTATTTGACATTTTTACCTCTTTCGTTTGTATAGGAGTATTATAGCGGACCCCACTGACATCTGTCTATACTTTTCAGGGCTTTTTTTATGTGATCCGTAACACAAAAAATTTTCCCTTAACATTGCGGGCGAATATTTATGCACACTTATGCATAAATATTTATTGCGATTCGTATGGGATTTGAACCCATGATCTCTACCGTGACAGGGTAGCGCTTTAACCACTAAGCTAACGAACCAAATAAAAACGGGGGAGATTTCTCTCCCCCGTTAATCATTTAGTTAAAATGATTTTACTAACTTGAGAATTTTATTTTTCTCTGCGGTTAGTACAGGGTCAAATCCTGATGCACCAGCCATTAGTGATTCAGAATTACCACGACCTGAACGATAGTAATCAAGTCGCTCAGTAAGTGCATTAAATGCGCCCCACTTAGTTCCCTTGATTGTAGCGTTAGTTGGTGAGTTATGATAAAGGTCATCAAGTAGAACAACCTTATTTTCCCACTTCTTTAGCGCACCCTTAGAATCCTTTTCAGGCTTAGGATAGATTGCTCGAATCAACTTAGAGAATTCAGCATCAGTAATTGCCTGAGTGTAAAGAGCCTGAGCCTCTTTTTCAAATTCATCAAAGTATCCAAGAGCAAGCCCAAGAGTTTCACGAGCAACTTGAATGCGACCTTCAACAGATTGCGTGTGGCGAATCTTGAAAGATTGCTTTGCGCTTTTCATTGCAAGGTTAAGAGTGTTTTGGCAAACAACACGAACAGGAGTAACGGCAGCCTGCACCGCTACAGAACCATCGTGTGATGTCCAAACAATTAGATAGAGTTTAGTCTCATCGTTAGCGCCTTGTGGGTCGATAACCATTGTGCGAGGAATGTCTACAGTTCCAAACACGACTTTGCCCTTCTTTAGTGAGCCAGCAGATTCCCAACGGCAATCAGCATTGGCATCGTGAATTGCATCAGCGAATGCAAATAGTTCTTCATTCTGCACAGGCTTGTAACGCTTACCAACAGTAGCAAGAACATCAGTTCCGCCATTGAATGGATTATCACGAATGACAAGAGATGCAGTAGATACATCATTCCAAGATTCTGGAATGTGCTCAGTGATTGGAGATAGACGAACATTCCAATTTGATAACTTTGCTTCTTCAAGCATAGATTGTGTAGTTACTTCCTCATCTTGTGAGAAAATACGATTGGCAAGATTATGCCAAGCAGGTGCGCCACGAAGTGCAAATGCAACTTCGCCATTTTCCATTTCTAGATTATGAGCCATGGATTTATTCCTTTCGATTGGTTGATTAAGTAAGTATAACAGGTGGCACTGACATTGTCTAGATTAGATAGTCATTTGTCCGATTTGATCCATGTGAGTAATCTCACAAACTTTCAGGGTTTTCCACAGCCCCTCATAAACCTGTGGATAACCCCGCAATACTGCGGGCAAAGCTGGGATTTAGAACCCCAACTCCATTTTCTTTAAGCCACGTGTAATTGAATTAACTTTTTCAACTGTATCCTCATCAAAAAATAATGCAGTTGTCTTTTTCTTTTTTACATTATCAAAAACATAAGCATTAACTCTTCCGCTAAAGTTTCTGATGTTGCTGAATACTAATTCAGTTAAGTATTCTTTATCGACACCTTGATCTGAATAGATTGTGATGTCATTCATTTTGTTTGCGTCATAGATTTCAACTCTAAAACGATTTGCCATTGTATTACCTTTGTTAGTAGTTGTCCCATAAGGGAGAGCAGTTTGGCGACTTACTCAGGTCGTTTGGGTTCAGGACTTTAGTTCTGCCCCCCAAATTATTTAGAGATACTTAGCAATTTGCTTCATTGTAGAAGCATTTACTGTTTCCTCATCTGTCATCTTTAAGATGGTGAGAGCATTTGTGATGTCCTCTTTCATCTCACGATAAGTGTGCTGATGGATAACCTCGAAATCCTTTTCAGGTTCGGTAGGGAAAGTTCCCTCTTTTGTGATGATGTCAAAATCAACATTGAGAGTGTTGTTCCAAGAGCGATAAGATGTGCGAAGGTTCTCAGCCTTTGAGAAGTTAGCAATAGCCCACTTACCAATTTCCTTTTTCCACGCTTCGTGTGCCTTTTGGAACTTTGCTTCATTTGCTGTTTGACTAGCATAGTCTTTTTCTAGTGTTGCTAGACGAGTTTCTAGTGCCTTGATTACTTTAGGTGTTGCCACCTTTACTGTGATTGCTCTTGACATTTGTTACCTTTCGTTGATGGGTTGTTGTTAGTGGATAGTATAGCAGGGGGGTCTGACATTTCCCCGAAGGGAGAGAGTTCTTACTTACGACATTGGGCGAGAACACTCTCTTAAACTGCCCCTGTTTCGATTATTTAGTTTTATGCCAAAGTGCTTGCTGATACCGAAGTCCAGCGAGTTTCCTTGTTTGGCATTTCTAGCAACACACGCACCGAGCCAGATGCCTGTGGGTGGATTTCCTTAATCACACCTGTTTTCTTTGACTTTAGGGTGGTGAATAAATCGCCAACCTGATACAACTTGTCGTTGATTGTCATTTTTGCCTCTTTTCTTTGTTAGGTAGGTAGTATAACATTGGGGTATGACATTTGTCTAGCCCTATCTCAGTATTTGAGAAAATTATTGTGTGAGGTTAATCACACTCAGGTAGCCACGGGTCTAAGTGGTGAGCATCAATTATGGCAGATGCGGGTGCTGAAGTTTTACCTCGCCAAGAGATACCTTCAGGTAAATTAATCTCACGATCAAAATCCTCATCATAGAACGCATCAATAGCGTCTATGCAAGGTTGCACCATTGAGACGGGAACGGGTGGGTAATGATTACCCTGCAAGTGATAAGCAAGTCCTGCCTCTAAAGACAATTCTTCTTCTAATGCTAATGCTGTTGTGTATCCCATTATTAGTTACCTTCCTTAATTGTTACTTCTGCCCAAGTGTTGTGTTCATTAGCAAGTGGTAATACATTAGACATACCAAGTGCGTGTAGTGTTGCTTCTTTGCACATTTGCGTCATTGTTGCTTCATCAAGAGCAATTAGCGCAGGTAGTAGGTTAGCGGGAATAGTATCAAGATTAATAATAGCCTCGAATACTATTGTGTGTGGAACACGGATTACATTTGACATTTGTTGCCTTTCGTTTGGTTGATAAGAGTATTTTACACTATGCCACTGACATTACCTAATCCATTATGGGCGTGTCGCAGCTTTTGTGATAATACTCACAATTTCAAGGGATTGTGGATAACTCCCGTAAGCCTGTGGATAACCCCGCAACATTGCGGGCCAGCTTGATCTTGTCAAGCCGACACGCCGCTATTGTTTAAATATTGTATAAATAATTATTGGAAGCGGGACCAGTAATGCAATTAAGATCCCGACTCCAATAATTGCCCCCAGTATATCCGTCATTTCTTACTCGCAGAAAATCTAACATCAGCCTTACCATATACGCAGAGACCGCATGACACGCATGCAGAACCTGCATTGCTAATAAGTGGAATGCTTTTCATATTCTCAGGACACTTAGCGCCAGGCTTACCAGTCAATTCTTTCATGGTGCCCTCAGTTACGGCGAATGTCTTCCCAAGATATGCAAGGCGAATACCTTCATTTACTTTTAACTCATGGCCAATTTCTTTATTATCATCGTCGGTGGAATAATAAAGAGATAGGTTAGCAACATCCTTAAGAATAAGCGCTGCAGACTTTACACGTGTGTAAACCCAAAATTGAATATCAGGATGATTATTAATAATTACTTTCCACGCATATGTATAAGTATCATTGAAAAAATCACCGTCCCAGTGGATACGGAATAATTTAGGAGCGTCTTTCTTCTCACAATCAGCAATAAATTCAACAATCATCTCATCTAATAGAATGAGCATTGTGTCCATGTCTGCATTGCGTAGCAATTCCCAATTGTGAAGAAGATTAGTTTTTACACCAGGGAAGAGCTTTTCCAATTTGCCTGCATAGCAAACACTTTCGCAGATAGACGTAGCGCCAGGACATGAATAAGCCTTTCCTGCAGGTAATCCGAATGTGTTAGCAATTGCGGCTTGCTTTCCATTTTTTGTGACAAGGTTAGCCACCTTTCTATCGTTGGACCGTTTAAGTTTCATAGAGGTAATTATAGCGGTTAGATCTGACATATTAGTAATCCTCATCCATTCCATGGCCTGCAGACGCTAATGCGTCTGAATCTGCCCAGCCAATAGTTTCAAAAAATTCCATTTCCTCAGACGCATAGCATTCAGCGCAGATATAATCATCACCATAGATTTCATATTCTGAATCAGAATCAAAGGTAGCCATATCGCCACAAATTTCATAGTTTAAGCAAGCAACAGTAAATAGTTCCATGAGTTGGACCTTTCGTTAGATTTAAGAGAATAATACCATGGGCCACTGACATATCATAATCGACACGCCGAAAAATTCAGGCGATTTTTAAAATGTGTCGTAATTCACACTTGCCCCCCACAAAAGATTGCGGGCCGCATAAATATTCAATACTCTGAATTTTTATGCTTGCGCTTTCGTGAATATTTTTTCTTTGAAGGAATTGCGGTTGCTGCATTTGATCTTCGCAATTCTTGAATTCGTTTAATCTTCTGCAATACATTCACATCTTTTAACACTTAACACATTCCCTTCAATATAAACTGCACCGAAATCTTCACAATCTGAACACACAAACATTTCAACGATTTGCATTTATTTGCCCACCTTTACTTTGTAATTGCTTGCTTCGTGAAATCTCACAACATCAAAACGCGGATTATCTTTTGCAAACATTTCCGCAAAATCATTTACCATTTTAGAAAATAAAGCGGGGTGCGCTTTATCGCTTGCATACTTTAGAATTTCTGCGGTTGCTACATAATCTTTACGGGTCATCATTTCGTTACCACCATTCCGTTGCGATAAAAAACTTTTGTGTAGCATTTTAATGCTGGTGTGTAAATATTTACAGTTGAGTATTCATTAGCCATTCCCCAGTCGGTGAATGAGAAAAAAGATTTCCACGCTTCGAATTCGTCCTCGTAGTTTGCAGACCAATGAGGGCTTTCCTCAAAGTCATACTGGCAAGTTACTTTATGCATTAGTTTCCCTTTCGTAGTTGTTTAGAGTATTGTAGCAGAGGGGTCTGACAAATTAGTCAGATTCGGGGGTATGGAATAAGGCTCCCTCATTAAGTAGCCCTACCTCAATAGTAAATAGTTCATCAGGGGTAGCGTCAGATAAATCTACCCAGCCTGCACCATTTTGATCCATTCTAAAAATCTCAATGTATCCCATTAGTGTTGTTCCTCGCAATCTTTATCGTAATCAAATCCACAAAAGTAGCAACCCATAAATTCTAAGTGCTCTATACAGTAATACTTAAACTGACTTTCATCACAGCAAAAGTGTTGCTCATCTGCGATTTCATAGAAATCGGTTTTGTCAATTATGTTCAGCATTAGTCACCTACCTTCACCGCTACATAGCGGTATGTATCCTTAAAATCAAAAGAATTTACAGGGCGAATTTGCACCTTGTATGTATCTGCACCTGAGTACCATACATCATCATTTTTTTCGGCTGAGATAATCTCGCCCTTTACTGAATTAGAGTAATACATTTTACCTACTAAGAGGCTTTCGACATTATAGACATTCGCTGACATTAGCGACCTTCTTTCGTTGTTGTTGATACGGACATTGTAGCAGATAGCACTGACAAGGCTTCTGCCTTGCTTGCTTGACGGGTTGCCTCTACATGGGCACGGAATTCATCTAGGTTCATGAATTGACCTTCTTTCGTTGTTGTTATAAGAGTATTGTACCAAAAGGCACTGACATTTTCCAATCCTAGGGGTAATTGTCTCACTATGTGGAGCGTGGGTATTGTGATAAGCATCACACTGGCTATGTGATAAGCATCACACCAATATGTCCGTTTTGTCTGTCAAATCGACACGCCGTAAATTTCAGGGGATTTTATAACATGTTCATAACGACACGCCCGACCCCGCGCCTTTGCGGGCCAGCTTGACAATGTCAAGTCGACACGCCGTTAGGCTAGTGTGATTCTTGCCACATCTCACGCATCTCCGCCTTGAAATCATGATACACGATCCTCATCATGTATAGGGCGGGGATAGCGATAGATAGTTGCACGATAGTAGTTAGTAGTCTGTTCATTACTTATTCTTCTTTCTCTTATAAATCTTGTAAGCGGTTACTAGTAGGGCGGTGGTGATTAGTAGTTGCCATGATAGTGCAACATAGCACCATTCTGTATCTAGCATGAAACCATAGTTATCTAGTTCAATAGTCATTAGTTAGCCCCTACCTTTATGTTTTGTACATTAGCGGTGAATTTCTTAACCTTGCCTAATTCGCTAGCGTTAAGAGATTGGATTAGGTGGTCAATAGCCTTAGCCTCATGCGCTACATTGTCGATAGAGATTAGTTTAGAGCCTTGCCAAATTGAGTAAGTGATAGTCATTAGATTAGTTCCAATCGATAGTGGTTAGTAGTGTGTCAATCTGTTCATCTGTTAGGTGGTCTGTTTCAATAGACTTAGAGAAACCAAAGAAATCTTCTTCTTCTGTTTCTTCTTCTTCAAGGTACATGTCTGCAACATCTTCTTGAATTGTGTCCCACTTAGAGGCGGTGTTAGTATCGAATGAGTATGACATTTGTTTCTTCTTTCTTTAGTAGTTCAATAAGATAAAGGTATCAGATAAGTCTGACATTTGCAAGGGTATTGCGTGTGATGTCTATCACAGACAGTTTATGCACTCGCAACCCTTAGAGCGGATAAGGTAGGCAAGGATTTCCTTGCGTGTGTAGTTATCTAATCCATATGAGGATTTTACTCCGCCGTTATGGTAGTCATGAACTATTGTTGAGAATAGTGTTTCTGTAAGTTGAGTCATTTTTGACTCCTTTCGTTTGTTTTTCTTTATATATAAATCATAACACGGGGGTCTGACAAATATCAACTCGAAAATGGTGTAAATCGGACATTGTGAGGCACATCACACAACTTTTTTAGTGTATAAATCGGACATTGAGGACAATATGGGCGGACTATCAAGATTTATCGCTCTTTTTTTAGGTGTGTATCATACAAGAAAAATAAATATTAACATTTTCTTAAATCTGAAATAGTAGTTGACCAGAACTTGTTTCACGTGAAACACAAATGCTATACTAGAGACATGGCCACTTTTGATATCTTTGATGACGCTGAATTTAGATCAGCTTTTAACAACGCTACTGTTCATGTTGCAAAAAATGTGGAGGGGTTACCAAAGATTAAATGGGATGACGCATTCAGAATCTTAGATCAGGATGTAAAGGCAGGAAACCTATATGGACAAAAGCGATATGAAAATGGTGGATTTAGAATCCTAAATGCAATGCGTATTCCAGGAATTGCAGATGCACAAAAAAAATTATTAGAAATTTTTACAGAATCAAACTATCAACTTGAGGTTGAGGGTAGATCTACACATCTATACATGAATATTACTACACAAGATGGAACATACTGGAAACTTCATCAGGATACTGAGAATGTGATCTTCTGGAATATTGAAGGCAAGTCAAGATGGACAATTTATAAAGCGGGGGAATACGAAGATCTAGAAAACGTCTCAGATGATTTGATAGATGTAGATGTTATACTAGAACCTGGTGATATTCTTTATTGTCCATATGGTAGACCACATAAGGTAGAAGCTATTACTCCAAGGTTTGGTGCTTCTCTAGGATTTGGAGATTTAAGATGAATTTAATTGCAGATGGTATCTATGAGTTTGAAAATTATATCTCAGATAGTGAGATAGCATCATTCATGGAAGTTTCAAAAAGAAATCTTAAAAATGATGGTGAGATGCAGCTATATTTTGAGCATAATGATTTTGCTCCATTGTTTCGTAAATTACGTAGTAGAGTTGATCCTATGTTTAAAAATTTAGAAAGAATGGCTGGGTTTTATAGAGTTCAAAGATGGGAAACCAATAGCGGAATGGATTTACATCGTGATGATGCATATGGAGAACGTCCAGATCAAGTTGGAATCAAATGGGGAATTGTAATTTATCTCAATGATGAATATGAGGGCGGGAACATAGAGTATCCAGATCAAGGTATTGCATTTAAACCAAAGATGGGATCAATGCTCATTCATAGAGGAGATATCCCACATAAGGTTCAAGTGGTAACTTCAGGAGATAGATACTATATCACTGGATTTGCATATGGAGATGACTCTCTGGAATTTTTACCATGAAGACAATAATTGCGGTTACGATAGTAACCTTTATGGTATTTATACTTGGAATAATGTATCAGATAATACGCTAGTCCCTAGGGGATATAGCTTAATCTGGTTAAAGCACTTGTCTTATATACAATAGATTCTGGGTTCAAATCCCAGTATCCCTACAAGGAGGTTAAAATGAATTGGCTACAAGCATCAATTATATTTGGTCCAATGATAGTTCTGTTAATTGCATCTTGGGATGACATTAAATAAAGCAGTTGACTAGAATTATGTATAAATTTCAAAATGATATCAATCTACTACAAAGTATACAAAACAGACATATATACTATCGTACTGACCTAGAGTTGCCAATAGTTACATGGGATGAAGTATTTGTATTATTAGATGAAGATGTAAAAAATGGCAAGAAGTATGGTCAGAAGCGATTTAAATTTGGCGGGTATAAGATAAGGCAGGCACATAGGATCAAAGCTGTTAGAGAGGCCTTAGAGGATTTATTAGAGGTACTCCATGAATCTCCATTGGCTGAAGAAGTAGGAAGTGATCATCAAATATACATGTCCTTAACTACAGATCCATCAGCATATGGTGGAGAACACATAGATATGGAAAATGTTATATTCTGGCAACTTCAGGGACATTCCAGATGGCAGATATATGATAAGACTAATAGTGAAATTGAATTTGATAAAGTAATTGGACCAGGAGATATCCTATATTGTCCTAATGGTAGAAAGCATAATGTTATTGCTTCTTCCCCCCGCTTTGGAGTATCTTTAGGATTTGGTGAACTTAGAGAAAGGCTTTAAGAGTATATGCCAAAACTTTTTGGCACGTTCTTCTATATCTGCCTCTATTTGAACTTGCTTTTGATCTGGATGGGTGTCACTTAAAAAATAAGGACCGTACATCATCTTTGCAAAATGTCTTGGACTCATATTATTATTATACACCCAAATTTATAAAAGGGTTCTTCTGCCGCCGAAGCACTTTTTTTGCACTATTTTTCGCACTATGTTCTACAAAATGATAGAATATAGATATGGAAAATAATTATGTCATAACTAAGGTCGATGATGGTATCTATTATATTGATAACTTTCTAACCCCAAATGAAATTGAAATCATGATGACTGACTGTCTTAAAGAAGACGGATGGTCAATTGGTGAGAACGACTGGGTAAATAACATTAAAGAATGCTCGTCTTCTATGGAATTTCGTATGACAATAAGTAGCCGTGTCCAAGACATTATAAACAATGATGAAGAAGAATGTGACTCAAACACTTTTGTAAATAGACTTCGTGTATCAACTGGCAATGGTAAAGAATGGGCACTTGGAATGCATGCAGATAACCATGAGTATGGAGATGGATCAAGTGTCAATGTTACTAAAGGATACATTGTGTACTTTAACGATGACTTTGAAGGCGGAGAAACTGTTTACATAAACAAAGGAATTAAACTTAAACCTAAAGCTGGAAGACTTCTTGTTCACTCTGGATACAAAGACTACACACACGCAGTAACACATGTAACATCTGGGACACGATATTTTATAACAGGTTTTGTTTTTAAAAAGGGAACATTAGACAAAGGTAGATAGCACAAAACCCAGTCAGAGGCGGATCCGACTGGGTTCTGTTGTGCCTAAGCACATGTAAGGAACTAAAAGCTCAACTTACAATATTATTGTAAAATAGATTCTATCCTAAGTCAAGGATTATTCTACAATAAGATTGTTTTCATCAAGCTTGTCAAAAACTAATCCCATAAGGTATGTAATTGATGGCAAACTTTGGTTCATCTTTTCTTCAGTTTCTTCTTCAGACATTCCTGACTGAATGCACATCATCTTGTTACCGTTTTGGAAAACTCTTGTCATTAAGTTAACAATTGAGTCTCTATCTTTATCCATTTTCTTCTCCTGTTGTATACGCTGGGGCAGGACCTAATAGATAGCCCTGTTCATGATAATTTATCATCTTCTGTGTATCTTCTCCGCCTACAACTTTATTCGAAATTATTGTAAGCAGATCATAAATCCTATGGAGCATAATATATGTCACCATAGGAAGATTATCTTCTAGATTCGTTGTTGGTTGTTCTTCAGTCATTCTCTCTACCTAAATCTTCCCAAAATATTTCTCTGCCCATAGCGTCTGTTATGGGGATTGGTTGTGATTCATTTTGACATTTGCAATCACTGCTTTTACATGTCATTTGGAACCGCCTTTTTTAACTGCTTTTACAATGTCATCGTAAAAGCCAAATCCTATAAATTTTTTGTAGTTGCAAGACAAGCAATACAGATAAAGATTGTCTTGCAAATCTTGATTGGGATAAAGAAGACCTTGATCCATTGGGCATTCCAATTGAGGAACAAGGCCTTCTTCAGCCATTGCTATGTATTTAGATACATACTGTATCCTTTGCATAGTCTCCTACTTCTTTATGTCTGTTGGGAACTTTAAATAAAATTCCTGTGCTCTTTGGGTTAAACCCTTCCAAGCTGACCAATCCTCACCGCCATTAGTCATATGATACGTTATCTCTGCGTTGATTACTGGGTCAAATAATAGTACATTTGACTTCAGGTCGAACTTTTCTTTTCGATCAATTCCGAGGTTACCCAACATATTAATCTGAAAAATTCCATAGGAACTGTCTCCAGTATTCCTGTTGCCATTATATGCCATTGGTCGTCCGTTGGACTCCCTCTTGGCAATGGCCCAAGCCGTTTTAAGGGCTTTTCCTTCAAAACCTACTGCTATCAAAAGATCTTTTAAATCTTCATCTGACAGAGCCTGAGAAGGCTTATAAACAGTATTGCTGTACTTTTCTAAGGTTTCTTTCTTAAGTTGTACTTCTGTCTTTGGTTTTACTATTAGAGCTTGTGAATTTTGTATTGCAATCACAGTATTGTTACTGAATAGAAATAATGTTATCATTACTATAGCAGTCGTACTATGAACAAAATCACTAAGCTTTTGTTTTATATTCTCCATTGGCATTTCCTCCTTTAGAGATAACGAACTATAATCATAGCATTGTCAGTAAGTTACTGTCAAGTCAGTTAACTAGAAAGTAATCATGGAAATATCTCTATTTACGCCTACAACTCACATTAAAAATGCTGGTGGGTATAATTCTGCTTATTTAAACATAAAAAAGTCTCTAGAAGATCTAGGCCATGAAGTACTTTATTCAAACAGTAAACCTGAAGTACAAGTTAATTTTGCACAACCAAATCAATTTAAGATGCACAGGGGACAATATCAAATAGGATATACCCCTTGGGAGTCAACCGTAGTTCCATCTAACTGGTTTCCGATTGCAGATCATGTTGATGAAATGTGGACAACATCTGAATGGAATGCACAAGTATTTGAAGATGCTGGTTTAAAAAAACCAATACATGTTTACAATCATGGTATAAGCGATGTTTGGAAACCACGCAGGAGAAAACCTGATGGTGTTATTAAGTTTTTACATGTTGGAGAGCCAGCACCAAGAAAAGCTGGACAGATGGTTGTTAACGCATTCACACAATTATACGGAAACAATCCTTCTTACTCTTTAACTATTAAAGCATATCATAATAATACTACTAGAGTATATAATAATTATATAGATAAAGAAATAATAGGTTTACCTAATTATATATATAATAATATTAATATTATAACAGAAGAGTTTACAGAAAGTCAACTACTTCAACTTTATTATGATCATGACGTTTTAGTTTACCCTAGTTATGGAGAAGGATTTGGTTTCATTCCACTTCAGGCATTAGCAACTGGTATGCCAACAATTTGTACTTCTGCTTGGGCAGATTATAAAAAATTTATAGGTCCACTTTCTTTAAAATCAAAACTAACTCAGTCACCATTTTTAAATTTACCAGGATTAGTTTTTGAACCAAACTATCAACACCTACTTGAGCTTATGAGAGATGTTGTTTTAGATTACAACGCTTACTCAGGATATTATTATGCTCAGTCGACTAAGATTCATGAAGAATACAACTGGTTGCAGTTAACTGAAAATTCATTTGATCATATTTTTAAAAAGTTTTCTTAAACACTAGACCTGTAAAAAAAAGTTTGATACACTAGGACTTCACACAAAAATTACACCGCAGGGCGGAGAAGAGGTCGTATATGTCAAGAACTATTGCAAACCCATATGAAAACTTTATTGCATTATCAAGATATGCAAGATGGTTACAAGAAGATAATCGTCGTGAAACATGGGGTGAGACAGTAGATAGGTATTTTGACTTTATGCTATCACATCTCAAAACTATGGACTATGTTCCAGATTCAAAAGTAGTAGCTGAAATAAAAGAAGCAGTATATAATAGAAATGTTATGCCATCCATGCGTTCAGTCATGACAGCTGGAGCAGCATTAGATAGAGACCATGTAGCAGGATACAACTGTTCATTTGTTCCAGTAGATTCACCAAGATCATTTGATGAAACCATGTATATCTTAATGTGCGGTACTGGTGTTGGGTTCTCTGTTGAATACAAGTATGTTAATAAGCTTCCTGCCGTCCCAGATTCATTTGATAAGTCTACAACAGTTATTACAGTTGAAGATTCAAAACAAGGATGGGCAAAAGCATATCGTGAGTTGCTAGCACTACTTTGGTCAGGTCAGGTGCCAGCAATTGATGTTAGCAAACTTCGTCCAGCAGGAGCAAGACTTAAGACAATGGGTGGACGTTCATCAGGTCCACAACCACTTATTAATCTTTTTGATTTTACAATTGCAAAGTTTAAATCCTCAGCAGGACGTCAACTAAAGCCAATTGAAGCACATGACATAATGTGTAAGATTGGGGAAGTGGTTGTAGTAGGTGGAGTCAGACGTTCAGCAATGATCTCTCTGTCAAACATTAACGACATTGAGATGGCATCTGCAAAGTCTGGTAACTGGTGGGAAAACAACACTCAACGTGCTTTATCAAATAACTCTGTTGCGTATTCTCGCAAACCAGAGATGGAACAGTTTATTGCAGAATGGAAATCTTTATATGACTCGAAATCAGGAGAGCGAGGCATATACAATGTGGCCGCAGCTCAAGCCCAAGCAGCAAAGTTTGGAAGAAGAGATCCAGATATTCACTATGGAACTAACCCATGTTCAGAAATTATTTTACGTCCTTACCAGTTTTGTAATCTTTCAGAAGTGGTACTACGTGAAAAAGATACAAAGAAAGATATTCAACGCAAAGTTGAACTTGCAACAATTCTTGGCACCTGGCAATCAACTTTAACTGATTTTAAATATCTTAGAAAAATTTGGAAAGATAACACGGAAGAGGAAAGGCTTCTAGGAGTTTCTTTAACGGGCCAGTTTGGTCACAAGTTTATGTCTGGCAAAGAAGACCTAGTCTCATTAGAAGCATTTTTAATGACACTTAGAGAAGCGGCTAGAGAAACTAATAAAGGTGAGGCTGGGAAAATTGGGATTCCTGAGTCTGCAGCTATCACATGTGTAAAGCCTTCAGGAACAGTATCTCAATTGGTCGGGGTATCTTCAGGAATGCATGCATGGCATTCTCCATATTACATTCGCACAGTTCGTGGTTCAAAGGGAGATCCAATTTCTGTATTTCTTAAAGAAGTTGGTATACCAGTGGAAGACGATGTAATGAAACCAAACGATACATACGTTTTCTCATTCCCAGTTAAAGCACCAGAAGGTGCAATTGTTAGAAATGATTTAACTGCTATTGAACATTTAAATATTTGGTTGGTTTACCAACGTGCATGGTGTGAGCACAAGCCATCTATTACAGTTTCTGTAAAAGAAGATGAGTGGATGGAAGTAGGAGCCTGGGTATATAAGCACTTTGATGAAGTGTCTGGAATATCATTCCTACCCCACTCAGAACACTCATATAAGCAAGCTCCATATCAGGAAGTGAGCAAGGAAGACTATGAAGACCTTGTTTCAAGGATGCCAAAAAGCATTCGCTGGGAAGACCTATCTTTCTATGAGACAGAGGATGGAACAAGCGGTACACAGACCTTAGCATGTACTTCTGACGGAAATTGCGAGATTGTGGATATATCAGCATAGTGGTAAAATATAGTATTGGGTAAAACCAAAATTCCTGGGCACCCCGCCCCGAAATGGAGATAATTAAATGGCACACGATAAAGCCGATTTAAATAAAGATGGAAAGGTAACAATGACAGAACAAATTTTAGCAGCACTTGGAACATATGCAAGAGCTTTTCTTTCAGCTTCAATTGCTCTATACATGACTGGAAATACAAGTCCGAGAGACCTTTTGATGGGCGGATTTGCAGCAGTTGCACCCGTAATTCTAAAGGCACTAAGCCCAAGCAACCAAGAATTTGGTTTCAAATCCCCAACTAAGTAATTAGTCGATTAGAAATACTCCTGTGCTAAAATTGGTACAGGAGTATTCCTATTTAGGAGACTATGGCAAATGGCAGTAAAAAAGAATTTCGAAGTAGATCAAAACGCTACATTTAATTTTCAGATACAGTATACTGAAGATGATGAGGTAACAGCTATTGATCTTACTGGTGCATCGGCAAAACTACAAGTTCGTGATACACAGGGTGGCAACAAACTTGCTTTCACACTAACATCACCAGCGGGTGGAATTATAATCAATGGCCCAACAGGAACATTAGATGTAAAGATGACTCCAACACAAACTAACAAACTCTTTTATCCAAAATCTGCATATGACATTATGGTTATTGACACTAATGGGAATAAGATTAAACTCCTAGAGGGGTTTATTACTCTCAGTAGGTCGGTAACTATATAATGGTCGACAAAGTAATAGTTAAAGAACAAAAAAATAATCTAATTATTTCATCTCCTGGTCCACAAGGACCAAGAGGTAGAACAATACTCAATGGAGTCGGTAACCCAGCAAATAATCTTGGGCTAACTGGAGATTTTTACTATGAAACGACACTAAATAAATTTATCGGTCCAAAGACTAGTGATTCTTCTTGGGCAGACGCAAAAGTAATTATATTAACAAATTCAACTCTAACAACATCCTGGGAACTTGCTCAACTTCAGGGTCCAATAAATGGGGTATACTCAGTAGAAATTATTCACAACCTTGGATACAATCCAAATGTAACTGTGAAATCAAGCGCTGGAGATATTCTTGAAACAGGCATAGATTACAATAGCTTTAATAAAATAACATTGACAATGGCACAGCCATTTTCAGGGACAGCACACCTGTCCTAAAAGGGAGATAGCAAATGGCAAAAAAATATTTAGTTAGTATTGATCTCAACAAGAATGAGTTACTCAATGCTAGAATTCAAAACTTAGGGGCAGCCCCTTCAAATCCAGTATCTGGTCAAGTTTACTACAATACTGGCAACAACATCATGTACTTCTGGAATGGAACAGAGTGGATTTCCACATCAGGTTCACTAGAAGTAATTCAAGATGCTATTGGTCAGTATGTAGAAGGCGGAGTTGGATTAACTCGTTCATACAATGACACAACTGGCGTAACAACCATAGATCTAGATAATACAGCAGTAACTGCTGGAACATACGGGTCTACATCAAAGACAGTAACATTTTCAGTAGATCAGCAAGGTAGATTAACTGCTGCAAGTCAGGCAGATTTAATTGTTCCTTTGAGCACACAGACCACAGGAGATTATGTAGCTACAATTGCTGGAACAGTAAATGAAATTACAGTTTCACCAAATAGTGGTCATGATGCAGCCGTAACAATCGGATTGCCAGACAACGTAGAGATAACTGGTAACTTACAAGTTGGCGGAAACCTTAATGTTATTGGAACAGTTAACTCTGTAAACACTACACAGATTAACATTGAAGATAACAAGGTAAAGCTTAATAGCAATGCCACTGGATCTGCAACTACAAATGCTGGAATAATGGTAGAACGTGGTTCAGACGCAGATGTTGAAATTTTATGGAATGAAGCAACAGACAAGTGGTCACTAACAAACAATGGAGTAGACTATCACTCAATTGCTAGAAAGTCAGTAACAACACTTGGCACATCACAAACATCATATACAGTAGAACATAAACTTGGAACCTTAGAAGTTACAGTACAGGTATTTGATACAGCAACTGGCTCACTTGTAGAAGCAGACATTAAGTTGCATGATGAAAATAATGTTAAAGTTGATTTTGCAGTCGCACCTTCAGCTGGAGAGTTTAAAGTAGTAGTAGTAGGTTAATATGTCTAGACAAATGAAAGTTGCGTTAAACTTACTTACAATGGAAGTAGATCCGTCATCTGGAAAAGAAGGCGATGTCTACTTTAATGTAATTAGCAAAAATTTAAGAATTCACAATGGTGATTCATGGATTGAGCTAACTCCACCAAGTACAGACCCAACTCCATTTTATAGACATACTCACGCATTTGATGGAGAAGTCCATACAATTGATATTCAAAATCCAATCACTTTCTTGGAGTATAATGAAATTGCATCTCCCGCAGTTATCCTCCCAGAAGTTGTTGGAGTAGAAGGCGGAACACCTTCTTTATCAAATGAAAACCCAAGCTGGGATAATCTAACATTATTTGATGGGGGAGAACCAGAAGAAACACCAGAAGACACATTAATTATAGGAGGAGACTCTACAGATTTTGTTGGAGACATCCTTGACGGAGGAGCATCAGTATAATGGCAGTCAGAATAAAACTTAGAAGAGATACAGCATCAAATTGGGTACTAAACAACCCAGTTCTTCTTGCTGGAGAAATAGGAATAGAATCAGATACTAACAAATTTAAAATTGGTAATGGATCAAGATGGAATTCAGTATCATCTTATGCATTTAAACCAGGAGAAGCAAATGGTATAGCAACACTTGATTCAAGTGGTAAAATTCCTACATCCCAACTGCCAAACCAAACCTCAGTATCTGGAGAAATTGCAGCTGCCATAGCTGCATTAACTACAACAAGCCTAACTGAAGGAACAAATAAATACTTTACTGATGCTAGAGCAATTGCAGCAAATGCCTCAATTGTTTCAGGTATATCGACAACTGCCGCAGCAGATGCAACAACAAAAGCTAATGCAGCACAAGCTGCTGCCATAGCTGCTGCCGCAACAGATGCAACAACAAAAGCTAATACAGCACAGGCCACAGCAATATCAAATGCTGAAGGAAAAATTGCAACTGCAAAATCAGAAGCAATAAGCACAGCTTCAAACGATGCAACAACTAAAGTTAATCAAGCTTTGACTGATACAACATCTGCAATCAATACTGCTGTATCAACAGCAATTACACAAGAAGTTGGTAACAGAAATACCGCAATAAGCACAGCTATAGGTAATGAAGTTATAAATAGAAATATTGCAATACAAGCTGAAATTATGGATCTTACAACTTCCGATGTAGCAGAGGGCAGCAGACTTTACTTTACAGCACAAAGAGCTAAAGATGCGGTTGCCCCAGATATTGTTGCAGCAATAGCAGCAATACCAGTGGGAAGCGGAGGAAGCGTAATAACTTCTACTACCAACCTACCAGAAGGAACAAACCTTTATTTTACAAACCCTAGGGCAATTTCAGCATTAACCCCAACAATTAATTCAAGAGTAGCAGCACTACAAACAGCAGATGATGAGTTAAGAACATCTTTAATGGACATGATTGCTGATACAAATCAAGAAGTTACAAATATTGAAAACTCTCTTGGAGATTATGTTCTTGACTCATTAAGAAACCAGCAAAATGGTTACGCAGGTTTAGATTCAACTAGCAAAATACTAGAGTCGGTTATACCAGACACAATCGCAACAAAGCTATACGCAGATAATGCAATTGCAGCACTTGTTGGTACTGCACCTGCAGCATTAAATACAATTGCTGAGCTTTCTGCAGCACTTGGAGATGATGCTAATGTAATTAATTCTTTGACTACAGTAGTTGGCAATAAGCTAAATTCTTCGGATGCGGCAACAACATATGAAACAATTACTAATGTTGCATTAAAGGCACCAATTGCAAATCCTACATTTACAGGAACTGTTTCTGGAATAACAAAATCAATGGTTGGCCTTGGAAATGTTAATGATACTAGCGATTTAGACAAACCTATTTCAACAGCAACACAATCTGCTTTAAATTTAAAAGGATCTCAATCTGATTTAGAGCTCAAAGCACCACTTGCATCACCATCATTTTCTGGAACTGTAGATTTTACAAATGCAACAGTTACTGGAATAAATACATTACCAAATCAATTAGATAATAATGGTAAATTTTTAACAACAAACGGATCCTCTGCATCATGGGCATCGGTTGACCTTTCTCTATATGCAACCCTAATTAGCCCAGTTTTTGCAGGAACAGTTTCATTTGCTAATGCCAATGTTACTTTTGCAGATTCATCAATAGCAAGTTCAGCATTAACTGGATCAATTCCAAATAGCAAAATAGAAACAGCCTATATTGGAATAAATGGTAACGTAGTAAACTTGGGAGAAACAATAACACTAGGTGGCTATACAAATCCTGCTACACCAAATGTACAGAACAAAATTGCATACGGAACATCAGAGACACCTTCTATAGTGAGCCCCGTAGCTGGAGATATTTACATACAATACTGATAGGAGATTAAATGCCGCTAAATATTTGGAATGGTTCTTCGTGGAATCCCTTCAAAAAAATAAAACTTCATGACGGGATTACCTGGAATGATGCTAAGCGCATTTTTATTTATGACGGCACAACTTGGAAACCAGTAACAGAAGTTACTCCAATAAACAAAGTATTGCCAATTATATCTTTACAACCAGATAATTATTTATATGGAGCACAAGAAACCATATCTGTCTCAACTGGAACATGGGATAATTCTCCAACATCTTATAGGTACCAATGGCAAAAAGCTCCTTATTCTGGATCATCTTTAAATTGGTCTGACATTAATGGTAAAACAGAGAACTCGTTATTCTTAAATGAAGATGAATGGAATTCTTCAAGAACATTAAAATATGTTGGATATGTAGTAAGATGCAAAGTTACTGCAACCAATCAATATGGAGATAACAGAGAGCCAGTATATACTTTACCAACACCTATTATTGCCCCACAAAAATTAACAAACTTAACTGTTACAGTTGTAGAAAATGGTGTTGTAAAGATTGATTGGGTAAAGCCAATTGGAGCAAATGATTTCTATCTACAATATCAAGGTCCTGAAGTATCATTTACCCAGGTGCCTTCTCTTGGAGATGTTAACACATATACATTTGATACTGGTAATGCTGATGGGACTATTGGCCTGTTAATTAATCCTTTAAACACTTCCAATGTGAGTGGAATGACAGTAACGGGCTATGGTAAAAATGGATCCGTTAATGACCTAAAGCCAAATAAGCCATCAGTAACAACTACAATGACTGGGGCGAACATGTCTGGCGCAACATTAAACTGGTCATTAAATTTAATACAGCCAACATCTTGGATTATATATAATAATGGGGTTTCATACGCAGGTAGCTTTATGAATGGAGGACCTAACGTAACCTCATATACTATTCAAGAGGTTGGAGTAGGAGGCGCATCGTTTGGCTCATTTACAATAACAATAAATGGAACTGCGCCAAGATTTGATGAGACATCTTGGAGCTCTTCTCCTGGACTTGCAATCAATTACCCAGCGGTACCAAAACCAGTAAATACAGTAGCCCCTACAGTGTCTACATCTAATGGAAGAGTATTTTCTGCAACAACTGGAACATGGACAAACACTTCATCAATATATTCATATTTATATGAATGGTTTGCAGACGGATCACCAATAGATAATATATTTATATATGAATCAGATACAATTAATCTTTATGACACAACAGCTTATGACAACAAAGCAATATCATGTACCGTACAACTTTTGTTAACCGATTTAACTTTAACTACACCAGTGGCAAGCAGCAACTCAGCTCAATCAGTTGTTAAACCACCAACAGTTATTGCGCCAACATGGGCTGGTGGCTCACCAGTTATATCTGGATCAAATAGAGACTGGTCAGTATCAAGTGTTGGAACTTGGAATAATAATCCAACATCTTACTCTTATCAGTGGCAGTATAATGACCAGGGATCAGTTTGGATAAATATAGGAACTGGATCTTCAATAACAACACCATCATACCTAGATGGATTTTCAATTAAATGTATAGTTACAGCAAGCAATAGCGCAGGATCAGCAACTGCAACATCAAATTCTAGAGTTCCTTCTGCACCTGCACCAGTAGCAACTTGGGGTGCATGTACACAGTATAATAACGGAACTGATTATGGATATGACTGTACTGGAACAACAAAAATGACTTGGTCCAGACCAATTTATGGATACAGAGAACAATATTATTTAAATGGAGTTGCTCAAGGAATTTATAGAGACTGTACTGGATCACCAACATATGGAGATAAGACTTATCAGGCAACTGTATATTGGACTTGGAATTCAGCAGATTGCGGATATGTAGAACCTATTGCAATAGAATATTACATTGGAACTTCCTGGTGTAATGCAAACAGCGGTGCATATATATCCGCCCCTTCTGCTGCTGGTCCTTATACTGCATCATCAATGCCAGCAGATGTACTAACTGGCGCATCTAATTCAAGAGAAAAAATAGTTTATAGATCTACCTATGCAGCAGCACTCGCTGCTGCCGCACAAGCAGCTTGTGCAACCGTTGCGTTTTCACCACCACACTTCCCACCGTTCTTCCCACCGTACTTTGGCGGATTCCCATACTTTGCATTTACACCACCACACTTCCCACCGTTCTTCCCACCACACTTCCCACCGTTCTTCCCACCGTTCTTCCCACCTCACTTCCCACCGTTCTTCCCACCACACTTCCCACCGTTTTTCCCACCGTACTTTAGTGGATTCCCATACTTTGCATTCACACCACCACACTTCCCACCGTTCTTCCCACCACACTTTGCTGTTTCACCACCACGTTTTGGATTTAGATACTAATGACACTTTCTGCATGGGAAAACTATAAAGAAAAGCTTGGAGATACAAGACCGTGGGATTTATTGAATCCTAGAACTGAGTATGTATCTGATGATGAAGCGGAATCAAAACTATCTATATGCAAAGAATGCCCAAGATTCATAAGTCTTACAACACAATGTAAAGAATGTGGGTGTATAATGAAAGCTAAAACAAAAATAAAATATGCGGAATGTCCACTAAAAAAGTGGTAATCATAATAAAATATACGATATAATTAGATAAGGTTACACCGCATGGAGGCAACATGGCAACAGATTTTCCAACAACTTTAGATAACCTAGATAATCCGTCGGCAACAGACTCTTTATCTGGTCACGCAGCTCTTCACACAGACATCAATGATGCTCTAGAAGCAATACAGACAAAGGTTGGTGTAGATGGATCTACAGATCCAGACTCATTAGACTACAAGGTCTCAGAGATTTCTACTGCTCTTACAACACTTCAAAATACCACAGACGCTGGAGATATTCTTTTCGGCCTTGAAGGTAATAATGATGTTGTTATAAATGGTATAGAAAACAAAACAACAATTGATACTTTTTCAAAAACAGTATACAGAACAGTAAAATATGAACTTCAGATTACAAGAGGTAATGAATACGTTTCTTCATCTCTAGTGATTTTGAATGATGGTACAAACATAAACGTAGCAGAATCAAACATTATTTCTAATACAAATAACACGCTTGCTTCTGTTACTTTTGAAGAAAATTCAGGTATAATTGGTTTATGCGTAACTCCTGTAGCCGCTAGCGTAACTGCTAGATATTACAGAACTGCGCTTAAAGCTTAACAAGGGGGTTGCAAATGGCAACAGTAAATAAGAACTTTAGAATTAAACAAGGCTTAATTGTAGAAGGTACAACGGGTACAATTAATGGCCAAAATATACTTACAGAAACAGGTGCAGATAATTATATTCTGAATCTTGTTGGTGGAGCAACTCTTGTAAAGTCCGTAGAGGCTACACAACTTGAAGTAAATGGAGCAGGAAAACTCTCCGTAAAATCTGGCGTATTTGATCCAGCAGGTTCAGCAGCAGCAGCACAGTCTGCAGCAGAAGCAACCGCAGCATCTGACGCAACATCAAAAGCTAATGCAGCACAGTCTGCAGCAATTACTGCAGCAGCAACAGATGCTACAACAAAGGTAGCAGCAGAAGCAGCACTTAGAGTATCAGGCGACGCAGCCTCAGTTGCTACAGCAGCATCAGACGCTACAACTAAGGCCAACGCCGCTCAAGCAGCAGCAATTTCTGCAGCAGCAACAGACGCTACAACTAAGGCTAACGCCGCTCAAGCAGCAGCAGAAGCTACAGCAGCAGCAGCACTTTCAACTGCAATCTCAACAGAGGTTACAAATCGTAATACAGCAATTTCAACTGCAGTAGACTCATTAGTAGATGGTGCACCAGCACTTCTTAATACATTAAATGAATTAGCAGCAGCAATAAATGATGATGCTAATTACACAACAACTATTACAACAGCTTTGGCAACAAAGGCTAACTCATCAGATGTTGCGACAAACATTGCAACAGCCGTTTCAACTGCAGCATCAGACGCTACAACTAAGGCCAACGCCGCTCAAGCAGCAGCAATTTCTGCAGCAGCAACAGACGCTACAACTAAGGCTAACGCCGCTCAAGCAGCAGCAATTTCTGCAGCAGCAACAGACGCTACAACTAAGGCCAACGCCGCTCAAGCAGCAGCAGAAGCTACAGCAGCAGCAGCTAATACAGCACAGCAAAACGGAACCACAGCCTTTACAGCTCTAAATGTTAATGATCAGGCTAAGCAAATTGCAGCATCATCAACATCACTTGGATCAGTTATAGTAACTGCTTACGAGTGGCCAAAAGCAGATTACCGTTCAGGAAAGTTCCTTGTTAAAATTGACAATGGAACACACAATGAGATATCAGAAATTCTATTAACACTAGATTCATCAGATAACGTAGCAATTACAGAATATGCAATTGTTGGAACTAATGGATCAAGAGGTTCAATTACAGCAATAGTATCTGGAGCAAATGTTCAGATAAGAGTAAATCCAGTAAATGATTCAACAATCAAAGTAACTGGAACACTACTTAAATAATTAAATAAAGGTTTTGGGGGATTCCTTAAAAATCCCCCACAATAAAACAATTAGGGGATATGTGAACTTAAATGGCAACAGTAGATAAAAACTTTAGAGTAAAGAATGGCTTGAATGTCGCAGGAGCAGCAACAATAGCAGGAGCAGCAACATTTTCTTCTGCCGTAAATGTAGATAATCTTGTATTAAATTCAACACCCCTAGCGTATGATTCGACGACTGGAAGACTAAAGATCCAAGTTGGCGGAGTATGGAAAGAGATAGCTCTTTTAGAAGATGCAGTCGAAGATACAACAGCACTAACATTTATGGACATTGGTTTGGCCATAGATTTTGATGGTCAGCCAATATACACAGTTTATGCAAATGGAGTCAATAGTACGGCTACAAAGTTTGCAGACGGTGGAGATACAGGCACAACAAGCTATAGTATGACTTTTGATTCAGGAACAATTGGTTAATTGTTTTTGAATTTTTATGATGCTATAATTACAAAATAAGTCTAAATTAGGGGTGGCAAATATGTCAACAGTAAGAATTCAAGTAAGAAGAGGAACAGAAGCTCAATGGGCTCAAGTTAACCCAATTCTAGCAGCAGGAGAAGTTGGACTAGAGTCCGACACAAATTATTTTAAATTTGGAACTGGAAGCGTGGCATGGAATGCCCTTCCTTATGCAAATGAACCATTGTCTGATTTAGAGAATAGAGTAGGAGCTTATCTTGAAGATAATCTACTTGGTCAGGCTAATGGTGTAGCATCACTTAACAGTTCAGGTAAAGTGCCAGCATCTCAATTAGATATAACAGAGTTATCACAAGATGCAGTTAATACAGCAATTACCGCTGGAACTGGAATCACAAAGTCATACGACGATGCAGCTAATACTATTACTGTAAGCGTAGATACTAGCGTGATTGCAGTAAAATCTGAATTAGCAGAATCTGCTCAAGACGCAGTTAATACAGCAATGATTGCTGGAACTGGTGTAACAAAGTCATACGACGATGTAGCTAACACAATTACAGTATCAGCCGACACATCAGTTATGGCAACAAAGATGTATGCAGAGTCATACACAGATCAAGCATTTGCTCAACTTGTTGGTGCAGCACCAGCAGTTTTAAATACATTAAGCGAACTTGCAGATGCCCTTGGCGATGATGCTAACTTTGCATCTACAGTAACAACAGCATTAACAGCAAAGGCTGACGCTTCTGTTGTACAGGGAGCACTAACAGCAATAGATACTAAAGCTCCACTAAATTCACCAACATTTACTGGAGGAGTTGTTCTTCCTTCAACAACAACAATTGGAAACGTTTCAGCAACTGAAATTGGATATGTAGATGGAGTAACATCAAACCTACAAGTACAGCTAGATGCTAAAGCTCCTTCAGCAGGCCCTGTATTTACAGGATCAGTAACACTTCCAGCAACAACATCAATCGGTGATGTTTCAAACACTGAAATTGGATATGTCAACGGAGTAACATCTGCCATACAAGTTCAGTTAGATAGCAAAGCTCCTTCAGCAGGCCCTGTATTTACAGGATCAGTAACACTTCCAGCAACAACATCAATCGGTGATGTTTCAAACACTGAAATTGGATACCTAAACAATGTTACATCTAACGTACAGACTCAGTTAGATGAAAAAGCACCACTAGCTTCACCAGTATTTACTGGTACAGTTGGCGGAATAACTAAGGGCATGGTTGGTCTTTCTAACGTAGATGATACAGCAGATGCAGCAAAGCCAATTTCAACTGCTACACAGACAGCATTAGACTTAAAAGCAAATGCAGGAGATCTAACAACCCACGCAGCAGATGAAACAAATGTTCACGGAATTGCAAACACCGCAGATCTTGCAACAAAAGCTTATGCAGATTCAGCAGTTTCAACACATACATTAGATACAACAGCAGTACATGGCATTGCAGACACATCACTTCTTGCTCTTAAGTCAGAAGTTGCAGCAGTTACAGCAACAAGCTTAGGTCTTGGTAATGTTAATAACACAGCAGATACAGCAAAGCCAGTATCTACAGCACAAGCTTCAGCAATCGCAACTGCAAAAGCAGAAGCAATCGCAGATGCTACATCACAGGTTAACGCACTACTAACAGGTGCTCCAGCAGCCCTTAACACACTTGATGAGCTTGCTGCAGCCCTTGGTGATGATGCAAACTTTGCAGCAACAGTAACAACTAGCCTTGGATTAAAGGTAGACTCTTTAACACCAATTTCACAGAAGACAGCATCATACACACTTTCATCACTAACTGAAAGAGATGACCTAATTGAAATGGGTTCAGGATCAGCACTAACTCTAACAATTCCACCAGCATCAGCAGTTGATTATCCAATTGGAACTTCAATTGATATTCTTCAAACTGGAGCAGGTCAAGTAACAGTAGCCGCAGGTGCAGGAGTAACAGTAAATGCAACACCAGGATTAAAGTTGAGAACCCAATGGTCATCTGCAACTCTATTCAAGAGAGCACAAAATACATGGGTTGTCTTCGGCGACTTGACAGCGTAATAAAAAATTCAGTAAGAAATTAGGAGATAAAAATGGCATCAGGTAAGAAAATAGGTAAAAAGTCTCAGGCGTCAAATGACTTCTTAGAGCCTTTAGCACCGATAGGTGTCACAGGAACAGATGTTGGAACGGGTAGAGCATTTAATAATGCTGCAGTATCTGTAGCTTTTTCCCTACCAGCACTCTCTCCTGCCGCTACATCATATACAGTAACAGCAAGTACTGGACAAACAAAAACTGGAGCATCTTCTCCACTTCTTGTTGAAGGTATTGCGTCAGCAGCATCTGTAACATTTACAGTAACTGCAACAAATGCTGCTGGAACTTCTGCTGCATCTGCTGCATCTGCTGCAGTAACAGCAACCACAGTTCCTTCAGCACCAAGAAACGCAGTTGCAACAACTCCTGCTAATAACACTGACCGAGTTACATGGGACGCACCGACATCAGATGGAGGAAAAGCAGTATCAAGTTATACTATAGTTTCTTCAGACGGCCCATCTTACGTAAACTCTGTATCTCCAAAAGACATATCAGAGACAGGTAATACAACACAAAGTTATACAGTTTATGCATTAAACGCAAACGGAACATCAGCAGGAGTGGGTACTAATCAGGTTACAACCTTTACACCACCTCACTTCCCGCCGTTCTTCCCACCGTTCTTCCCACCTCACTTCCCGCCGTTCTTCCCACCGTTCTTCCCACCACACTTCCCACCATTCTTCCCACCGTACTTCCCACCATTCTTCCCACCGTTCTTCCCACCATACTTCCCACCATTCTTCCCACCACACTTCCCACCATTCTTCCCACCGTTCTTCCCACCACACTTCCCACCATTCTTCCCACCACACTTCCCACCATTCTTCCCACCGTACTTCGGGTTCTCACCACCATACTTCCCACCTTACTTTGGAGGATATCCGTACTTCGGATTCTCACCACCATACTTCCCACCGTACTTCGCACCACCACGGTTCGGATTCAGATACTAAATTAAGTTTAAGTGGGGCTGGCAACAGCCCCACTTAAATGATATAATTATTGACAGGAGAAAAAAAATGGCAATTATAGAAAATTCATACGTTTTTGTTTCAGATAATATTGTTCTAGGAACAGTAACATTAGATCCAGAAGCTCCTTCATATCCTAGAAAAAAAGCGGGATTTGATAATACAACTGGCATTATTGATATAACAGATAATGAAGAGGCAAGAATTGGCTCAACATGGGATGGAACATCTTTTACTCATGATGACAGTGAACCAGCACACATTGTAGAAGGACAGCACAGATTTGCTTTTATCTCTGACAATAAAATATTTTATATAAAAAGAGTTATGTATGTAAGTACAGGAACAGTACAGGCATTTATAAAGGCTGCAGCTGAAGGTATATCAGTTTACCCAGTAACTTCTGAAACCCTACCAGAAACTGGAAGTGCTTGGAGCTAAATTAATTTTTTTATTAATTTAGATAATAATAGAAAGAAGTAATTAATGTCAAATATTGGATACTCTTCAAAAGAAGAGCTGTTTCCTGGATTATGGCTATACCGTGACGTATTAAAGCCAGAAATCAATGCCATTGAAAGAGTTGAAAATACTCTAAAGGCAAGTAATGGACTGCATAACTGGAAAGAAGCCACTGTAGGCTATAGAGAAAAAATTCCAGAATATCGTGATTGCTACGATTTTAAATTAAAAAAGATGGACTACCCAGGCAAAGATGAGTACATGCTTGAATTTGATAGAGTATGGCAAGATCTTTATGACGCTCAAAAGGTTGCACTAGATGACTACTCAAAGTTTTACAATATTGATATGAAGTATTGGGAAGCAATGAATTTTATTAAGTATGGTCCAGGGCAACACTTTGCTGAGCATGCTGACCACGGCTGGTCATATATTGCTACAGTTTCAATGGTTGGATACCTAAATGATGATTACGAGGGTGGCGGATTAAGCTTTGGAAAACTTGGGATTGAGGTAAAACCAAATGCTGGAGACTTATTTATTTTTCCATCAACGTATTTATTTTCACATAGAGCAATGCCAGTTCTAACTGGAACAAAATATTCCTTAGTAACAATGACTGACTATAATGATTCTGCACATTCGCCAGAATTTTATAAACAACATGCTACGAATCTTTCATTAAAAGATAGTGAGTACTAATGCACAAATTTGATGTCTACCAAACAAGAGCAAACTATGGAAAGCTTGAGCCACTGGGAATAAAAAGATCCTGGATGGACGAAACTTATGAGGCGCATGCATATAAATGCTTTCCAGTAAGTCTTTCAAATGCTCTTGGTTGGGGGATATCTTTCCCAGAGGATATTAGCTTTATATGGGATGGCATTTCTAATTCAGAATCAGATCACGTAAAGATCCTTTCAGGAGAAAAGTACGCACATAACACAAGAGGAAATGCAACTATAAGCTTTAATACTGGTTTGCTTTTTAGAACTGAAGAGAACCTCAGTATAATGGGAATGCCCGTCCCTAATCAATTTATAGACGGAGCACACCCATTTACTGGAGTTATATCAACTTCATTCTTTAAAGGTGAATTTCCAGTAGCATGGAGAATTACTAGACCAGATACAGTAATTACTATTAAGGCTGGCACACCAGTAATATCCATAATGCCAATATCATTACAAGAACTAAACAACTCAGAAGCGGTAGTTCGTGATATGTTTGAATTGCCTCCAGGGTTTTTCCCAGATGATAAATATGGAGATATTGTTTATGAAATAAATAAGGCTGGCAAATGGACAAATTTCTATAGAGATGGCGTAGATCATTATGGTAATAAAATAGGTGATCATGAAATAAAAGCTTTAAGATTAAAGGTTAATGACGGAAAGCCAGTGGCCTGCAGTGACAAATAAAATAACATTTCATTCTAATAAAACTTATAATAAAAAAGATGGCACTCATTCCCCATCTCCTATGAGTAAATCAATTGCAAAATGGTGGCAAGATGCAAGCATTTATATTAAAGATCCAAATGGCGTACCTTACGTAAACCAAGATGGGGTATCAAAGGTCATGTCGTATAAGTCCTGCCCAGCAATACTTGATATATTTACAACAGGATATGCCCTACTTACTCCATGCGATATTGAGTTTTATGAAAAGCGTGGGAGAACAAAAGTCAAGACAGATATTGGTTTTGAAGATTTTGTTGGAGAAAGAACAGTCATGGAAGGATTTGTAACCCCAGCAGGGTATGACGATGATCATTTTCATTGGTATGCAAATTGGGCACCAGTACTTCCAGAAGGATATAGTGCAATATACCTATCGCCAGTTAATAGATTTGATTTACCATTTTTAACAGTGGCTGGTATAATAGATAGTGATAAGGTAACTAACTCAGGTCTTATCCCGTTTTTCTTGCAAAAAGGTTTTACAGGCGTAGTGCCAGCAGGCACACCGTATATGCAAATAATTCCTTTCAAAAGAGAAGACTGGGAATCAGACTTGGTTTTTAGGACGGCAGAAGAGATTTTACAAAAGCATATGGAGACAGCTAATACATTTAGAACACCAGATGGTGGAGTCTATAAAAAGAAGTTTTGGTCAAAAAGAAAATACCAATAGGAGAAAAAATGCAAAAGCAAGTAAATACAAACAAAGAGCATAATTACAAAGAGCTTACATCAATTACACCTTCTGGTTTTTTTGGTGATTCAACAGATAATATTGTTGAGTTAAAAAACTTCTTAACTGAATCAGAAAAGCAAAGATTAACTGATTTTGCATTTAGCAACAAGACATGGGATATAACAGAGTCACATTTTAATGAAAACGGGACAGTTATATATGATGCAAACGTCTGGGCAGACAGAGTATGCACAAGAAAATCAATGGATATATCACATGACCCTTCAATTGTAGCTGTTGTTGAAGGATTAATTGTCAGACTTAAAAAAGAAGTAGATAAATTTTTTGATGTAGATGTACAGGCAACAGGACCAGCTATTGTAAGATGGCCAGTTGGAACTAGACAAGATCCTCATGCAGACAAAGAACTTCATGAAGGCCCAGATGCTGGAACACCTAACGATTTCCCACATTACGACATTGCATCAATATTTTATTTTAACGATGACTACGAAGGCGGAGAACTATTTTTTCCAATACAAGGAATTGAATTTAAGCCAAATGCTGGATCAGCTTACTTCTTCCCAGGAGATAGAAATTATGTTCATGGAGTAAGACCAGTATTATCTGGTAATAGATATACCTCACCATTTTTCTGGAATATATTAAAACATACAGGAGAAAAGCAGCCGTGAGTGAACTTCAGTACAGAGAAATTTATCCAAAGATTTTTGTTTATTCTAACACATTCAGAGACCTAGACTCACTTTTAAATACAATAATAGAGTCAGAGGTAAATCCTGAAGGGTCAATGATTCATCCTTGGGAAGATTGGTATACGTTTGGTCTAGAAGCAGATAATTTTATTCGTGATGCAGAAGACACTCCAAGGGTCATAAAAGAAAGAGAAGCTTTAGCAGAAATAGAAGGAGTATTTTTCACAGTAGTTGATGACTATTTTAAGAAAAATAATGTTGAATATTCATTTGAATCGTTTCTTGATGAAGTTGATGGTAAATCAAAAAACAAATGGATAAAAATGGGTCCTTCTATATGCAAGTATAATGAAGAAGCAGAAGTAGCACTAGATCTTGCAATGCACTATCACACAGACTACCAAGTAGAAAAAAGAGACGCTAGAGGATATAATTTTGCTGTAACCGTAACTATGTATTTAAATGATGACTACGAAGGCGGCGGAGTTGATTTTTATATAAATGATAAGCTATTTTACTATAAGCCAAAAGCTGGAGATGTAATTGTTTTCCCAGCAGGAGATCCTAATTTCTTAACAGATGGTGATGAGTTATACCATCATGGAGTTAGAAAAATTACGGGTAAGCCAAAGTACTTTATCAGAAACAATATGCTTAGATTTCATGAAGGCACTGAAGAATGGATAAAAAACCAGCAGCTTTATGGAGAAGAAATATGGGCAGAGATGGAAAGAGAAAGATGGAAAAGAGACAGGGCAAACGGAGTTTATCAACAGATAAATCGACAAGACGTATCGAAAGCGAGAAGACTAAATGATATATAATCTTGATGGCAAGAAGGTTTTAAAAAGCGATGTAGTTTTATACGAAAACTTCATATCGCCAGAACACTGTGATGCTATATTAAAGTATTGGGAACACTCAACAGAAAAGGGTACTCTTATTTGGGGACCAATTTCTTTCTACGAATCATTCTCTTCAAACTTACCAGAAGATGACGACATGCTTCAGTTTGGGCTACCAGCAAACTTCTTTACAGATTTAGAGGCTGGAATTAAAGCTGCCACCGAAGATACAAGAGGTGGACCACTTAGAAAAGTTAGCTATCATTCACAAAAATGGATAAAAGGAGCATTTGCTGGATTCCATTCAGACAATACTCCATTAGATAGCCCAGAGTATAATGCATTTGAAAGAAGTAAAATGGCAACATTCCTTTATCTTAACGATGACTTTGAAGGTGGAGAGCTTAACTTTAGAGATCACGAGATAACAATAAAGCCAAGAAAAGGACTGCTTGCAGCATTTGAGGGCGGACATCACAATATACACGAAGTCCTACCAATAGAAGATGGCACAAGATATACAGTTGGATCGTTTTGGGATTTTGAAGAAATAGAATATACTGATGAAACAAGAGCTAGATGGGAAACGGAAATCGCAGAAGCAAGACTACAGCAAGCAAAAGATGCTGAAGAATGGGCTGAGATGAGAGAACGAGGAGAAAGGCTTTTACCAGGACCAGGAGTTTCTAGTAGGCCAGCAAAGGGTCTTTAATATGAAATCTCAAGTTCTATATGATAAAATAGTTTATTTTGAAGACGCAATATCAAACCCAGAAAAATGGGTTGAAAAAGTTGATTCAATCAGTGATGATGTTATTTCAGATTGGGTAAGCTGGGAAGCAAATGCAGAAACAACATATGTCTATGGAGAAAGAAAATTTATATCAATAAAAGATTCTTCACAGCGGGAGTCAGATTCAGGCAAACTTACAATGGAAATAATTGATGCCATGTACGCTTGTGCTAAAGAATATGCTAAACTATATGATATAGAAGATGAGCCTGGAATAGCTAAAGATTTTGTTTTAAATAAATATGCTGAGGGACAAGAAATGGGTCAGCATACTGATTGGAACGAAGATCAAAAAATGCTTGAATATTCTTTTGTAATATATCTAAATGATAATTATGAAGGAGGAGAGATATACTTTAGCAAGCAGAATATAACACTAAAGCCAAAAGCTGGTAGTATTATTTTGTTTCCTTCAAAAGAGCCATATTTACATGGCTCTTTAAAGTTAACTTCTGGCAGAAAAATATTTATACCGCATTTTTGGAGAAATGGAACAATAGTTCACTAAGGAGACACTATGAATGTAACAGAGATAAACAATGGCATACTTTATATAACAGGTTTAATTGACAACCATGAGGAGTTAATTTCTGCAATTGAAAAAACAGAAGATAACGAAAAGATTACTACATTAATTCCAAAATGGAAATCATGGGAAGCCTGCAGTGGAGAAATGTATGTTTATGGCACAAATAAAAACATAAACTCAGATCATTGGAAAAGCTACAAATCTGGTGATCTAGCAAAAGTTGTTGACGAAGATACATTAGATAAGTTTTCTTATATATTTGGCACAATAAACTCAGCATTCAAAAATTCATTTGAAGCATATAGAGATTTTTATAAAATAGAAGACCCTCTTAATATGTACCAAGATGTCGGAATCAATAAGTACGATGTTGGAACTTTTATGGGAGGACATTTTGATCAGCAAGAAGGAGATACAAGATTAAGATATTCTGTAGTATTATATCTTAACGATGATTACGAGGGTGGAGAAATTTCATTTACAATACAAGATGGAATTGTTGGCCATGAAGAAAAGCCTCACCCAGACTTCCTTGCAAAAGAAAATGCAAACAAGATAACAGTTTCTGTAAAACCAAAGGCGGGAAGTGCAATATTATTCCCTTCATCATCACCATACAGTCACACAGCACATTTAGTTAAAAGTGGACACAAATACATGTGTCCATCATTTTGGTTTACTGGAACCGAGTTTATAGGAGATTGAAATGTACGAGTTTCACCAATTAGCACCAAACATATTTTATTTTACTAATTCAATTTCTGAGCCTAGCAGATTAATAGATCTTATAGAGCAGTCAGAGAATGACGATTCAATTGATACTGCATTTATATCTAAATGGAAGCCTTGGACAGCAAGCAACGATTCAGATACAGTATACGGCTATGCAAAAATGATTGATGCTAATTATGAAAAAATTGGTAAAGAGCCTTCTTCAAAAGAGCTTTATATAATTAATAGCGTTATTGCAAATATGAAATTCTGCGCTTCATTATATAAACAGTATAATAATGTAGAAGGCGATGTAAAAATTGATACCGACTCAGCTATTAAAAAGTATAATGTTGGAACAGAAATGGGTCCACATGCTGATCAAAATGACGGAAATTCAAGATTAAGATACTCTATTGTTTCATATTTAAACGATGATTATGAAGGTGGAGAGTTAGCATTTCCAAATCAAAATGTTACTATAAAGCCTCAAGCTGGAAGCATAGTCATATTCCCATCTTCAGAGCCATATCTGCACCAATCTAAAAAGTTAATATCTGGCACAAAGTATATGTGCCCAGGTTTTTGGCTTTGGTAATTTAGGTGGTATAATTAAAAAATGGCTACTGTACCAAATGACAAGAACTTTAGTTACCCAGACTATACAGATACCCCTGACGTACCTAGGGATATCTCTCAGCTTGCTTTGGACATTGACCAGTACCTAGACTCACACCCAGGCCCTGTAGGGCCCGCAGGACCCACAGGAGCCACAGGAGCGCAAGGACCGCAGGGTCCGCAGGGATTGACTGGCGCAACTGGCTCACAAGGTGTGCAGGGTGTTCAGGGCCCCGTAGGTCCAGAAGGCGATAAAGGCGACGCTGCTGCAACAATAACAGTTCAATCAACATCAACAGGCGCAGCTGGAACAAATGCATCTGTTACAAACTCTGGAACAATATCTGATGTAAAATTAAATTTTACTATTCCAAGAGGTGCAGACGGAGCAACAGGAGCAGCAGGACCTCAAGGTCCAGCAGGACAAAATGCAAACATTGATCCGCTAGATAATAGAATAAGTTTAAACTTAGCAACATCTTCTGCATATGGAGTTAACTCAAACTGGTACCCGTCATCAAATAACTTTTTTGATTTAGGCCAAGAAGTTGATGCATTTTCTGGAATACCAGTTGCAAAGAATTGGAAAAGAGGATTTTTCCAAGGCTCAGTATATGCTGCATCTTTAATTACACCTTCAGACTTAAATTTAAAAACAGAGATAGAGTCTTCTGATTTAGGGCTAAACTTTATTAATTCTCTAAACCCAGTAAAATATAAATACATAGTTGGCGATACCGTAACCACCTTTGACCCAGAAGGCAATCAGATTGAAACACCAGTTGCTGGCGAAAGAGTTCATTATGGATTAATAGCTCAAGAAGTAAAAGCAGCAGTAGATGGATCTGGGGCAGAAGATTTTGGCGGATGGATTCTGAAAGAAGATCAAAGCCAAGCATTAAGATATGAGCAGTTTATTGCTCCACTTATCAAAGCCGTACAGGAATTATCTACAAGAGTTGCACAACTAGAACAGGGGTAATTATGTCATATAAATACTCTGTCTTATCAGACAACCCAATAGTATATTATAGCGGTGCAATAACAGAATCATTTAGCATTCCGTCTTACCAAGATGTATTGAATGATTATAATACATATGAGGAATTTAAAGCTGCATTTGCGAACTACTCATTAGACTCTGGAAATGCAGTTGTTGATATTTCTGGTTGCCAAAATAACGGATTCTATTCAGGAGAAGTAAAGTCAGATATTATCCCTTTAGTATACGGTGACCCATATGCAATAAAAATAGATAGCGCTGCATCTATTAATATAAATAATGCAAGAGGATACAACGGAGAAATTGTTAAAGGCGGATTTGCAAAAGATACATTCTCTGATAATACATTTTCTTTTGAAATTTTTATATACCCATCAATCAATGCTTTAGAGTCTGATCCAATACCACTAATTGGAGATTCATTAAATAGCGTAGGTCTGTTCTATCATAAAGGCAATATTCTTTTTAAGCTAAATACAAATACTATTGAGTATACTTTGCCATACAAAAAGAAGGCCTACTATCTGGCTGCAGTGTACAACAAAGACTCCGCAATGCTTTATGTAGATGGAGAATTGGTTTCATCGATAGACATTGAAAACTTTAAATTTACAAATTCTAGCTTATCTTTGCTATGCGGGCCAACTGAAAATAGCAGCAACTACTTTTTAGTAAACGGCCTAGCAATATACAGATACGCACTAACAGATGTTAAAATTAAAAATCATTATTTAAATGCAGTATCAACAAGGCCTTTAGATGTCTATGGTCCATTAAATGGAAAAGCTTTTGAAATCAATGACAGCAACTATATGACAGATTTTGTTTTTAGATACCCAGTAGATAAAGATTGGTCAGATATATTAGTAGATGGTCTTGATCACAACACATCTAAAAAAACACTTTCTATATCTAAAACAGATACCGCAGAAGATTCTATTGTTGAAATAACAGACATGATATATATTCCATACTCTCTTTCTCCAACTTCTTCAAAAATAGAATGGGCAGGAGATAATGGAATAACAGTATTTTCAAGTACAGACGGAATAGCATTTGAGCCGTGTGAAAACAACTCAGTAATACCTCAATATACCTCAACAGACTTTAGTGAATCAAGAAAGCTTTACATTAAAATAGTATTTACATCTGAAGATACATCTAGATATATACCATCTTTAGAGTATCTCATAGTTAAAATGTATGCCGACAATAAAGAGTATTCAAACAATTCTCAAGACTACCTATATCCAGGAGATAACAATATTGGAATTGGTAATAGAAGATATCCTATTATGACTAGAGACTCAAGAAGCGGAGTAAATGTAGAGGCTGGTTCAGGATTCTTCATTAACACCTCCAGCCAAATAAATACAATAGAAATGTTTTATACCCCAAACTCCAGAATTGCGGGATCCATTGTTGACGGAATTTCATGGAATAGCTCAGGTCAAATAAGCATAGGAAGTAACATTTTGAGATTCTATGTCAATGGAGTAAGTAAGATATTTGATTCAAATATATCAACGGTTTTTGAGCCTGGCAATATGTATCATATTCTAGTCGTACTAAGAACCCCAATATCTGGAGATATAGAGTTTAATGGGTCTGGCCCAAAGTCTTTGTATCAAAATATAACCCTGTATGAAAAGCAGTTTAATGTATCTGAATGTTTATATAATTATTCATTGTATATAGGCAGAGCAACTGCAATAGTATATGATTCTGGCATCGGAATGACCGAAAGCTCTGTCGAGTACTACGATAATGACTGGGTGGTTCTCCAGAACTCATAATTTTGTACAAAGTCTTGACAAAATCTGGACTTTGGCACTAAGTAATGGTAAAATTAATTACTATGGACATCTTAAATCAAAAATCATCAATTGTAGAAGAAACACGACTTGGCATATACGTATGGGAAATGCCAGATGGCAGATGGATTGGTGACGATGACGGCAACTTCCTTTCAGTCACATCCATGAAGGGCAACAAGTCAAAGATGGACCAGCTTGCAAGAGAAGTGCGCTCATACGGTATTGATGTAGGGCAGCCAAAGTTTTTAGCGGGTCGTAGAAAAATTGATGATGAAGAATTTGAACATCAGTCACAAAGACTTCAGTGGGGTCTTCTACCAGATCCACTAGACATTGGTAACTACAAAGATGGTGCCTTAAGGAATGGTAAAGTACAATGACAGCACAATTTATTGAAGATGGCGAAGACAACTCTTCAACAATCAACATATCAAATACTGCTGACTGGTTTTCATTTAAAAAAGAAAAAGAGCACTTTGATCCATTTGCAATAGGCATCGATGATTTAAAAAAGGTAAGAGGTCTTGGAACTAACTTTAAAAGAAAAATAAATAGAGATTTTTCTAAATCATTTAGTGGTCAAGACGGGGCGGCTACACAGCAGAACTTAATGGCTCAAGCAATTAGCGGATATGCTATGTTTGACCTTATTCAGCCACAATATAATTTAGAATACTTGTCTCAGGTATACGAAATATCAACATATAACTATGCTGCAGTAAATGCTAAAGTTGCAAATATTGTTGGGCTTGGATACAATTTTATGGAGACAAGAAAAACCAACGACGCTATTGATGAAATAACAGACGACAAGCAGCTTGAAAGAGCAAGAAGAAAGATCAATAAATTAAAGCAGGATCTACAAGATTGGCTTGACTCTACAAATGATGAAGATACTTTTACAGAAACACTAATCAAAGCTTATACAGACCTTGAAGCAACTGGAAATGGCTACATTGAAATAGGTAGAACCACAGCTGGTAACATTGGATATATTGGACACATACCATCAAAGACTATGCGTGTACGCAGACTACGTGATGGATTCATGCAGCTTCTATATGGAAAGGCTGTATTTTTTAGAAACTTCGGAGATACAGAAACACCCAATCCGATAGCAGGTGCAGAGGATAGACCTAACGAGATTATTCATTTAAAGAAATACACACCAATGAATAATTACTACGGAATCCCAGACATTATTGCAGCACAAATGGCATTAACTGGAAATGAATTTTCTGGAAGATACAACCTTGACTACTTTGAAAATAAAGCAGTGCCAAGATATATTATTACAGTAAAGGGCGCAAAGCTTTCACCAGAGTCAGAAAGAAAGTTACTTGAGTTTTTTCAGGTAGGTCTTAAGGGCAAGAATCACAGATCCCTTTATATTCCTTTGCCAGCAGACACACCAGACTCAAAGACAGAATTTAAGATGGAGCCTATTGAGGCAGGCGCACAAGAGTCTTCATTTAACGTATACCGTGAAACAAATAGAGACGAAATTCTTATGGCTCATCGTGTACCAATTAATAAAATTGGTACCCCACCAGGAGTAAATTTAGCAGTTGCTCGTGATGCAGACAAGACATTTAAAGAGCAGGTCTGCCGTCCAGCACAGATGAGACTTGAGAAGAAAATCAATGCAATTATTGAAGAAAAGACAGACGCTCTAGTTATTAAATTTAATGAGCTAAGCCTAACTGATGAGATTTCTCAGAGCCAAATTGATGAGATTTATCTACGCATGCAGGTTCTTACTCCTAATGAAGTTAGAATTAGAAAGGGCATGATTCCTTTAGACGGAGGAGACGAAGTCATAGAATTAAAGCCACAGCAAGAGGCTGATCAAAAAGCTAAATCGACTGGCAATAAAACTAGAGACCAAGAACGTGCCAAGAATGCCCCAGACAAAAACGGGGAAGGCAGGAATGCAAAGGGCGACGGTCCAAAAGTCAAATAACTTTACTCAACTACTATTTGCCTTTTGATATATATACCTATAAAATTAAGCATATGATTATCGAAAAGTCTAACTGGTCTAGTGATGGAGAAAAGCTCCATCTCTCAGTCCCATTTACAAAAGTAAACCGTGAGCAGAGAACTGTATCAGGATTTGCAACATTAGACAATGTTGACCAAACAGGCGACGTTGTTACAGCAGAAGCAAGCATGAAGGCATTTGAAAATTTCCGTGGAAATCTTAGAGAGATGCATCAAGCAATTGCAGTAGGCAAAGTTATTGGATTTAAGCCAGAGACATACTACGATCAAAAGTCACAGACATTTTATAATGGAGTTTATGTAACTTCATACATTTCAAAGGGTGCACAAGATACTTGGGAAAAAATTCTTGATGGCACTCTTTCTGGTTTTTCAATCGGCGGAAAGATTAATGAGTCAGACAATGAAGTTAACAAGGCAACAGGAGAAGCAGTAAGATTCATTAAGGATTATGATCTTGTTGAGCTATCAATTGTAGACTCACCAGCAAATGAGCTATGCAATATTTTCTCTATTGAAAAAGTTGGTGGAAAGATGGTTTACAAAGGTATAGCAACAGAAGTAGTTGCTGAAAATATTTTTTATTGCGAAGAAAGTGATTCTGTATTTATATCAACAGAAAAAACATTTGACTCACCAATATCTGGAAAGCCAGCGACACTAATTGGCTGGGTTGAATCATCAGATATAAACAAGTCAAAAGAAATAGATAAGATTCTTGCTTCATTCAAGAAGACAAGATTAGCGTTGCCTGATACACAAATAGCAAAACAGGCAAACGTAGAAGGAGGTAATGAAGTGTCAGACGTACAAAATGAGACAGTAATTGAAAAATCTGTAGACGTACTAGAAGAAGCACCAGCTGTTGAAGCTGTTGTAGAAACTATTGTAGAAGATGCTCCTGTAGCAGAAGCTGCAGTAGTAGACGCTCCTGCCGACTCCGTTGAAGAAGCAGCCACAGCAGAGGTTGATACACCTGATTTTGCAAAAATGTTGGGCGACCTAAAAGGCTTTTTCTCGGACACACTTTCAAAGGCTACAGAGGCAAATGCTGCACAAGTTTCACAGATCAAAGAATCTGTTGAAGCATTCAGCAAGAATGTCGATGTTAGAATTTCAGAGTTAGCAGAGAAGCACAGCGCACTAAGCGCAGCAGTAACAGAAATCAAGGGCACTATTGACGGTGTTCAGAAGCGTGTTGATGCCGTAGAAGGCGAAACAGCAATTAAGAAGTCTTCAGACCTCGGCGGGTCTGAAGTAGTAACAAAATCTAAATCAAAATGGAACGGTTCTTTCCTCGGTTCCGTAAATGAAATCTTTAACTAAAAAGGTAGGTGAAATAAATGAGTAATGAATTATTAGAAAAAGCAGCAGCAGCTGGTACAACAATCGCTGGTGGCCCACAGGCCGTCGGAGGTACTTTCGCATCTGCAACAGGTGGTTCAGGAGATCACGTTGCGTCAGAAAATGGCAACGGTGGTGTTCTAAACCCAGAGCAGTCAGCAAGATTTTTAGATTATATGTTCGACGCTACCGTAATTGGTAAGGTTGCACGTACGGTCCGAATGAAGTCTGACACAACAGAGATTGACCGCATGTCAATCGGTGAGAAGCTTGTTAAGCTAGCAACCGAAGGAGAAAACACAGGCGTTAACGCACCAGTGACATTCTCAAAGATCTCTCTAACAACAAAGAAGCTTCGTTTAGATTGGGAGCTTTCAACTGAGTCACTAGAAGACAACATTGAAGGTGCTGATCTCGAAGATCACATTGCCAGAATGATGGCAACACAGGCAGGTAACGACATTGAAGACCTAGTTCTTAATGGCGATACAGCACTATCATCAGATGCACTTTATAAGTCATTTGACGGTGCAGTTAAGAAGGCAAAGGCTCACGGTCATGTCGTTGATGCAGCTGGTGCGGGAATTTCTCGTGCAGTTTTCAACTCAGCACTTAAGGCTCTTCCACGTAAGTACAAGCAGCGTCGTACAGACCTTCGCTTCCTATCAGGTTCAAACTTGATCCAGGATTACTTATACTCAACATCACAGAACATCCAGAACGTTAACCCACAAGATATTGCTTCAGGCATCATCCGTGGTGAGGTTGCACCAGTTTCTGGTCCTGCAGGATATGTAGCTCCATACGCATTTGGTATTCCAATCGTTGAAGTTCCACTTCTTCCAGAAGTTCAGACAGGTTCATACTCAGGAGCATCTGGTTCACACGGTGACATCCACTTGACATTCCCAAATAACGTAGTTATTGGTATCAAGCGTGACGTTACAGTTTACCGCTTCTTCTGGCCACGTAAGGACTCAATTGAGTACACAATGTATACTCGCGTTGGCGTTCAAATCGAACAAGCAGATGCTTGGGTCGTTGTAAAGAACGTAAAGGTTGCTTCTTAATTAATTTAAGAATTAATCCCAAGAAAGGCCCCCAATTAATTTTGGGGGCTTTTCATTTTAATTGACTAATGCTATAATTAAATGACCTACAAGAAGGAGAAATAAATATGTCGTTTGACACATTAAAAGTAGCCGAATTAAAAACAATAGCAGAAGATTTTGCGGTAGACACAGATGGCCTTAAAAATAAAAAGGATATCATAGCTGCACTTGCAGAAGAAGGAGTTACCTATTCAGTGTATGCAAAGACATTGCAGACACTAGAGGAAGCAGCAGAAGAAATTGAAATTTTGCCAAAGTTTGATCCAAAAGCACAGCTAGAAGATTCAGTCTTGGTACGCATGACAAGAGCAAACTTTAGATATGATATTCATGGACATACATTTACAAATGATCATCCATTCGTAGCAATGTCTGAAGAAGATGCTCAAAAAATCTTTGACACAGAGGAGGGTTTTCGTTTAGCCACACCAAAGGAAGTTCAAGACTTCTATAACTAAACGAAACGTTATATATGGCAGAAGTATATAAAAACAGCAACGCACCAGCGTCTACTAAAATTTTTTGGGGTGGCGCTATTGTTGATGCCGAAAGTGATGTACGTGTAGACATATATGACATAACTGAAGACCCAGGAATATTACCATCTGTTAACCCAGCAACACCAATACTTACAAACATATTGGCGTCAAAATCTGAGGTTGATTATGGATCATATCAAATTAATATTCCATATTCAATAACCAACAGAGACAAGAGCTTAAAGCTTGTCTGGAAGTACCAGATGAATTCAACTAGCATACAGCATGAAACATTTGTGAATGTTGTAACTCCATATGCTTCTCTTGCTGAAGTTATTGAAGATCTTGGTCTTGGAACAGATCCATCCGACCCAATGTATAAAAGCTATCATGAATTAGTTATGGCAGAAAAATTTGCCCGTAAAGTAATTGAAAGCTATACAGGACAAAGATTCTATTTGTACGATAGCACTGAATCTATATACGGATCAGGTTCTGATGTTTTGCCACTGCCATTTAAAATTAATGCATTGCATGAGTTATATGGAAATGATATAAAGCTTATAGACAATATAAATGAAGAAACAAATTGGGTATTCAATCCAATAATTTCTGAGACAGGCTTTGGATTAAGAATAGATAGAACTAATACTCTTGACAACATAACATACAGTGCAAATGGATTAATTCCGCCATCAATTAATGACACATACCACGGAGCTTTCCAGAAAGATGTTAAGTATCGTATTCAAGGAAAATTTGGCTGGGCGGAAGTACCAGACAATGTTGAGCAGGCAGCTATCCAATTAATAGGAGACTATTTCTCTAAGGATAGAGTTTGGACAAATAAGTACCTAAAGAATATTAAAACATTTGATTGGCAGTTTGAATATGCATCAGATGCTTACAGAGGAACTGGTAATGCATACGCAGACCAGCTACTCTACCCATATGTCATAAGCAGCATGGTTGTTATATAATGTTAGACCTTATAGACTCAATATTGGTAATGAGATTGGATCTATATAGACAGTCTGATTCACAAGACCCAAACACTGGGGCAATATTAAAATCTTGGAATTTTTATAAAACATTAGATTGCCACGCAAAAGGAATCATTAGCAACTCTTCATCAAGTAGCACGAATGACAGGCAGGTATTTGGAAACAAATACACAAACCAGCAAATGATCCAGGTCAGAACATCAGAAAGAATAACCTATAGAGAAAAGGCTACTAATATTCGTGATGCAAAAAACAAATCAATCTGGACAGAAATAGATTTCCCAACAGAGACCCCAACGGTTTTTGAGGTTGTTGGATCAACTCCAATTACTGATCCTTTTGGAAATGTTGTTGGATATAACACTACATTATCAAGGTCGGAGAATCAACAAATTGGCATCTAGTAACGTAGCACTACTACAAGCAGCCAGCGGTTTAGAAAGACTCATGGTTGGCACTCCAACAAAAGGGGCAATTAGAGATAGCAATGTCGCACAGATATCTGCATTCTTATATTACCAAGCAAATGTAATGGCAGAACTAGAAGCAAATGAAGCATTTAAAGCTTTGTTTAAACATACATTGTTTAAGCAGATAGATAAAGACTTTGGACAATATATAGATGCACTATCTAGAACAAAACCAAAGGCATTTCACCATGTTTATGAATGGGGTAAAGGCGGAAAGCCAGCAGCCAGACTTTTTAAATTAAGAACAATTGACACAACAGGACTTTCCTTTAAAATAGATTTTGATTTTAAATTATCTAAGACTTCTGTTCCATCAAACAATGTAAAGCAAAAGAAGAAATATATCTTTGAAAATAAGGCTTCTGTTATGGAAGAGGGTATGCCCGTCATAATCCGCCCAAGGTCCGCTGAGAGGCTTGTCTTTGAGATTGATGGTGAAGTAGTCTTTATGCCTAAAGGGGCCTCAGTGACCGTCAAGAGCCCTGGAGGAAGGGCTTCTACAAACCAGTTCAAACTTGCTTACAGTATATTCTTTAGCGGACAACTTGTTAATGAATCAATTAAAAATTCTGGCTTTCAACAAATATTTGGATCTAAGATTACAAGAGCATTAGCGGTACCACTCAATATTAAAAAGGTGCAATATTCTTTTTCCCCAAACGCTGTAAGGCGGCAGGCAGATATGGCATTAACACAATCATTTGGAGGGGTGCTATGACAAAATATAAAGTAGACTCAATATACGAAATAAGAAAATACCTTTGGAAAGAGTTAACTGACTCTGGCGTATTTGATGCCAATGATTACTATAGCGATAACCTAGGCCAGGAAATAATTCCAATTATCCCAGTCCAGCAACAGCCAGAAATGAATCAATTTTTAAGCGGGAAGAAGCATATAGTCTACGATAAGATAGGCTTAACATATGAAGACATCTGGCTACTCTCTTGCGAGAAGATTATATTTACAATATATGCAATTGACGTAGCCGATATAAATGAGGTCAGGAACCTAATGCTAGACGTATTTAGAAGAATGGACGATTCTGCTAAAGATGTAAATGAGTTCAAATCAGAGAACAATTTAATATTTCATAATATCATGATCCTTGAGGCCTCAGCCACAGCCCCGTCAGAAGAGATACAGGGCTTCTTTTCAGCAGATGTTATTATAGAGGTTAAATACTCAAGGGTCACTGGTCCAGACGGAAGATTTATTTAGGTTGCATTTGGGGGTATTATACTCTAGAATTGTCCTAGAGGAAAAGAGCCTAGCCAGCACTTTTGATTTTTATAAATCAATATATATATTTATTTAACAGGAGGTAGTAAACATGGCACAGTCCACAGGAAATGCTAGAAATATTCTAGTTGGTGCATCACCACTATTTATTTCAAATCTTGATTCAACATCAGGAATGGTAGAAAATGCAGAACCAGGCAGCACAGCTGCAGGTGCATATAGCGCAACAGCGTCTTACACAGATACACTTAATGCTATTGATATCACATCATCAACAGATAAGTACCGTAACGTAGGTTACACAAACAATGGTCTTCAGATTACTTACAACCCATCATACGGTTCAGTAACAGTAGATCAGCTTCTTGATACAGCAAAGCTATTCAAGGAGTCAATGGAAGTTATGATTGCAACAGAAATGGCAGAAGGAACACTTCAGAATACTCTAGTAGTATTTGGCCAAGGAGCATCAACAAAGGATAAGAATCTTCGTTCTACAGAAGGCGCTAACATTGGTCTTGAGGCAGGAGCTCTTGGTGTACAGCCAACTGAGCGTCAGCTAATTGCAGTTGGTCAAGCACCAACTACACAGGCTTCATCAAAGACAGAGCGTGTATATTATGCACGTCGCGTACTTTCAGTACAACAGTCACAGTTCTCACTTGCACGTAATGCTGCAACAACTTTCCCAGTGACATTCCGTCTTCTCCCATCAGGAGAAGCAGCATACGCTGGTCAGGAATACGGTAAGATTATTGACCGTTCTTGGTCATAGTAATTAATTAATTTAATTATAGTAAATCCCTCCAGAAATGGGGGGATTTACTGTTTGTGCTGATAAAATCTATATGATACAATAATTAAGACTAGATCCTAGGAGGATTCAAATTGGCAACAACAGTATATAGCGTAGAAGAAATTACTCTACAAAATGGCGTAACCGTAAAGTTAAAGCCTTTAACAATTAAAGAGCTTAGAAAGTTTATGGTTGTTATCCAGAAGACAGCAGATGTAACTACAGAAGACGAAACATTAACAATCCTTATTGAAGCATGTGCAGTAGCACTAGAAAAGCAGTTACCAGACTTGGTAAAAGATGTAGATGCTTTTGAAGATGTTCTAGATGTTCCAACAATTAACCGCATTCTAGAAGTATGTGGTGGAATTAAGATGGACGACCCAAACCTTCTAGCGGCAGCGGTTCTGGCTGGGCAGAACTAGATTTAGCCGCTTTATTAGGAGAGGTTTTTCTTTTAGGTAATTGGAAAAATTACGAAGAGCTAGAAGAAAGCCTCTCAATGCCAGAACTTGTTCAAACATTTAAGTCAATGCAAAAGAGCGAATCAGAGAAAAGAAAGTTCTTAGCAGCAATTCAAGGTATTGAGTTAGATGGTGAAGAAGAAGAAAACAAAGGTCCTACCTTTGAAGATATACAAAGAAGGGCACTTGGAATAGAAACATCAGGAGATGATGTGGTTTCATTACAAGGCTCATTTGCAGCAGATGCTGGCTTTGGTATTGGAGCAGGGTTAGGATACTCAAAGGAGTAGATTACTTGGCTGAACAAAATATTAATACGAACATAACTGCGACGGCAAACTTTACAAGTTTAACAGCGCAGTTAAGAGCCGTAACCGCCGAGTTAATTAAACTACAAGCCACAACCATTGGATTAGATAGAAATCTATCAAATGAAGTAGGCCGAATGAATCGTTCATTTGCCGACACAATGCGAGCAACTGGACAGTTTTCTTCACACTTTGTAACACTTGAATCTGATGTACAGAAGTTTGGAAAGAGGCTAGATACTGGCCGAATGAAACTTGGCGAGTACTTCGGAGTCTGGCAAGGACACACAAGAAAAACAAGCACATTAATTAAAGATCTTGCTAAGCAGCAAGTATTAATGGAACAAGCCGTAATGCAACCCCTGGGAAGAAATGCCCAGGGGCAAATGCAATACAATGTCCACGTAGCAAATGGACTAGATGTTTTAAAGAATAGAACTGCTTTATTAAGACAAGAAGCATCAATTCTTAACAAGGTAATGCTTGATGGATCTAACCAGCTTATTAACTGGGGTAAAAATACACAGTGGGCAGGACGTCAGCTAACAGTTGGACTAACAGTCCCAATGATGGCATTTGGTGCAGCAGCACAAAAAGCATTCTTAGAAGCAGACCAACAGCTAGTTAGATTAACAAAGGTTTATGGCGGTCTAGCAGAAACATCTTCTGCAGAGCTAAAGCAAGTTAGAAAAGATGTCGAAGAGACAGCGAAAGAATTAGCATCTATCTACGGTGCATCATATAAAGAAACAATCGCATTAGCAGCGGATATTGCAGCAACTGGTAAGCAAGGAAATGATCTTCTTGTATCAACACAAGAAACAACAAGACTTTCTATTCTTGGTGAAGTAGATAGACAAGATGCAATGAAAGCAACACTTGCTATTCAAAATGCATTTAAGCAAAGCAACGAAGAGCTAGCAGGATCAATTAACTTCCTAAACGCAGTTGAAAACCAGACATCAACATCGCTTGCAGATTTGGTTGAAGCAATTCCAAAAGCAGGACCAGTAATCCAATCACTTGGCGGAGACGTTCAAGATCTTGCTCTTTATTTAACTGCAATGAAAGAAGGCGGAGTAAATGCATCAGAAGGTGCTAACGCTATTAAGTCATCTCTCGCATCACTTATTAACCCAACTAAAGTTGCAAGAGAAATGTTTATGGGATTTGGAATTGATCTTGGATCAATTGTAAAGAATAATGCTGGAGATATAACTGCAACAATATTAGCACTTCAAGCATCACTAGATAAGCTAGATCCACTACAAAAGGCTCAGGCAATTGAACAGCTTTTTGGAAAGTTCCAGTTTGCTCGTATGGGAGCTCTATTTAATAACCTTGGTAAAGAAGGGTCACAGACTTTACAAGTATTAGATTTGATGAAGGCAAGCACTGAAGAGCTAGCAGGAATTGCAGACCGAGAATTAAAGGCTATGACAGAGTCTGCATCTGGACAATATAAAAGAGCACTTGAAACAATTAAGGCAGAACTTGCAGGTGTTGGTGATCAGTTCTTAAAGATAAGCACATTTGTATTAAAAACAATCAGCGGAATTATTAAGTTTGTAGAAAATCTACCAGGGCCAATTAAGTCACTGTTAACATTCCTTGGTGGATTAACAGCATTTGCAGGACCACTTATCATGCTTACTGGTGTTCTTGGAAACTTCCTTGGATATATTATCAAGGGCGTATTCCATCTAAAGCAATTATTTAAGGGTGGATCAGGATTTAAATTATTAACACCAGAAATGATGGCAGCTGCAGAAGCTGGTAAGGTTGTAGAAAAATCTTTCTTTAGTGATGCACAGGCTGCAATAGCATTAGAAACAGCAGTTAATAATCTTGCTGCATCATTTGATAGATTAAAGGCAAGTGCATTAAATTCAGCAGTTGCAACAAGCTCAAGCATAAGTACAATGGGCGGATCAACAATCCTATCTCCAGCAGGAGCTGCAGCAAATGCAGACAGAATGGCAGATAAAGATAGCAGGTTTATAGGTGCCCCATTTAGCAGACAGTTTGCACACACTATTCCTACAGCAATAGAACAACCAGGAACAATATTTGGTGTTGTTCCAAACCCAGGTCCAGTAAATGTTAGAGTAAGCAATAACCCACAGATGTATATGAATGAGGATTTACCAAGAATTCCTGGAGTTACATCTATTAGCGGAGTGTCAACTGGTATAGTCGCAACAGAAGCAGCTAAATGGCATGCAATGACAGCAGCTATTGCAACCCAGTCTCAAGCAGAACTTACATTATTAAAAACGGAAGTAGCAGCAACTGGAACAGTAACACATGAGTTATCCTCAGTTTATCAACAGATGCTTCCACAAATGCAACAACTTACTTCATTGGCGGCTGATGAAGGAGCAATGATTGTAAGACAGCTACAGCAAGGTGTAATAACTGTAGAGCAAGCTAGAGCAAGAATAATTTCACTTAATGCAACAATTGAAATAATGATGGCAGAGACTGCGGCACAAGTTGCAGCAGGTATGGGAAGAAGTATTAATTTAACAACAGTACCATTTACTAGCCAGCCAGTAGTTGATCCAGTAACTGGTAAATCAAACATGAAAGAAATGTTCCATAAGCCAGAAACCGCAGCACTTGTTGATGATGTTGCAAGAGGCTTAGGAGTTAGAACGTCAGGCGGAGGCTATAGTATAGAAACCACTAAGCCAAGAATTATTCTTCCAAAAAGAGGTCCATCTAGAGGGTTTAATGATGGTGGATATGTATACACATTAGAAGATGGCCCAGTTGTACCTGGTGACAAGAGTGTAAACTATGACAATACAATGGCAAAAATACCAGTTGGTGGTTTTGTATTAAATCAAGATGCAACAAGAAATAATCCACAGCTAGTTGAATATGCAAAAAAGACTAAGCCATATAATCGTGGCGGAATGATTGATGCAATGCTGACTCCATATGAGACAGTATTTACACCAGAACAAACACAAGAGATGTTGCCTATATTAGAGGCGGCAAATAACGGACAAAGAATTCAATTTAGAAATGCAGGCGGAATTTTAGGTGGACCAATTGTTTCTGGTAAGCACAATTATGGAAGAGTTAAGTTGCCAAAGGCTGTTACAGATGCAGCAGAAGATCTTTTGTCTCCAATAATGAAGATGGGTAAGAGAGTTGCAACTTCTGGATCTAATGCTCAAAAATTTGTTGATGAAACACTAGGAGCAGCAGCACCAGTAAAACGCACACTTAAAAATCCATTTGGATATTTCTTTGTTGGTAACTGGGGACTCAATACTAGAAAAACAACAAACTCAAAAATAAATAGTAGTACAGCCAAGCCACAAGAAATAATAGATGACATAATGTCACTCCCTCCTTCAGAAGCGCTACCAGCACTAAGAAGATTCTTAAAGGTAAATAAAATAGATGACGATATGGCAGACTCATTAGTTTTAGAAGCAAGAGATAAAATTGTAGGGAACTTCCAAGCACATGGTGATACATTAATTGGAGAAAAATTATTTGCAAAAGCACAACACGATGTATATCTAGAGATAGCAAAGAGATTAGGTTTAAGAAAGAAATATATTAGGTCTTTAGGTATACCTGGACAAAGAAGAGCATTCCGTAAACCAGGAGATACTAAATCTGGATTTAAAGCTGCCACAGGAATAAATCCTTATGGCACAACAAGCGTAGATGAATTAATTGCAAAGAATGATGAATTCGGAACAGACTTCATGGGTTCTTATGAATCATACAATCCTAAAGGAATGACAGTTAATGGTGAGCGTGGAGCTTTTGCCCATATGCAGCTTGATGAATTTGAAGAATTTGCAATGGGCGGACCTATTTTAAAGAAGAAAAGAAACTACGGCAGACTGTTTCTTGGAATGCCTAAATCAATTAAGCAGGTTCAAGAGCAAAGAAAACGTAGAGAGGTTATGGAGCAGACGACAGAAGCAGTAAACAAGAGTCGTTTTGCAAAAGAAGAACCAACTAACTTTGGAAAGAAAGAAGAAGATACAAAAGGTCACAGCTTCCCAGTCGAAGGAGTGGGCGGAGTATACACAAAGCCAGACGGAACAAGAGTATTTGTTAAGCCAGTCCTTGATGAAACTGCTGCACTTGCTGAGCAAAGATATAATGCAATACACCAAGGAGCACATAGATTAACAACACCTCAGCAGGAAATAAGGGTAATGATAGACCCAACAGATCCAGCAGGCAAAAGAAAACTCCTTGTTCTTGAATCACCTTATGACCCAAGATTTGCAAGCTTGCCAAAAGAAATGTCAGAGCAAGAGTACTTCCAACAGCTACTCGCATCAGCATTAAGAGGAGACAAAGATTTATCACCTGGTAACATTGGTGGAAGTTTTGTTGCAGATGGCGGAACTATGGGTGTATTTAAAACAGCTTCTGGTCTGAGATCATACGCAGACGATATGCCATCAGTTGGAGAACAAGCAAGAATTAATTTACTTGGCGTAAAGGGCGGAGCAAAAAGATTCTTTGCAGAATCAACAGTAGACATTCCAAGAGGAATGACTCCTCAGCAATATCAGCAATCAATGCTTAATGAAATTGATGAGGTCCTTCCTAGACTAAAAGAAACAATTGCTGGCTTTAAAGGTCTAACTCCAAGAGAAGAAGAAGTTTATGCTGCAATGATAAGAAGGCTTGAAGATGCAAGGCATGTAAACTGGAAAGAACTTCACGGCATACATGCAGCAGTTAAGCCAAGTGCTCCAAAATCATTGACGCCAGCAGCACTTGCTAAATTAGAAGAAGCTGCAGCATTAAGAGCAAGACAAAAGGGCCACGCTGTAAGCTTAAGTGATATGGAATTTAAATCTGATGCTAATGGATTTAATGGTGGTGGATTAATCAATGTTATTAAATCTCTTGCTATGCGTAGAATTGGAGCGGGATTTGGAAAGAATACAACTGGCGGATGGGGAGTAACATCACTAGAAATAGGAATGGCAGAAAAGCTATTTGCTTCTAGCGGATTAACAAAGAGAGCACAAAGAATTCTTTATGACAAGTTTGCAGAAGCACTTGCAAAAGAAATGCCTTATGGCTATTCTAAAAATGCACAAGGACAATTACTAAAAGCACTAGAGCCAGATATTATGGACTCAGTTATTAGATCAGCTGCATCTTCTACAATTTCCGCACCAGAAGGAAGAAAGGTATTGTCTGCAATAGACAGAGATATACTTAAAAGAAGATATACAAACTGGGAATCAAGAAAAGATACTCCATTAACAGAAGAGTTAAAGAAATTAATATTTGGCTTAGAGGCTAGAGAAAAAGGCGGACCTGTATCTGGTGGCACACCTTACATAGTTGGAGAAAAGGGACCAGAACTATTTGTTCCTATGAACAGTGGAGGTATTGTTCCTAACCATGCATTGGGAGGAATGATTAAAAGTGGAAAATATAATTATGGAGCACTAGGTCCAGTTGCAGGTGTTGTTGCACAGCAAGCTTTACCACTAGCTGCATTTATGCTATTGCCAAAAGCTTTAGAGAAGTTGGGAATCGCCAGCGAAAAATCAAACCTTATTCTAAATGGAATATTTGCAGTAATGACTGCTGGATCAATTTACAAAGGTATAAAAACTGCTAAAGCCGCCAAAGCAGGAGGTGCTGTAGGAGAAGCAACGGCAGCTGTTGCAGCAGAAAGAAACGTTGGCAAGTTTGGTCAAACTTTAGGAAAGCTTAATGCTGCTGGCAAAGCAATTCCTGGTTGGGGTAAGGTTGCAATATTTGCATTAACAACACTTGCAACAGTCTCTTATGGAGCATGGGAGAATGCAAGAAAAGCAAGACTTGCTTCTCAAGAAGCATTAGATGTAAATGAAATACAAGCAAAACAACTTGGCATAACATACACAAGCCTGACAGACAAAATTAAAAAAGCAACAGAAGCTGCAAAGGCACAGGGAGAGTTAGCAAAGATTAAGGCTGCTGGATCTACCGCTATAGGCGGCGGAATCAATATGTCTGTAAAAGAACTTAATGCTCTACAAAAGAAAGCTAAAGAAACACAAGGTGACATCGTACAGATGTTTAATAACCTTGATGAAAATGACGTTACAAAAGCAGCAACAGCACTCAAGGTTCAGCTAGTTGCAGCAGGAAAATCAGCACAAGAAGCTGCAAAAGAAATTTACAGCATTATATCTGTTTCAAATAAAGCTGCTCAGGCAACGGCAGCTGTATCCTCATCAGAATTTTTAAGAGTAGTAGACAGAGCATCCGCAGCAAGAGTAGCAATAGAGACATTTGTTAAATCAATTGAAGGCGCAGACGTAGACAAAAAAGAAATAGCAGCCTCATTTAGCGGCGGGCTAGATGCAATACAGCTATACTACCAAAGCCTAGTTGGAATAAAAGATGAGACTGGAAAAGCAAAGACACAGACAGAAGCTCTAAATGACACAATAGAGCAAATGAATGCAAATAAGAATAATCAAAAAGATATTGGCGATGACATATTAAATCTTCTTGTAAAAGAAAATCCTTTATACAAAGATATACTTAATTCAAATGACAGTATGGTTGATGCATGGGCAAAAATACAGCTTTATACAAATGGCGTAACTGCTAATCTATCAGGGTTAAGCGGACAAGAAGCACAAGATTTGCTACAGGTAGTGACAGCAATTTCACAAGCTGCATCTGAAATGACTACAAATGCTAACTTATTAAATAACCCAATTGATGCAATTGCAGATTATGGAACAGCAGCAAAACTTGCATACGATAAAGCAAAGAAAGCCTCAGACGATGCAACAAAGAATGCTCAAAAGAATGCAGATGCAGAGATAAAGGCTCTCGACAAAAAGATAGAAAAAATCAACGAAGAAGCAGATGCAAGAATACGTGCTATTGAAGATCAAGCAGAAAAGCAAGATTATTTAACAGAGGTACAAAAAGAGCAACTAAATTACCAGCAAGCATTGTTAGCTGGAGATATGTCACGTGCAGCGCAGTCACAGCTTAATATACAAAGTCTAACAAACGAAAGACAAAAAACATTATCAATAGATGCAATCCAAGATAAAAGAGATGCAGAAGTTAAAAAGCTTGAAGAAGCAAAAGCTGCAGTTCAAGAGAGACTTATTAAGCTTCAAGAGAAAGCAAACAAGCTACAAGAAATTGCTAACATTAAGCAAAAAGAATATGCATCAATACAGGCCCTACAGCAAAGTATTGCAACTACTATATCAAAAGCTGGAATGACAACAGATGAGGGTGTTCTAGGCACCTTGGCAAAAGCACTACAATCAGACGTAGCAGCGTTAGCTGCAATAAATTCAGAAGGTGCGGCTGCAGCAAAAACAGTTACAGCTGGTGTTCCAATAACAGCAGGAAAAACAGTTACTGGTCCAAAGGGATTAAGTTTCCAGCAGCCTGGTTCAGCTGATTGGCTCACATATCTAAAAAAGATAACTAATGATCCTGGTGGAGCAAGTAACTCAGCTGTAGAATATGCAGAAAAATATTTTGATGGCTTTGGAGAACACGTAGATTCATTTGGAATGTATGTCAAAAAGCTACTAGGATTACCAGAAGTAGGAGAAGCTAATGCCTTTGCTAATGCAAAGGGAGCACCAATAAAATTAACTTTTGATAAGAAAACTGGACAGTACATAGATTCATCTGGTAAAGTTTATAAAGAAAGTGAAAGATTCTTTATGCCTAAACCTGCAGAGGATACTCCAGGAGGAGCCCAGTATAAATCATTTAAGCACCCAGATCCAACTAAACGTGGAACTACTATCAGAGAAGAAGATGGTCGTAATAAATTTAAAGATTATATTGATCCAAAAACTGGATATACCTACACAGCAGATGGTAGAGTAACCGATAAAAATGGAAAAATAATTGGTAGATGGGCAAGCGAAAATTACGCTAGCAATCCTTGGGATAAAAAAGTAGTTTCATATAATAAGGGCGGTAAGGTAAAGTATTTTGAGCCAGGAGGAAAAGTATCTGGTCCAGGAACTGGAACATCTGATTCTATTCCAGCCATGCTTTCAAATGGTGAATATGTAATTAAAGAAAAAGCTGTAAAGCAATATGGAGTTAATTTTTTTGATAAATTAAATGCTCAAAGGCTACATAAAGGCGGGCCTGTAGGACATAGGCATGGATCGACAACTGAGGGAGTCGAACAAGGCGGAAAACTAATGGGCCCAATAGAAGCATGGCAAGATGCCAATAAGCAGGTTGTTAAAATTGAAGTTCCGCCTATCACAGCTAATTTTGATACAAATTCTTACACATTAAATAAAGAGCAAAGACTAGAGCTTCAAAAAATTGCTAAAGATCTTATTAAGCATAAGCTAGCATCAATAGTTGTTCAAGGACACACAGACTCTGTAGGTAAAGAAAAAGACAACAAGATCCTTTCACAAAATAGAGCAAATGCTATTGCAGAATATATGTCAAAGTTTGTTCCTGGCACAGCATTCACTCCAGTAGGATATGGCGAATATAGACCTCTTGTTCCAAATACAACTTCTGAAAACAAAGCTAAAAATAGAAGAGCGGAGCTGTTCCTACCAGATAAATATAAAACAATTTATCCAGATTATATTCCTGAAAACCATGAATACTCTTGGAGTAGAGGCATGCTGGTTGGCGGCGGAGAAATTGTTGGCAATCAGGGAACAATGGTATCTGGTGGATCCATGCATTCAGTTGTTAATTGGAGTAAGCTATTTAAGAAAATTAAATCTGGGCTAGGTTTCCATAAAGGCGGACTAGTAGGACATAAGCATTTGAGTCCAGGGCATATGGCAAGCAGTTACAAAGCACCTTATTCAGGTCCAAGCATGAGTGCATTAAGTCCAGCAAGAGCTGCAGCAAACTCTAAAGCAACCGACAAATTTTATGAGAAGGATGGCAACTATTATAAAAATGAAAATGGTGAATGGGTAAAAAACCCTCCATCTCTATGGGAAACATTTACAACAAGTAAAAACTGGACAGCAGCCATTGGGGGAAATAATCCTGGTGGTCCGATACATACCGAAATGCAAAATATTCTACTCACCGCCCTTGTCGGAGCAGGAGGAGCTCAGCGTTACCAAGATGGCAGGGATTGGGCTAAAGGAGAATACCTAACCGCAGCAATAAATGTTGCCTTAGCTAGGGTTGGCGGGGCAAACGGAAATGCACTTATGAGATCTATAGTTGAGGGATTTGGCGCAGCAAAAGGAATTCCAAACCTTGGCCACTTATTGCCAAAGGGTTCGATACCATTCCTTGGAGCATCTGGATCAAAGATTGCAACAAATGCAGCAACTGCTGCAGTAATCGGTGCAGCAAGGCCATTTGTTGAAAATAGAGTAGCTTCAGTAATTCAAAAACCAAAAATAACTGCAACTGCAGAGCAGATGAAACCAAATAATAATTATCCGCCATTTGTAGTTCATGAAGGAAATAAAGTACCATTACATTCAGGAGGGCCTTTTGGTAACGATGCCGTTGTTTTCCAAGGCACAAATGAAAACCTTGGCTCCCTATTAACAAATCATCAGGTTTCTGATATTATACCAACAACACCCGAAGGAATACTTTCTTATATTTTGAAAAAAGATCCAAAAAATAAAAAAGCTCAAATTTTGTTAGACAAGATGAATAATAACAAGTGGGATGACAAACAGGTAAGAGAATTTTTAATGAACATGCTAGCGGCAGGAAGCATAAATTTAAGGAAAATAGATACAGACCTACTCCCTATCAGCATGCTGGGCCAAGATCTAAGAATGCCAGAGCTTGCAACCTCTCTAGATTCAGCAGGACTTACTCAATTGATTTCTGCAACTCTTGGTAGCGCAAAAGACGATATTGCTATTAGAACTAAAACAAAAGCAATGTCACCGATACTTGCCAGATCAGCAAAAGAATATGCAGAGAATGCCAAAGAGCAAGCCGCATTAATTGCAGCAGCCACAGAACGTGCTGGTGGAGTAAAGGGAGGTTTCCATGGATTCCGTGGAGAAGTTCCTCTAACTAGAGCAGAGATTGCAGCTTACAGAGCAAGAGGAATGGACCCCTATGCTCCACCAACACCAGACGATATTCCAATGATAAGAGTGTTTAATGAAGAGTTCCCAACAGCAGATGCCAGCGGAGACCTTCTAGAAACTGCTGCAGGATTTAAAATATTTGATAGGTTTGTAGGACCCAAAGGCTCTGTTGCTGGAACTGATAAAGCTGCTGATTATGCTGTTGCTAGAACATCAAGGCACTTTGGAATTTATGATGCAGTTCAATCTCATTTTCAGGGATCTTGGAAGCCAGACAAGCCGTTTATAGTAAGTACACTTTCTAATTTAATGAAATATAACGGTAAGCCAGAACAGCTTCATTCAATCGACAGCTTTTTCTTACAAAAATTTGGGAAACCATTTAAGTATAGTAAAAAAGAAGGGCAGCTCAGTTCAGTATTTCCTTTAGAAGAATCAGCCTATATTAAAAGATTAACAGAGCTTGGGTTATATAAACAAGGAGACCCGCTGCCAATAATGGCAGAAAACCCTTCAACAAAAGAAATATTTTACTTAGCAAAAGAAAAATATTCCCAGTCAGAGCTTGATCAAATATTAAAAGAAATTAACGAAAATAGTAATTTAAGACCTGCCGCACAAGTAGACGACGCTATGAGGGCTAGGCCAAATCATGAAAGAGTGTTTGGCAATCAAGATCTCTACATGCCAGCAAGAAGTTCTTATGAGGTTGATACTCCTATGAGTGCCCAAAGAGCCCTACAGATAATAGCAATAGATAAAGCAAAAAAACAAATTGGAATAGATCAGCCATACTTATACGCTGTCGGCGGTGAGCATCATTCTTTAAATCAAGATGTAATTCAAGAAGTAGCCTCTAAGCTTGGAGTAAGATTTGATGGAGGCCATAACAGTGGTGACTTAGATATGCTGGCAAAAGGATCTGGAAGCAATCCGTTTACATATCTTTTAAATGAATATAAAACTTCAGTAGGTACTCCCAATACTGGAACCACCACAGCAACAAAAGCTTTAGATGCACTTTTAATGTGGACACGTTTTGGTAAATATGAAAGCGGAAAGACTTACCCAAATCCAAGTGACCTTAAAGCAATGCAGGAGTTTATTATAAATCAATATGCTAGAGGATTTATATCTGGTACAGAAATGGATGCAAAGCTTGCCCAAATTGCGGGTCTTCAAAGTAAAAGAATTACTGGTGCAACTGGGGGATACTTAAGTGGAGGCAAATTCAATATCCCTAGATTTGAAACTGGTATAAATAACGTCCCAGCAAACATGCTTGCCATGCTTCATAAGAATGAAGCAGTAGTTCCTGCTAATATGAACCCCTTTAATCCAAACGCTAATAATGCTACAATGGGTGGAGGCGTATATAATATTACAAATAATATTAATGGATATGATGGTGACATAAATGCACTGTCTGACATGGTTACAAGAAAAACAGTTGAGTCTATAAAGACAATGAGCAAGATATCAGTTAAATCTATGGGAGAAAGTAGATCACTAGGAAGTGGATTGGAGGTTAAAGCATAATGGGTTATACAAAATTACCTAAAGGTGTAGGGTTACAAATAGAAGGCAAGGATGTTCTTGCTACTGTCCCAGGCACCACTTTAACTTGGCTAAAAATATCTGATCACAATAGATCAGAAATAACTGTAGGCTCAAATAGAATCCAACAAACTCAAAGAATGGCTAACGGAACCCTTAGAAAATTTTTTATTGCTGACAAAAAAACATTTAGCATGTCTTGGAATATGCTACCCACAACAAGAACACATACGGCAGACGGAAACCTTGGTGCAGAAGACCTAAGAAGATTTTATGCAAGCGAAGAAGGCAAGGGCACATTTAGAATACTATTAAATTTTGCAAAGTCTGGTGCCGCAGAAGACACAGCTTTAACAGGAGAAGTATATACAGTCTCGTTTACAGAATTTTCCGCAGTCTTACAAAAGCGTGGATTACATTCTTTCTGGACAATATCAATGACGCTGGAGGAAGTATAATGATTTCTCTTGCAACACAGGCACAAACAGATGCCGTAACAGGAATATTAAAAAATAGATCATCAATCAATATATCAGTTGGCTGTGAAGTAGAATACAATATGAATACAATGATAGATAACATATCAGTCTATTCTTCAAACACAGATGCAGAATATACTGCTGGCATAAATGGATTTAAGCAAGGATCAATTAACCCCTATAAAAAGCTTTTCCCAGTAGATTCTATCATCAAGCCATTCCGCCCATTAAATTCTGGGGTTAAGTATTTTGTTATACCAACGGATGGAACTAATTTTATATACAAGGATCCAAAAGCTATATACTATAATCTATCTACACCTAGAGTTTACTACCCAGGCCCCTCAACATTTTACAAGTATTGGTTGTCACCAGAAGGCAAAGACTCAACAATAACAATTAAGTATTCACAGACTACAGTTCCTATTGTAAAGGCGGAGGCATCAAATACTGGTACACGATATAAGGTTAAATATACAACCACGGTGCCACATGGATTTGTAACTGGCAATACAATAACAATAACTGGCATGTCAGACACAGCATATAACACAAACGGCAAAATTATAGAGGTGCCATCAAGTACTTCATTTATTATAGAAAAGAACATAGGTAAGATTGGCTATCTAACATCTGCTGGAGTAGCCACCATACCAGAAACAAAAGCAGCAATTGCAAATAAGATATTAATTAGATTTGATAAGAATCATGCACTACCATCCGAAGTTACAGTTAGCATAACCTATAAAGATGGAACAGTAAAGTCAGGAACAATGCCTAACTTCAGCACAAATTTCCCATCAGGAGAAGTATCCTTATATCCCACTGAAGCAGATACAAACTGGATTCATTTTACTGACAATATTTACAGAGCCCCAAAGTATATAAAATCAATTGCATTAACTGCAAAAAATCCTGGCGGAACAAGTGTTATGGGGTTAATAGAAATTTCTGCAAGATGGGTAAAGGAAATAAGCCCACTAGTCTCAGCAGTTAGCTTGTCACAAGAATCATCAAACTCATCTTCGAGTGATATCTTACCAGTAGGAAAGCTTTCGGCAAACGTACTTTCTCTGTCTCTGGCAAACTACAACCAAAGCCAAGTTATGATTAGATCATATAACAGAGAAAAGCCATGGACAAGTATTGTAGGTGGCCCTTCTGATTTTGATTTCTTATACACATTTAAAAATGCAGAACTAAGACCACACTTTAAAATATATGATGGCGCAACAGAATATAAAATTCCACAGGGATCTTATTATATGGATAGCTGGACAATCAATAATTTTGGCGAGACAGACATAGTTGCGCTAGATGGCGCAAAGTATTTAATGGAATCAATTGCACCAGACATGCTTTGCGAGACATATTCAGCAACTGCAATAATTAGAAGACTCCTAGACTCAGTTGGATTTACAAACTATAATATAAACATGGTAACAGAAACATCCGCAAAAGGTGCTATAATAATTAAAGATACTTCAATCCCTACAATAGGATATTGGTGGACTACAGATTCAAAAACAGTTTGGGAACACCTTCAAGATCTATGCAGAGACATACAGATGAATGCATTTTTTGATCAGAACAATGTTTTGCAGTTTTATACAAGAGACAAGATATATTCACAAACAACGCCTGTATGGAATTTTTACGAAAAGCCAGAAGGATCAGTTTTGCCAAACATTATTTCTTTAAGCCAGGAAGAAATTGCTTCTGGAAATAACGTAAAGGTTATATGGAATTCAATTGTGCCAACACAATATACTGGAGATGCGACAAAGCTTGCCCAAGCACCAACAACATTTTTAAGCGCAGGCGGACTAAAGCTAGACATATCAAAGGACACGCCAGCAGATAATACCGTATTGGTAATAAATAATAATACTGTTGGAGATTCTTATAGCCAATATCAAAGTGGATTTGCATTCAGTGGATACTTCCTTATTGACTCAGAGGTAATTGAATTTGATGCATTAGAGTATCAATTTATTGACTTTAATGATGATGAAAATATTGTTTGGATAGCATCACAAAACGATGTAAACAAATATGTATCCCTGTCAAAGCCAGGGTTTGTTGATATCAATAACATTTTAGGAACAGCATACTTTAAGCCAACAGGAAGATATCGTGTTAAAACACGTGGCGCACTTGGAACAGCAGCAGCAGACCATAAAGCCACTCCAATGGATGTAATAGAATCTGGAGGCTGGATACAAAAGAGGGTGGCCTGGGTATGAGACTAACAGAAGCATATATTAATGGAAGCGGTGGAACCGCTATTGGTATGGATATATTGTATGCATCATCAATACACGAGATATCAAATAAAGATCTTGGAATAGCAGAGAACTCAAATATAAATATAAATATTTCTGTAAAAGAAATTGATCTAGGCATAGACCCAGACGGCTATATAGTAACTCATCAAATGTTTTCATCAGACGGCACATCTCCAGACGGGCCCATATCAGAGTTTTGGCCAGGAAGCCAAACTAGAAGATTAATCTTTTATAAACATGCTGTAACAAAACTAGTATGTGCAAATAATTTAATTACATTTACTGCTACTGCACATAATTTTGCAGTAGGAGATTATGTAACTATAACTAATACATATCAAAGATTTAATGTGTCAAAAAAGAAAGTAATAGCAGTAACAGCAGATACATTTTCTTTTGATGGTACTGGAATAACTCCTATAACAGAAAGAGCTACAACAGGCAAAGCTATACAAGATATAATTATAACTGGAATAAATTCTGGAAGATACTATGACTTTAACATCATACCTTATAAGGGAAACCCAACACTACTTGCCAATAGAGGCCCTGCAGAGAAGGTAAATAAATATAAAACTTCATACTATTCTCCAATTGCAAGAGACAAAATATCACCTGCATCTTTAGCAAATCAAACATCTGGTAAATCATATTTAGAAATTTTTAATGAAATAAAAGGTGAAAGCTCTATAGTATACAAAGATTTTGACTCAGTAATTCCCCCAGTCACAACATACGGCAGAGATGAAGTTGTGGGAACACCGCAAAGTGGATACTATTCTTTTGGAACAACCATTTACTTTGATCCAGAGATTAACTCAAATGGAAGAAACTCGGCAGGGCTAGGATTTTTTGTATCCAATAATGGAGGCACTGGATACTTCATTCAGCTTAGTACAGAAGCAAATGCATCAGATGCAAATAAAAAACCATTTAGGATAATAAAGGTAGACGGATCAGAGCAAAGAGTTTTAAATGACTCACAGATAACCAGAAACTCTATGTTTGCAGGAGTGATTTCTGGTACAACATACTCTATTGATTTAAAGGTAAAATATACATCAGCCCAAACAACCATAATATGTTTTATTAATGGACAAAGAATTGTTGCTACAGACAAAGTAAGCAATGATAAAAGATTCCCAGGAACAATAAGCCCTAAAAAGGGTGTTGCCTTATTTTCAACAATTGGTAAAGCGTTTTTTGACTATGTGTACGCAGACACAATAACTGAAGAGCAGTATAAAAAAGCAGAGTATTCTCCAAACTTTTATTCAGGACAATTTTCAAATGATATATTAGACCTATCATTTGGAGATTTTATATATAACGCTGTTAGCGAAGATGATGCAATTGAAAAAAAGCCAGGGGCGGTGGAAGAGTTTGGATCAACAGTGAGAGAGATCTATAGACTAAGTACCAAATTTGATGAACGCCCAGCTAAACCAATTGACATATCTTTATCTTTAAATAAATCAGCAAAGATACTGGGCAATAAAACATCGGCATATGGAACAGATGTATTTGTTTTAAATAACTCTTCCACTACAGTCCCACTAGAAGATTCAAAGACTAATAGCCTATTTGTTTTCGGTAATCAGATAAACAAAACCCCAGATCAAGAGTTTTCTACAGTAAAGGAAAATGATTATAAGAGCGACGAGCCAATAGTATTCCAGTCAATGTGGCTACAAAATGAAAATGATGTAGAGTCAATTGCTTATTGGATTAAAGATGTAGTAGTTAATAGGGGCAAGATATTGGTTGCAGAAGTTTTTGGAAACCCTCTACTATCTCCTGGAGATATTGTAAGCGTAAAGTATACTTATCAAGGGCTTGACGGAACAGAGAAGTTTATTATTACTGGAGTTTATCACACATACAAGGAAGGCCTAACTACAGAAATCACCTGTAGGTCATTAGGAACATAAATGGTATAATAATAAAATGACAAGAAATGATTCAAGGCAGCCAGTCGTATCAGAAAATGATATAGACTATTTGTTATTTCTAAATAAAAATAAATTTCTTGTTACTAGCAAAGAATCTCAGGCTGCCTATGTAGGATCAGATTCTGCATTTGATGATGGTGGTACAAATCCACCAGGACCAAAAGATCCAAAAAAACCAGAGAGACCAGGCAAACCACCAGTAGTTAAAAAGGATGTCCCAGACCTTAGTGACATTGAAAGCATTACATTTCAAGAAGACTATGACCCTGCTACTAAACTAACAACTATGACAGCTTTCATTAAGATTAGAAACTCAAGTGACAATAAAGAAAACATTGCTGGGGTAGATGCGAGAATATTTGATGCCGCCGCACCTAGAAATGATAATAAAACACCAGAAGGGGATCCAAAGAAATTTATTACGCCTGCACCAACTGTACCAGCGGTAACATTTAGTAGATATGGATCAAATGAAAGATCTCTTGCTTGGGGATGGAATAACTCAACAGGCCTAGGGTCATATGATTCAGTAAGCTATGAATGGATTATAAGTACATCTTCTGGAAAGAATGCAACGGCACTAGATAACGGAACTAAAGATTTTGTTGCCTCTGCTTCAAAATCAATTGGAGATAGCGGCAAGAATAGAACATATAGAGTAAGCTCATCTGAAGGAGATACAAGTGCTACCGCCAGCCCAAGGTGGCTTCGTGTAAGAGCAGTTGTAGTTGGAACAAATGGAAAGACATACTACTCACAGTATTCTACGCCAAAGTAATGGAGATAATATGATAAAAGGTACATACATATATTATGAAGACGGCAAAGAGATAGGCCGTTCAAAAAATATTATAACAAAGTTTGGTAAAAGATATTTAACTAATCTTCTTGCTGGCAAGGTAGAAACAGCCGACAGAGATATGGCATTTGGTATAGGATCAACCGCAGCAACGGCGGACGACACAAGATTAGAGTTTGAGTTTTATAGACTGCCAGTAGGAATTTATAGCACAGATATACAGACTGATACAGATGGAACCACATATGCTGTAGTGTATAAAGCAACATTGCCACAAGATGTTTCTGGTGTAATTTCAGAAATTGGAATTTATCCATCAACAAGAACATCTTCAAATAACTATGATAGTAAGTTTCTTTCAGAGTTTTCAAGTCCCCTAGACTGGGAAGAGTTGGCAGGAGGCAACCCATCACTAAGCTATGTCAATGGAAAAATTGGAGAGACCACACTTGAGATGTATTCAGGAACGGGATCATCAAAAGAATATGTTACATCAGTAATCCCAATTGATTTATCTGGATATTCAAAGCTAGACTCCTTGTCTTTTGTTTATTATCAAAACGATGTAAACCTTTCAAACATTAAAATAAGATTTTATAGCGATGTTAATAAGTATTATCAGGTACAAATAACACCTGCAGGAGGAGTAGGGTATAAGGTAGCAGACGAAATATACCTAGAGGAACTATTTGCGGGAGCAGTAAATGGACCAAACATATCAAGCATTAATAGAATTGGTATAGTTATAACACCAGTTACTGGACAACAAACATCTATTGGCGCAGACGGACTCAGAATAAATGATGAGGATACATTTGATCCAAACTTTGGTATTATAAGTAGATCAATACTTTCTTCACCTCTATATAAAACAACGGGAAGAACAGTAGACGTAGAATACAGATTGGATCTAAACCTATAAAATGGCAGAGTATCAGGATTTACTTAAAGACACATCGCAGTCATATGACAACGGCGATTACTTTATTGTAACCATACCAGGCCTGATACCAGGAACTATTTATCCATTAGAGTTTAGATGGAAGTATAAGGATGGAACATTTGGAGAAGATTGGTCTGCAGTAAAGTCTATAACCGCACCAGCAGAATCAACACCACTACCGCCATCCCCAGCTATAGTAACATACTCACAAGGAATAATAACTGTTAAATGGGACGGCAAAAATTCTGTTGGAGGAAGCTACCCATCAACACTAGATAAGATTGAAGTTTATATTAAATGGGCGACAGACGCAGATAACTTATATATAAGCAAGGGATCAATACCAGCAACAGGCGGCTCATTAAACATACCAGTATTGCCAGGCGATTATAATGTAAAGCTTAGATCAGTGTCAAAAACAGGAGCATTTTCTGGATTCAATCAAGTTGTAAATGTAACAGCAAAAGCTGATGCACCAGGCTTACCAACAGTAATTGTCCCAGCATGGTCTGGTACAGATTTTACCGTAGGGTTTAATTCTGACCCCTCTGCACCAGCAAACAGCTATTTGTCATTTTATTTAATAAAACTAATAGCAACAGATGGCACCGCAGCAGACTTTACATTAAGGCCAGTAGCAGGCTCCTCGCAAAAATTTGCATTAAGCTTAGAAGCAAATAGAGCATCCTTTGGTGTACCACAGACTTCGTTTTCTGGCTCAGTTTCAACAGTAGACATATACGGTAATCAAGGCACACCAGTTACATTTGCAGCACACGTGTATGTAAATAATTTGCCAGCACCAACAATAAATGTTGCTGAAGCAGTAGAAGGCTACACTGTATCATATACAACGCCAACAGATAAAACATTTGCAGGAATTGAAATACAAGAAGTAGAATCTACATCTGCAACAGATCCAGCATCTGGATATGAAACATGTTTTTATGGTCTATCAAATCCAGTATCGCTAACAAGAAGTAACCAGAATAAGCGTTGGGTTAGAGCAAGGTTTATTGCAAACAATGGAAGTGCTGGCCAATATGGAGCAGCAGTATCTGTTACTCCTAAATCAGTTGTTGTTGCAGATTTAATTCCACCAACAAATCCAACAGGAATAGGTGCTGTTGCAACAGTTGATACTTACGACCAAACTGGATTTAGCTTATCTTCAAGAATTTCTTGGACGGCATCAACAGATACTTCTACAAGAGGGTATAGGCTTCGCTGGTCACCAGATAACCCAGCAACAGTGCCAAATCCAAATTGGGAATATGGATTTACAAATGCTACTTCGTTTACTGCATCTGGGCTTATTCCAAATGTAACATATTACTATCAAGTTGCATCGGTAGATCAGTATAACAATACACAAACATATAGCACAACCCAAACATTTACAGCAGCTGACGCTGCTGCAACCGCAGTAAATGCTGCAGCAAGATTAAAATCAATATTAGCAATTGGTGGAGCAACAGGAGACCTATTTAAGTTTGGAACAGGAATACCTGATTCAATTAACACTTCCATAACAACTATTCCGTCAAACTCACCTTCTCCTCTTGGCGGATACCATGGAATACTTTTAAATAAGACTGGAAATAAAAACAACTACTGGCTAACAACAGGACAATTACGTGTGGGAACAGACACACAGTTCATGTATTTTAATGGAACAAACTTATACCTTACTGGAAATATAAATGCAGCTAGCGGATCATTTACTGGTAACGTTAATATTGCAAGCGGTGGCTCATTATATTCTGGAGCAATTGTTGGAGGTAACCTTTCAGGTGCAGGATACATATTAAATTCAACTGGACTCACATTTAACTCAGCAGGAACAAATGGCATAACAACAATCAATGGCACAACAGGAAAGCTTACAACAGCATCTGCTTCTATTGGTAACTGGGATGTAACATCAAGCGCTATATCAAAAACAAGCACATCTGGCACACTCACACTTAACTCAGCCACCGCACAGATAACAGCAACTAGCACAAGCTATACAGCAGGTATTGCTACACCAAATACAAACTCTCCATCTGATATTGTATTTTGGGCAGGCGGAGCACGTTCAACAGCAGCAAATTTCTATGTTCAAGCAGACGGAACAGTGGTTATGAAAGCTGCAACAATCACAGGACCAACAATAACTGACATAAACACAAGCTTGGCTGCAAAGGCATCTACTACAGCTCTTACAACGGGTCTAGCCACCAAGGCATCGACTACAGACCTGACAACAGGTCTAGCTACTAAACTTGGCGCAGGCGGAGCAGCAGCAGACGTTAACAGCAATACAACAACAATTTCAGGCGGCAAGATTAGAACTGGAGTAATTCAGTCAGCAACATATACAGCACCTGGAGGATCACCAAATACAACTCCATTTTCTCAAAATGGAATGAGTATTGTTTTAGATAACCAAGGATCTATTATATCTAAGCAGTTTGTAATTGACGCATCTGGAAATGCTTTCTTTAAGGGATCCCTGTCCGCAGCATCTGGAACATTTAGTGGTGCAATATCAGCATCTACAATTACTGCAACAGACGGAACAAACACATTAACAATTAATTCTAACGGTTCAATATCAAATAGCTCAACAAACTTTAGCGTTAGCTCAAGTGGTATATTAACTGCAAAAAGCGCAATAATAACTGGAAACATTACAGCAAATGCTGTAGCAGCAAATACATCAATCAGCGGTGCATTAATTACTGGCGGATCTATTAACGTAGACGGAGGCTCTGGAGCCGTAGGTAATGATCCAGACGGAAACCCAACGGTTATAATCAGTACTGTTACAAACGCTTTCTCAACAGTATATCAAAGAAACGGAATCCCTAGTTTAGGAGTTAACTCAATTGGTTTTATATCTGTAAATAGTGGAGGGTGGCAAAGCTCATGCTACCCATACTATGATGGAGGCTCAGATTTAGGAATCAATCAGTCAAGCGCACAGTCCTCAGTTACTTACAGTACTTATAGGTGGAGAAATTTAAGACTAACTGGTAGCATTATGATTGGTGGAAATGGAAGCAGTGATACCCCAAATCCAGATATTGCTGGTAGACCAATAACAAGAATCTTTGGTGACGGTAGAATATTTGCAAATACACTTGGCACAACTACAAGAACACCAGGTTCAGGTGTAACCCTAGTTCAAGCAGCAGACGGATACTTAAGAGTATACTCATCCGCATCTAGCCGAAATTATAAAGAAAACATTGAATACAAAAACACAGAGCCAATATATGATTTGATAAAAAATCTCAGTCCTGTGACATTTAACTATAAGCCAGAATTTTCTGATTTACCAGAACAGGTGCACTTAGGTTTAATTGCAGAAGATGTTCATGAGATACAGCCGAATAATGATCTTGTTATATATAAAAATGGTTTGCCTGATTCGGTTGGATATGAAAAAATACCAATGTACCTTGTAGGTGCATTTAAAGAGATGGCTAATAAAATAGATACTCTTCAAGCAAGACTTGACGCCCTAGAAGGATAATGGTATCCTTATGATAAGTAGAAAAGGAATATAATGGATAAAGCAGAACTAGTAGTACAGGCACTACAGCAACGCATTGGAGAGCTTGTCTCAAATTATGAGACGCATATAGCAATCCTACGTGCTGAAATAACTAATCTGACAAACACTTCTGAAGAAGATAATAGTCAAGTAGGAGAATAACATGGCAGAATATACACTTACACCAGTAAATTTTATGGAGGGTGAACCCCTAGACCCTAATAAATTAAACATGCTTCAGCAAAACATAACAAGCGTTTTTAAGCAAAACGCTTCATTGCAAAATGCTACAGTAGGACAGAAGTCTATTAACAGAGTTCCTATTATTGATGCTGGAAGAATACCTGTAAGTGGTGTAGTAGCTGGTAAGGTAAAGGGATTTCCAATAAACTGGCTAGGCGCACAACTATTTGATCTTAGTGGAGAAGTTACCCTTCCATACGTTACAGCAATATACCATGGAAACATTGGCGCAGAAGGATCAAAGGGTAAAAATATTACAGTTTCAGTAAACACACTTAAAGATGATCCAAAGATATATATATATTCTGATACAAAGATTGATAATGGATTTATATCATGGCAAGCAGTTCAATTCAAAACGCTTAGCTAGTATTGACAACCGCATAAAATATGTTACACTTACGGTGTAACATCAAAGTCACGTACCCGTGACTTTTTTCGTATAAAGGTAAACAATGAGTAACGATTTAAAATGGATGATATCCTCTGACCAGCAGTTCCCTTATCAAGACGATAAGATGATTGCTCTATGGTTTAAGGTAATGAAATGGTTTAAGCCAGATGTGGTTGACTATTTAGGAGACACAGATGATCAGGCTTGCTATAGTAAGTACACAGAGGGACGCTCAGCAGAGTTCTTAAACTATCACAAGACTGAAAGTGGAGATCTCATTGTTCCTATGATGCGTCATGAAGCAAAGGGCGCAAGAGATTTTTATGCAAAGACAAGAGAGATGCTACCAGATGCTCAGCTATTCTCAGCACTTGGAAATCATGATATAAGAGTATTTAATTATGTAGATGCAAAACTTCCTGAATATATTAATGAGGTTACTCCAGAAGCTCTTTGGGGATTAGACTCTTTAGGCTATGAATATATTCACTATAACGAACTACCTAAGCTCCGCTTTGGAGATATCCACGTACACCATGGACTTTCAATTGCAGCAACAGGCTCAGTCAGAAAAGACATGGAAGACCTTCAAGTATCTTTAATTAGAGGTCACTCTCATAGAATTGCATCTCATCTAGTTACTTATGAATTACGAAACGGCGGAGAAGGCGAAACCCTTCGTGGTTACGAGCTAGGCCATATGTGTGATGAAAAAGGTCCTGGAATGAAATACATGCAGCACCATGACTGGCAAAAAGGATTTGCTATTGCACATATTGTAAATGATTATCCTCACATAAACATGATTCACGTTGCGCCAGACTATTCTTGCGTAGTTGACGGAAAGGTGTTTACCTTATAATGTTTTGCTCTAAATGTAGAGGAAGAGTTTTTGTAGACAGAGTATTTTCTCAAAAGCTACACATGGAAATGTTCTGTGTGATGTGTGGAAAACGCTGGATGATTAATAAAGAAACGAGTGCTTTCGGTAAATGGCTAGATCAAATAGAAAACTTAAATCAAAAGAACTACGGTATTTCTTCTTAAATCAAAAGATACACAAGGTTATAAGATCATCAAGATCAAAAGATGAATTGGTTGCCTGGTGCTATCCAGATAAAAAGAGAATGCTTTATTCGTATTCACAAGTTAAAAAATACATGGAGACTGCCTATAGCGTAAAGCAAGTGGCGGCAATGCTTAATAGGCATAGGGTTACTATTCAAGATTATATCTTGGATGGTAAAGTAATTACTCCACAAAAAATTTATCCTATAGGAGACCCAGAGAATCCTAATTGGTCTAAGTATATGTTTAGCGAATCAGACATTTTGGACATGCACCAGCATATATTAGATTCAGGACATTCTTCAGATGTACCGACAAAGGCAGAATTACTGGGGCTTCTCAAACACAACTTAATATTGTATACTAAGACAGAAGATGGAAAGTTCGTACCTGTATGGAAGGCGGAGTAATGACAACTAGAGTTAAAGTAGACCTATCGTTTACACGTAACCTTGGAAACTATGAAAGTATCAAGATTGGTATTGGAGTAGAAGATGATGTTCGGCAGGGTGAGCATGTCGATGCAGCAACAGAACGTGTATACAAGTTTGTTGAAGACAAGCTAATTCAAAAGACTCAAGAGGTAGAAGAAGAGCTTAAGAGTGGCAAGTGAGAAGCAGCCATACATTTTAATTGGGCTATATCAAAGTCTTTATAAAGAAAAGTACGGCAGAGTTCCAACAATGAATAAGTTCCGTGAGAAGTGGGCTATGCAAGATGTTATTGATAGTGTAGGCTTTGATCGTGCAAAAGAACTTCTGATATACTATTTCTCTCTAACAAAGAATGGACACCCACTTCAGTTCTTCTTTTATAACTTTGATAAGATGGATGCCCTAAAGATTGAGATAGAAAAAGATAAAGAAAAGCGTCGTTTGTTACTTGAAGAAACGAAGAAGATGGTAGAGCAGGGCGGAATAGAGTGAACACAGAAGCAACACTTATCTCAGCAGTATGTAAGAATAAAGACATTAGCACACTGCTGGCAGACAATGTGGATGAACTATTTACTTCGCACAAAGACATTTGGGAAGGCCTAAAGTCATACTACTATAAATTCAAGGCGGTCCCAGAAGTGGGAATCCTGCAGGAAAAGTTTAAAGACTTTGAGCCAGTAGAAACAAAGGCAGAGACTGGATACTATCTTGATACATTAAAGAATGAGTTCCTGTCTAATAGACTGAAGAATATTATTCTAAAGAGTGGCTCTGCATTAAAAGAAGATGCTGCCTCAAGAGTTCTAGAGCAGATGCAAAGCCAGCTTGCAAACCTAAGTAGATTTACAAATAACGTTAGAGACTTAGATATCACAGATGCAGATGCTGCAATTAGACATATGGAATTACTTCGTGTGCGTTCTGCAGAGATGGGTGGATCACCAGGAATTAAAACTGGTTTTGAGGCCATTGATTTAGCATATCCAACAGGAATGGCTCCTGGACACTTAATCGTGGCTATTGGATGGCCTGGACGTGGTAAGACGTGGTTTACTTCCTACTTGGCATGTAAGGCTTGGGAGCAAGGCTTTAAGCCAATGATTGTTTCTCTTGAAATGTCTCCAGAGAATATGCGTGACCGTATCTATACAATGCTAGGCTCTGGTCTATTTAAAGCCTCAGATTTTTCAAAAGGCAATATTAATATTGATGACTTTCGTTCATGGTCTACAAAAAAGTTTGCGGATAAGAATAGCTTTATTCTTATTTCAAACGAAGGAAACACAGAAGTAACACCAGCAACTATTCAAGGCAAGATTGACCAGCACAAGCCAGACCTAGTTATCCTTGATTATCACCAGCTGTTTAATGATAATAAACGAAGTAACTCTGAAGTAGAAAGAAACCGAAATGTTTCTCGTGAGTTTAAAATGCTTGCGGTATCAAACAATATTCCAATTATTGATATCACTGCAGCAACTGCGGACGATGTATCTGATCAAGATAATCCTCCAATGATGTCTCAGGTTGCGTGGTCAAAGGCTATTGAGTATGATGCTGACATGGCTATGGCAGTTCACAGATATCCAGGAACTAATATGATTGAGATAGTTTCAAGAAAGAATAGACATGGTCATGAGTTTGGCCTGTATTTAGATTGGGATATCAACCGTGGTATCGTCAAAGAAATTTATGAGAATCCTTTCCAAAAAGATGAATCACAAACAGATAAAAAGATTTCAAGTAAAGGTTGAGTTTAAAGACGATTCCGATATGATCAGAGTTAGAGCGCAGTACGAAAGCCTTCTAACACAAGACATGAAAGGCAAAGGGTATGCAAGAGTACTTGACATAAACCCAGCCTTTTCGGTAGAATTTGACGGACAAACATGGGTGTTCTTAATGACACTCTATGGGATATATGTTGGAAAGAAGAAAGCATGGCAGTCAGAGGGAATTACGCAAGGAAAGTTGATTCCACGCAGTATGCCCCAGACCACATCAAGGCTATAGTAAAAGGAATAGGCCTAGACTGTACTGGTGAAACTGATGTTGAGATAGCTTTCTACTGCCCATTTCATTCTAATAGACACAGTGCTAGTTGTAGTATAAGTAAAACAACTGGCGCATGGCTTTGCTTTAATCCATCATGCGGAGAGTCAGGATCAGTAATTGATCTTGTTAAAAGAGTATTGCATAAGAATGATTTTCAAGCAATGAGATATGTGTTCTCAAAAGAAAATATTGTTCTCGATAACTTTGATGAGATGCTAAGCTCTGTTATGGAAGACAAACCAGAGTTTGAAGAATTTTCACAAGAAGTTTTAGACAGATTACATGCAGATCTATTTGGCAATAAAGAGCCTAGAGATTATTTGGAGTCTAGAGGAATCAATGAAGAGTCAATGAAATACTTTGGTCTTGGATACTCAAATGCAAATGGCATGGTTATTACCCCAGTACATAGCCCAGATGGAATTCCAGTGGGCTTAGTTGGCAGATCTATATCAGACAAGAGATTTAAGAACAGCACAAATCTTCCAAGAAGCAAAACAATGTTTAATATTCATAGAGCAAAAAAAGAAGGTGGAATTGTAATCATTGTTGAATCTAACTTTGATGCAGTCCTAGTTCATCAGGCTGGCTTCCCAAATGTAGTAGCAACATTAGGTGGTCACATATCATCAGAGAATATATCTTTATTAAATAAATATTTTAATAGAATAATTATAATGACAGACGCAGACCAGGCTGGAAGAGAGCTTGGTAACAACATAGCCAGCAGGCTAAGGAATAAAGACCTCTTGTGGGCTTCTTACGAATATGGTAAGATATACCCACATGATGCAAAAGATGTAGGCGATATGACCCAAGAAGAGATTAAAGCCTGTATTAAGAACGCAGTATCCAATATTGAATATCAATCTTGGAACCCGTGATACAATAAAAGAACAGATGGATTTACACCATCAATTATAAAAGGAGATAAAATGGGTATAGTAAAAGGTCTTAAGGGACTAAATCAAGTAATGGACAAGCCTTCATATTCAGAAGGAGATAGCACAAAGGCACGTTGGGCAAAGCTAGAGGATGCAGAAAGCGTTAAGATTCGTTTTCTACAAGAGCTTGACCCAGACTCACCAACATACAATGAAAAAGCTGGACTTGGATTTATTGCAGTTGAACACACAAATCCAAAGGACTATCGCCGTAAGGCACTTTGCACAATGGATGACCAAGGCAAATGCTATGGTTGTGAACAACATCGTAAAGATTATAAGGCAGGATGGAAGGGTCGTTCACGGCTTTACATTAATGTTCTTATCGATGATGGTAAGGAAGATCCATACGTAGCAATTCTTTCACAGGGCTCAAGCGGAAAAACAATTACACCTACACTAATTGAATACGCAGGAGAGATGGGCTCAATTACAAACCTTATGTGGCGCATCAAGCGTTCAGGTACAAAAACAGATACAAGTTATACAATTATTCCACTAGCAAAAGATGAAACAGCATTTGATTTATCTACAGTAGATTTGTATGACCTAGAGACTACTGCAGTGCGTGATTTACCATACACTGATCAAGAGTCATTCTTTGCTGGCGAAGGCGGACAAGCAGAAGAGACAAACTCTTCGACAAGCAGCAGCTTAGACTGGTAGTAAAGGTGGGGCGGGTTACCGCCCCACTCTGCCAGAGTAGCCCAGCGGTAGAGGCGGTAGACTTAAAATCTATACAGCGTGGGTTCGAATCCCACCTTTGGTACATAATAGAAAACGGCGGAAATGATTAACCTAGAAATACCAGATCCATTTGCTACATTTGTAGCAAAGAAGTATGCAAACTATAAAGGTATGCAGTATGACTTCTTTGCAAGAGAGTGGCACACTAATTGTAGTTGCTGCAAGGAAGAGCTGTTTGCACCTACTAAAAAAACTATGACAAAGATTAGACTTTATCATACTAGAAATGAATGCTTGGGCGGATACTAATGAGCATATGCAATAAGTATGGATGCAACTTTGAATTAGATTTAGATGGACAGGTTACATGCGTTAAGTGCGGAGCAATGGATGATGATAAACAAACAATCCCATTACAGTATTTTGAAAATCAGGTAGACTTTGAGTAATCAATTCACACACCTACACGTCCATTCATATTATTCATTAATGGATGGATTAAATTCACCTAAAGAATTATGTCAGGCTGCACTAGATGCTGGGCAAACAGCAATTGCAATTACAGATCATGGAACACTTTCATCACACCGAGACATGCAGATTGCTGCAAAAGAATTAGGAATTAAACCAATCCTTGGTGTAGAGGCATACATCTCCCCCACAGATAGATTTGATAGATCATCTAAAACAGATAAGTCTATTCAGGCTTACAACCATATTATCCTTCTTGCAAAAAATAAGAAGGGGCTAGAAAATATTAACACGCTTCAAGAGCTTGCGTGGAATGAAGGCTTTTACCATAAGCCACGCATTGATAGAGAGGTTTTAAATGAATACAAAGAAGGTATTATCGTTCTTTCTGGATGTCTTAATGGTCTTATTTCGAAGTGCATTGAAAAGGGTGAGTTCAAAGAAGCAAAGATTATCCTACAAGATTTTAAGAAAAATTTTGCTGAGGATTTCTATATTGAAGTGCAGTCTCACAATCCCCAAGAAATAAATTCAAAGCTTCTTGAGTTAGCAGATGAACTTAAAATTAAAGCGGTGGCAACAGGAGATGCTCACTTTGCTAAAGAAGAAGACAGAATATTAGAAGAAGCATTACTTATTCTATCCACATCACCAAAGGCAGACAAGGATACAGATTTTGACATGTCTAGAAATATTAAAGACATGCTTGATAGATTTAATTATCTTTATCCAGATAGAAGAATATCATTCCAAGACTATAACCTATTTATTCAGTCACGCTCAGAAATTGAGGCAGACTTTAATAAGGCTGGAATTAATCGAACAGACATATACGAAAATACTATGGAGATTGCAAATAAGATTGAGGAGTATGATTTCTATCAGGGCCTAGACCTTCTGCCAGTCCCAAAGACTGATGCCGATGAAAGACTACTAGAGTTGTCTGAAAAGGGCTTAGAGAGCCTTCAGAAGGCTTCAGACCCTATTTATAGGGACAGGCTAAGGGAAGAGTTAGACATTATTGCTTCAAAGAATTTTGCCTCCTATTTCCTAGTGGTTGCAGACATGATTAACTGGGCCAAGGAAAATGATATTCGTGTTGGTCCTGGCCGTGGTTCAGCAGCTGGATCATTAGTTTGCTATGCTCTTGGAATTACAGATGTAGATCCAATTGAATATGATTTGCTGTTCTTCCGTTTTATTAACCCAGAACGAAATGACTTTCCAGATATTGATACTGACTTTGAAGACCGTCGTCGCAAAGAGGTTAAAGATTATTTAAAGAAAAGATTTAAGCATGTTGCTTCTATTTCAACCTATACCTACTTTAAGGATAAGGGAGTTGTTAGAGATGCTGCTCGTGTATTTATGGTTCCACTTCAAGAGGTTAATCGTGCACTTAAGTCTGTAGATACATTTGAAGATTTTATTGACTCACCAAACACAAAAGAATTTAGATTGCGCTACCCAGAAGTAGTTTGGCTTGCAGACAGACTTCGTGGAAGAATCAGGTCAGTTGGAGTTCATGCTGCTGGAGTTGTGGTAGCAAAAGATGATCTACGAAAGTTTGCCCCAGTTGAATCTCGTGAAGACTCACAGGACAAAGTTTCAGGAAGAATTCCTGTTGTAGCATATGATATGGATACCGTTGCAGACATTGGTCTCATTAAGCTAGATGCGCTAGGTCTTAAAACTTTATCTGTAATCTCAGACACTCTTGGATCAATTAAGAAAAGACACAAGAAGGATATTAATCTTTCTGGGCTATCTATGGATGACCCAAAGGTTTATCAGATGCTTTCAGAAGGTTATACAAAGGGAGTGTTTCAGGCAGAAGCAACCCCATACACAAACCTTTTAATGAAAATGGGTGTAGACAAATTTGAAGATCTTGCTGCATCAAATGCCCTAGTTCGCCCTGGTGCGATGAATACAGTTGGTGCATCTTATATTAATCGTAAGCATGGTCGTGAAGCGGTAGAGTATACGCACACCATTCTTAAGCCTTTTACAGAAAACACATATGGTGTTATTATATATCAAGAGCAAGTTATGCAGGCATGCGTACACTTGGGAGGTATGACTTGGGCAGAGGCTGATAAGGTCCGCAAGATTATTGGAAAGAAGAAAGATGCAAAAGAGTTTGACCAATTCAAGGATAAGTTTGTTACTGGGGCTTCAGAACACATTACTAAGAAAAAAGCAGAGGCGCTTTGGCACGACTTTGAAGCGCATGCTGGTTATTCTTTCAACCGTTCCCATGCTGTTGCTTACTCTATGCTTAGTTATTATACTGCTTGGCTTAAGTCCTATTATCCTCTTGAGTTCATGTTTTCAATTCTTAAAAACGAAAATGACAAGGACGCAAGAACAGAATATTTAATTGAAGCAAAAAGACTTGGCTTGAGTATCAAGCTTCCACACATTAACGAGTCTGATATTTACTTCTCTTTACAAGGAGAGTCTATTAGATTTGGTTTAGCTGAGGTAAAGTTTATCTCAGACAGTATTGCAAACAAGATCATAGAAAAGAGACCATACAAAGACTATGTTGATTTCATTGATAAAGCGTCGAAAAAAGGTAGCGGCATTAATAGCAGGGCTATCACTGCTCTTAATTCCATCGGTGGTGCGGCTTTTGACGATAATCCAAGACAAGGTAACGAGAAAGACAACTACTACGAATACCTAGGAATACCAACATTTAATTTAGCTGGAATTCCGCCACGCATTAAAGCACAGGCAAGACCAATTCAAGACTTCGATGACCTAGGTTCATTTGTAATGTTTGGAATGGTTAAATCAATTAAGCGTGGAAGTGGCTGGGCAAGAGTTGAACTGGTAGATGAAACTGGTTCTATTGGTTTATTCCATACAGAGCAGACACAAATTGAAACAAATCAAATGTATTTTATTTTAGTTGGAGATAATCGTATTGCCAGATATATTAAGGTAAGTGATATTGATCCTAAGTCAGATGATTTGTTTGTTGACTATCTATATAGAAAAGAATATGATCTAGAAGAAGATGAGTATATTGTAGTTAACTTTACCCCATATACAACCAAAGCTGGAAAGCAAATGAGCCATATTGTATTGTCTAACAAGGATAAAGAATTAACTAGAGTTATTGCTTTTCCAACAATGTATAAGATGTCTCTTGCCAAGATGCGAGAGGGAATGAAATGTAAGGTTGTGCTATCTAAATTAGATGACGGCACATTAAATATAAAGGAAATACTATGACAGAAGAAGCACCAGAGGATATCTTTGCAGAACTAAATGTTACAAAGATATTAGTAGCAATATTAGAATCACATAAAGAACTAATGGTTCCCACCAGTGTTTTAATTGAAGCTTTAAATGAAGACAAGGAACTACAGGTTGACTACGATGCAGATAATCAGACATTTGTATTTAAGTTAAAGGTAAAAGATGACAACGTTGAGCACTGATTATGGGCTAGATGCATTTGCAGCGCTACTGCATGAGTCAGCTTTAGAAAAGGGTTTCTGGGATGGAGAGATTACATATGACAAGATTGGAAATAAGCTTGCTCTTGTGCATTCAGAAGTAACTGAAGTCCTGGAGGCTATTCGTAAAGATAAAGGCTCTGAAGAAATTGTAGAAGAAATGGCTGATGTAATAATTAGACTGCTTGATCTTTATGCTGCAATGATGAACGAAGGATTTGTTGAACATTCTTTGGATGAAGTAATGGACAATAAGATAAATAAAAATAAAGAGAGACAAAGGCTTCACGGGAATTTGTTTTAATGCTATACTAATACAAAGAAAAGGTTTATATGACTATACAAATAAATGATATATTAGCAAAGTTAGATCCAAAAACTAGAGCAAGAGTTCAGTCTGCACAAGACGTAAAAGTTGAAAAGCAATTGACACCTAGCATTGGTTTAAACATGGCATTAAAGGGCGGGCTTGGATACGGAAGACAGGTATTAGTCTGGGGAAATAAGTCTGCTGGTAAGTCTTCTTTTTGTTTGCAGATGATTGGTATGGCACAAAAAGAAGGAAAGACTTGCGCTTGGATTGATGCTGAGGCCTCATATGATCAGTCGTGGGCAGAGATGCTTGGAGTAGATTCGGCTTCCCTTATCTATTCCCCAGCAAAAACTGTAAACGATATGGTAGATGTTGCTACAAAGCTAATGGATGCTGGTGTTGATATCATTGTTGTAGACTCAATCTCAGCATTATTGCCAGCAATTTATTTTGAAAAAGATGGAAATGAAATGAAAGATTTGCAAGACACTAAGCAAATCGGAGCAGAAGCAAAGGATATGACTCATGCAGTCAAGATGTTAAATTATGCAAACAAAAATACACTATTGGTACTCATCTCACAGCAAAGAAATCAATTTGGATCTATGCATGCCTCCCATATTCCGACAGGAGGAATGGCAGTTAAGTTCTTCTCTTCCACGGTCATTAAGTTATGGTCTTCGGAAGCTGAGGCTAATGCGATTAAAGCGGGCATTAAAGTTGGTGACAAAATCATTGAGCAAAGAGTTGGCAGACCAGTCAATTGGATTATTGATTACAACAAACTCGGCCCCCCTAATCTTTCAGGACAATACGACTTCTACTATCAAGGAGAAATCTTAGGAGTAGATGCAGTCGGAGAAACGCTAGATGTTGCAGAGATGGTTGGTGCAGTAGAAAAGGGTGGAGCTTGGTATACAGTAAACGGAGAGAGACTTCAGGGACGTGCAAAAGCAGTTGCTTACTTAAAAGAAAATCCAGAAGTAGTTATAGAATTGGCTGATAAAATAAATGCCAGATCTTAATGAATTTTTAAACAACAAAGAGCAGAAAGAGGCTCTTCGTTCCACATTGGAAAGCCTTGAAGGTATTAGACCTTGTTCTAAATGTGAGCTTGATGTGGATGGTGGGTTGTGGGATCCAGAAAGTTTAACTATGCAATGGACATGCTCTAATGGACATGAAACAAAGCATCAGGTGGGCTAATGTCAGAAAGATCAGAAGTTAAAAGAGATGGCGCAAAAGCACAAAAGAATAGTGGGCGTGGAGATTATCAAAAGGGTGATGCCAAATGGAATCAATTCCTTGTTGATTACAAGGAGGCATCTTCTTCTTTTACTTTAAACAAACCAGTGTGGTCTAAGATATGCACTGATACATTTAAAGTAAGTAGAGATATGCACCCAGCGTTAAAAATAATTATAGGAACTGATTCTAAGGTTCGTCTTGGAATCATTGAATGGACGGTATTAGAAGAACTGATATCGTTTTGGGAGGAAAATCATGAGTAATCCAGATGTTAGTTTTGTTGGAAAGATTGGGCAGGATCCAGTTGCTTTAGGCAATGGCGGATTAAGGCTAAGAGTTGCAACCAATGACCGTATTAGAGATGACTCCACTGGAGAATGGAAAGACGGTCCAACTTCTTGGTGGACAGTTAAAGTTTGGAATAGACTTGCAGAGCAAGCTAAAGATGTCCTTAAAAAAGGACAAGAGGTTACTATCTCTGGAGTAATCTATGAAGAGACATGGAAAGACAAAGAAACGGGACAAACCAAAAATAGTTATGAAATTAAAGCCACTAGCATTGGCTTGACTCCATGGTCTGTTTCACGTGAGAAGGCTTCGTCTAGCGCAAGCTGGGACATGAACGCAGAGGTTCCATTCTAGTGATTTCTTTTATTTGTGGGGCGGCAATTGGATTTATTATTGGTTACGGCCTTGGTTTATTTATTGACAAATTAGACAAGAGGGAAAAAGATGGCAGAAGATAAAAATACACTTGAGTTGATAAGCGATATCACAGAGTTCAATGACCTGCATGAGTTTATGAAGGATGAGCATTTAGATAAAGCTCTGGCTATTGTGGTAAAATTATTAATGAACCCAGACGTACCATCTGCTAAAGCTCCACATTTAATTATGGAGCTGCAGGCTATGTCAACTAAGTTTGCCGTACTTGCTTCAGTATATTCTACTATTGCAAAAGACAAGGCTGGAACAGCAAACAACAATAAAAAGAATATTTATTATTCAGTAAAGGAGTCCATAGACAAACTTGTAGATGCACTTAAGTATGTCGTTAGGTACAATTCATAAATGGCAAGAGACATTGTAAAAAATTTAAAGTTTAAAAAGCATACTGGCAAACACTTTGATCCAGAATTATTTGCCCAGCTGCTTGATGAGTCATACCGTAATACTAAACGTGCTGATGGAGAGATGACAAAGAAATCATTTAGCCCTAGCTCTTTAGGATACGGCCATGGAACATGCCCAAGATATTGGTACATGGCATTTAGTGGAGCAATGTTCATTGATGACAATGATGCCGTTGCTGTTGCTAACATGGCACAGGGCACACAGGCTCATGAAAGACTTCAAAAACTTATTTCTACAATGCCTCAATTTGTAGCAGAAGAAGAAGAGATCATAAACGAATATCCACCAATTCGTGGATTCATTGACTTAATCATGGAGTATGATGGCGAAACCGTAATTGGTGAAATTAAAACGGCAAAGCAAGAAGTGTGGGATACAAGACAATCAGAGATGAAGTCCTCAGATAACCATATGCTACAGTTACTTACATACATGAAACTTAAGAATGCAAAAGAAGGATTCTTTCTTTATGAAAATAAGAATACACAAGAGATCCTAATTATACCAGTATCAATGAACGATAAGAATAAAAAAATAATTGAAGATACATTCCTTTGGATGCAAGAAGTTTGGGATAATTTTCAAAATGGAGACTTGCCAATGCGCCCTGCGGGTGTAACTAAATCTAAGATGCCATGTACGTATTGCCCTGTCAAAAAAGCATGCTACGATAAATCGGGACCAACAGGAACTGTGCAGATAGAACTGTACAGAATACCAACATTATGATATGTTCAAATAAAGAGTGTGCAAAGGATTTTGATCCTAAGACTCATAATCAAAAATATTGTACTGATGAGTGTTGCAGAGTTGCAACAAACAGAAGGATAATGGAAAAATATTATGAAAGAAAAGCAATCAAGAATGGATCTGTTAGACAGTGTTCTAAATGTAAGGCTAAGTTAAGCAGATACAACACTGACATTATATGCGCCCATTGCGAAAAGAAAAGAAGCAGGACTAAAAATTTGCTTCAGGAAATTATAGATGAAATTAAGTAGCCTTGTAAAGACAAAAGCGCATCGTGTTCTTGGGATAGATGCGTCAACAAACTCTATTGCTTTTTGCCTAATGGAAGGCAACAAGCCATTAAAGTGGGGTAAGATTGATCTTGCTGGCATGGACATATACGAAAAGATATATGATGCTAAAAAGAAAATGTCTGTTATGCTAGAGGAACTTAGGTCAGACTATATAGTTGTTGAAGGTGCCATACTTGTCAGATCACCAGATGCTGTGATAAAATTGTCTTATGTGTATGGAGTTGTAATTGCAGAGCTTATGTCCACGGGGGCAAAAGTTATAACAATACCACCCAGCTCATGGCAGGCGCATATTGGCAATAAAAACCCAACAAAAGCTGAGAAGGAAGCAATACGTATCAAGAATCCAGGCTATGCTGACTCTTGGTACAAAAATCAATTAAGGAATATGCGTAAGCAAAGAACTGTTGATTATTTTAATAAGATGTACGGATTAGATTTAAATGATTTTGATGTTGCAGATGCATTCGGCATTGCACATTATTCCAATGAGGTGTTAACTAAACGATGAGTCCAGACTGGCAAGAGAAGAGTAATCAAGAAGAGTTTGTTTTAAAATTACTTAATAATAAAAAAGAAGGATACTATGTAGAGCTAGGAGCATTTCATTCTAAGAATGGAAGCAATACCTATAGACTAGAAAATGAGTTTGACTGGAAGGGCGTTTCTTTTGAGATAGTTCCAGAATTTCACAAAGAGGTATCAGAAAATAGAAAGAATCCATGTATTCTTGGAGACGCTACTCAGTTTAATTATATTAATTATTTTGAAGAGAACAATTTTCCAAAGCAGATAGATTACCTACAGGTAGATATTGATGGAGGGTATGATCCAAATGGATATGCCGTTGGCAACCCATACCTATCTTTACATGGCTTATTAGCAGTACCATTAAACCAGTATAGATTTACAGTAATAACATTTGAGCATGATGCTAATTTAGTTTTAAATAATATAGCCATGCGTGATGCACAAAGACAGATACTTGATTCACTTGGATATGCTCTTGTGGTTAGAGATTTCCATGAAGACTGGTGGGTTGATAGAAGCGCTATCGGTTACACAGATTACAGACAGCATTTTAAATGGAACACAATGTGAAGCTTTACCAAAGTAAAGAGTGGCTGTATAGAAGATATGTAGTTCAAAGAAAGACAGTCACTGAAATTGGAAAAGAGTGTCAAGTATCTGCTATGACTATACAAAGATACCTAGAGCAGTTTGGATTAATTAAAAAAAGATGAGTGTCTTAGATAAATTTTGCTACAGCATATTCCATATACCAGGATATGGAGACTCCGCCAATATAAGGCAGTCTCTATTTGATGAGCTTGACTTATATTTATCTGATAAGATAAGCAAACTTGACACGCCTACAATTTTAATATCTTCTGAAAAAGATTACTTTGATGCCCAAGACAAGTATCAAATACTAGATCCAAGATCAAAGTTTAAATGGGGAGAGCTTGGTATATGGGCAAGTAACCTAATAGCAATGAAAAACTTTATTGAATCTGATAAAGGGTATCTAATGCTAATGGAAGATGACATCTATGTAAAAGATAAAGACTTATTCTTAAGTCTTCTAGAAAAGTATATGATGCTACTGCCAGACAATTGGGACGTATTCAGTTATTTTGTTCATCCCAAAGAATATTGGTTGGGGTATGGAGTAGAGGTTGACAACTCAATACCAGGATTTCCAATATATAGGAACATACTTCCCCCAGAAGTTTCATTTGAAAGTGATGTAGTTGAGGCATATCAAGATTGGTCTTTACTTTGTTACATAGTAAATAGAGATTCAGCAAAAAAAATATTATATTTTGTTAAAGAAAATGGAATAACAGAACCAATAGATTGGTTTATTTTTAATAAGTTTAACAAAGTTTTTAATACTTACACAATATCACCTACAGCGTTACCAGGCTGTGAGCTTTATGAAACAACATCTCAATTCCAACAGAAAGAGATGCCAATGACCATACCAGGAAAGAGAACTATAGATGTCTAGAGAAACTTCAGAAAAGATACCAAATTGGTTTGAGATGGGATCAACTCAAGAAACATTTGGAAGCATACTTTCTGAGTATACTGGCCAAGATAATTTAAGGTTTTTAGAAATAGGATCATTTTGTGGCGACAGCTCAGCATGGATTGCTAAAAACATTTTGACTGAAAAAAATTCTTATTTAGATTGCGTTGACCCTTGGCTTGTTGATGTAGAAAATTTAATATACGACTGGTCAGAAATAGAAGCAGAGTTTGATAAACAAATAGAACCTTATAAAGATAAAATAAATAAGCATAAATCATTTAGCTTTGATTATTTAATTAAAAATAGAGAAACATTATTTGATTTTATATATATTGATGGAGATCATTCTGCAAAAGCAATACTAGAAGATGCCGTTTTAAGCTGGAGTATTCTTAAGATTAATGGTATTATGGCATTTGATGATTATGAATGGCAGCATCCAGAAGGCAGTCAGTATAATCCTAAAAAAGCTATTGATGCGTTTTTAGATATTTATAAAGAAAAAATATCTGTCATTCATGTTGGTTGGCAGGTTTGGATTAGAAAGACGGCGGAGTAATGGGATTTGTATCATATCCAAATAAAGATAACGGGTATCAAATGTGGGTGACAGACTTACAATTAATAGCAACTGATGCACCATCTGGACATAAAATAATTACAGAGTGTTTAGAGATAGCAGAGATGCTAATAAAAAAGAATGTTTCCTACGGAGACTCAGCATTAAATCCCATGAGATTATTCGCACAGTCAGATTCAGTAGAGCAGTTAAAGGTTCGTATTGATGATAAATTAAATAGAATTAAAAACTCACAGGGGTATGCTGGGGATAATGATATTGATGATTTAATTGGATACCTAGTGCTATTAAGAATAGCCATGTCTCAGGTTGCCATTTCAGTCGACTAGAAGTATAATAGTATCATGAGCGATATAGAGCCAGCAGTACATTTTGATCGTATGAATAAAGTCGTTGAGGAACTACTCAAGGGCAATTCAGCCACGCAGATAGCAACAGCTACAGGATTATCTAGAAAAGAAGTCCTAGAGTTTATTGATGAGTGGAAGACAGTAGTACACAATGACTCTAATATAAGAGATAGAGCAAGAGAAGCAATCTCTGGTGCTGACCAGCACTATGCAATGCTTATTAAAGAGGCCTGGAAGACTGTAGAAGACGCAGATCAAAGCGGGCAGCTTAGTGTTAAAGCAGGAGCTTTAAAGCTAATTGCAGACATAGAGACTAAAAGAATAGCAATGCTTCAATCTGTTGGAGTTCTAGAGAACACGCAGATAGCTTCACAAATTGCAGAGACAGAACGCAAGCAAGAAATATTGGTTGGTATATTAAAAGAAACAACCGCATCTTGTCCTAAATGTAAAATGGATGTTGCAAAAAGGCTTTCCCAGATTACTGGTGTAGTGGAGGCAATAGTAATTCAGGACGCAGATGTCATTTGATTTTTCAGATTTAATTGACATACTTGACGGAGAAGAATTTGAAGAGCGTCCAGTAGACCTACAAACATTTGTTACTGACCCAAACTATTTAGCCCTGCCACCACTATCCGAATTACAGTATACTTTAATTGAAAAGTCATCTCAAATATACAAAGAGTCTACACTAATAAAACTTTTTGGAGAAGAAGACGGCAAGCTGAGATTTAAGCAGACATGCAATGAAGTAATTGCCCAGCTAGGCAAAGGTTCTGGTAAGGACTACACAGCTACCATATCAGTAGCATATCAAGTGTATTTATTGTTATGTTTAAAAGATCCAGCAACATATTATGGTAAGCCACCAGGTGACACAATTGATATCCTTAATATTGCTATTAACGCACAGCAGGCGAACAATGTTTTCTTTAAAGGATTTAAGACAAGAATTGAATTATCCCCATGGTTTGCTGGAAAGTATGAGCCTAAAGCATCTGAAATTAAATTTGATAAGAATGTAAATGTATACTCAGGCCACTCTCAAAGAGAAGCATGGGAAGGATACAACGTTATAACTGTTATCCTTGACGAGATCTCTGGTTTTGCCATGGAAAATACAACAGGACATGACCAGGCTAAGACAGCTGATGCTATATATGACATGTACCGTGCATCTGTGATGTCCCGTTTCCCAGACTACGGAAAAGTAATTTTACTTTCGTTCCCACGTTTCAAAAATGATCCAATACAAAAATTCTATGAGTCTGTTATTGGAGAAAAAGAAACTATTATTAGAACAAAGACTCTTAAGATGGACGATGATCTTCCAGACGGAACTGATGGCAATGAGATAACTATCGATTGGGAAGAAGACCATATCATATCTTATCTGTATCCTAAAACATATGCTTTAAAAAGGCCAACATGGGAAGTCAACCCAACTAAAAAAATTGAAGATTTTAAGGTAGACTTCTACAAGAATTCAATGGATGCTCTTGGTAGATTTGCTTGCATGCCACCAGAGATGGTAGATGCTTTTTTTAAGTCACGTGAAAAGGTAGAGAAGGCATTTAATAATACTGCTCTTGCTGTAGATAGCTTTGGTAGATTAGAAGAATGGTTTAAGCCAAAAGAAGATACAAGATACTTTATACACGTTGACCTTGCACAAAAGCACGACCATTGTGCAGTCTCACTAGCACATGTTGAAAGATGGGTTAATGTTAGAGTTACAAACGAGTACTCTCAGCCAGCACCAATTGTTAGTGTAGATGCAGTTAGATACTGGACACCTACACCTGATAAGTCTGTTGATTTTACTGAGGTTAGAGACTATATACTTGCACTTAAAACTCGTGGGTTTAATATAGGAGTATGTACATTTGACCGCTGGAACTCTCACGATATGATGCAGCAGTTAAAGCAATACGGAATCAATACTGAAATTTTGTCAGTGGCTAAGAAGCACTATGACGATATGGCTATGGTTGTTTTAGAAGAAAGACTTAATGGTCCATATATACCGCTTCTAATTGATGAATTGTTGCAGTTAAAAATTATGCGTGATAAGGTTGATCACCCAAGAAAAGGTTCTAAAGACTTGGCGGATGCAGTCTGTGGGTCTATATTTAATTCAATTAGTAGGACAAGGCCAGATATGAACAATGAAATAAACATTCATACATATGAGTCAATGTCAATACATGATGATTTTAGTAGAGATAACCCAGATGTAACATCAACTAATATGATCAGGGCACCAAGAATGCCACAGGATTTAAGAGAAGCAATGGACAGGATGCAAATAATATGAGTGAATATCAAGATAAAGCTAAAGAGTGCAAGTGCTGTGGCAAGCATGTTCCGCTTCCAACTGTATTGAGAGAGTTTAATGGCATAGTTGTATGCCCAACTACATTTGCCAATATAATGGAATACACTAGAGTTTGGAACTCTATTGGATCAAGGCCTCCTGGAAAAATAAGAAAACATTTTTCAGAGTATGTACAGCAGATAGTTGAAAAAAGCATTGACAATAACGATAAGATTATACTATAATTGCAACTAGGTAACAGTAGCTTAGTTGGTTAAAGCCCCGAACTCATAATTCGGTAATCGTAGGTTCGAGTCCTACCTGTTGCACATGGGAGAATATGTGAAAGATATAGAGTACTACATAGAAATCGGTGCTGTTTCAGTTGAAGGCATTGATGAAGATGGGGAGTTTATTTTTCTTATAACAGAAAAAGCCAAAGATGTTGCTCCAGAATTATGGAAAGCCCATACAGAATATATTGATGATGCAATGCTAAAACTTTTTGAAAGTGGATTTTTAGATGTATCTTATGATGAAAATTTAGAAGCAACTTTCTCTCTAAGCCCAGAAGGAGAAGAGATGGCAAAAGAATTAGGGCTTGTAGAAATGAATAAAGAAGAAGAATAGTACACCTCTGTAGCTCAGAGGAAGAGCAACAGACTTCTAATCTGTTGGTCGCTGGTTCGATTCCAGCCAGGGGTACGATACGTAGTATCACTTATATAAGGAGAAAAAAAATGAGCGAAGCAAAGTGTCCAGTAACTGGGCATTCAACTAATGCAAATGCAACAAAGAATGCAGACTGGTGGCCTAATCAGCTAGACCTATCAGGACTTAGAAAGCATTCAGAGAAATCTAATCCTATGGGATATGATTTTAATTACGCTGAAGAGTTCAAGAGTCTAGATCTTGATGCTCTTAAAAATGATATTAATAATCTTTTAACAGATTCACAAGAGTGGTGGCCAGCAGATTACGGTAATTATGGACCATTCTTTATTCGTATGGCATGGCATTCTGCAGGAACATACAGAACTACTGATGGTCGTGGCGGTGCTGGAGAAGGGCTACATAGATTTGCTCCACAAAATTCTTGGCCAGATAACGGCAATCTAGATAAAGCACGTCGTTTGTTATGGCCAATTAAGCAGAAGTACGGCAAGAAGATTTCATGGGCTGACCTAATGATACTTGCAGGCAATGTTGCACTTGAAAACATGGGCTTTAAGACATTTGGTTTTGGCGGAGGCCGTGAAGATGTTTGGGAGTCTGACGATACATACTGGGGTGCCGAAAAAGAATGGCTTGCAGACAACCGTTATAGCGGAGACCGTGAGTTAGAAAATCCTCTTGCAGCAGTGCAAATGGGTCTTATATATGTAAACCCTGAAGGACCTAACGGTAACCCTGATCCAGTTCTTTCTGCAAGAGATATTCGTGAAACATTTGCTCGCATGGCAATGAATGATGAAGAAACAGTTGCACTAATTGCAGGTGGACACGCATTTGGTAAAGCACACGGTGCTGGAGATCCTTCACACGTTGGCCCAAACCCAGAAGCTGCTCCTCTTGAAGAGCTTGGTCTTGGATGGAAGAATTCATTTGGTAAGGGAAATGCAGAAGACACAATCACAAGCGGTATTGAAGGTGCATGGACCGCAACACCAACTAAGTGGGATAACTCATACCTAAAGTTATTATTTAAGTATGACTGGAAGCAAACAAAATCACCTGCTGGTGCAACACAATGGATCCCAACAGATGAGTCTGCATCTAATTTAGTACCAGATGCACATGTTGAAGGCAAGTTTCATGCCCCAGTTATGACAACAGCAGACCTTGCATTGAGGTTTGATCCAGAGTATGAAAAGATTTCACGTAGATTCCTTGAAGACTTCGACTACTTCTCAGATCAGTTTGCTCGTGCTTGGTTCAAGCTAACTCATCGTGATATGGGACCAATTGCAAGATATCTTGGTAAGGAAGTTCCGTCAGAAATATTAATATGGCAGGATCCAGTTCCGTTGGTAAAAAGAAAAAAGATTTCTGACAAAAATATTAAAAAGATAAAGAAACAAATATTAGATTCAGGATTATCTATTTCAGATCTAGTCATTACTGCATGGGCTTCTGCTTCTACTTTTAGAAAAACAGATAAGCGTGGTGGTGCAAATGGTGCAAGAATTAGACTTCAGCCACAAATATTATGGGATGTAAATGACACGCCTATGATTAGCAGAGTTCTTGCTGTTCTAGAATCTATTAAAACAGAGATGTCAATAGCAGACCTCATTGTACTTGGTGGATGTGCTGCTATTGAAAAGTCAGCAGAACAATCAGGAATTAAAATATCTGTTCCATTTACACAGGGCAGAACAGATGCAACGCAAGAGCAGACAGATGTTGATTCATTTGCAGTTCTTGAGCCAAAGTTTGATGCATTCCGAAACTACATTGACCCAAGTATTACTGCTCCAGAAGAAGTTCTGCTAGTAGAAAAATCTAACTTGCTAGGGCTAACTGCAGTAGAAATGGTTCTATTATTATCTGGAATGAGAATGTTAAAGTATAACGAGTTAAGCAATACCTATCTTGTTAGACTTCTTTCTTTTACAAATTCAGAAAATGCAATCAATATACCTCGTGTAGATCTTATAATTCCATCTAACTCGGAACTAAGAGCAATTGCAGAAGTGTATGCATCAGATGACGCTAAAGAAAAGTTTGTTAATGACTTTGTTTCCGCATGGACAAAAGTAATGAATGCTGATTTATTTATTAAGGAGAGAAAATAAATGAGAAGTGCAATGTTTTATCTATTACATTCAACAGCAATTATTGGCTTAATGATTGGCTCATATGCTTATGGGTTTAAGCAGGCTGCCAGTAATGCAAAAGAAAAGGCCTTTGGTTTAGCCAAGCGCAGATAGTAAAAGTCCTGGGTATGACTAAAACTGCCCCAAGTTCCTATAGCTCAGCTGGTAGAGCAGCAGACTTTTAATCTGCGGGTCGATGGTTCGAGCCCATCTGGGGACACAAATATAAAAATGGTATAATTAAAGTAATCAATTTTCTAGGAGGAAATAAAATGGCAGCAGTACAAGGATCAGCGGCAAGACTAGTAGAAGTAGCTCTTGCAGAAGTTGGATACATTGAAGGACCAAAGGATAACGAAACAAAGTATGGCAAGTTTGCTAAAGCAAACTTTCAACCATGGTGCGGAAGCTTTGTTATGTGGTGCGGAAATGAGGCTGGCGTAAAAATTCCTAATACAGTTTACACACCAGCAGGAGCACAAGCATTTATCAAAGCTGGTACATGGCAGAAAGCAGAAGAAGCAACACCACAGCCAGGAGATATCCTGTATTTTGATTTCCCAGGAGACGGTGTCGATAGAATTTCTCACGTTGGAATTGTTGTAAAAGACAATGGAGACGGAACAGTAACATGTGTAGAAGGAAACACCAGCTCAGATAAAAAGGGAGACCAGCGAAATGGTGGAGAGGCATGCTTAAAGGTTCGTGCATACAAGAAGAAGAACGGATCAAAGCTACGCAAGTCACAGCCAGTAGCAGTAGTAGGATTTGGAAGACCAGCATTTGGTGTAGCAGTAAAGCCAAAGGCAGAAAAGCCAGCAGCTAAAAAAACTGAAACAGTAAACACAACAACATTAGAAGGCATTAAGAAGGCGTCTAAAAAGACAACAAAGTAATGTTTGAATACTATGTAAAAAAAGTAACAAACGTTGTTGATGGAGACACTATTGATGCTGACATCGATTTAGGATTTAGTATATCTTTTAGCTCAAGAGTAAGGCTTGCTGGAATTGATACACCAGAAAGCAGAACTTCAGATAAAGCAGAAAAAGTTCTTGGTCTTGAGTCAAAAGAATATCTTAAGTCAAAGATTAAAGATGCTAAAAGCGTTGTAATTAAAACTGAAAAGATGGACAGCTCAGAAAAATATGGCCGCATCCTTGGATGGGTATATTTAGATGGATCAACAGTTTCAATTAATGAACAAATGATATCTGAGGGATATGCTTGGGGATATCTTGGAGATACCAAAGTAAAAGATTTTGACGCATTAGCAAAGGCTAGGGCAAAAGCAAAAAAGTAGTTGCAATCCTAGTCACCTAAATGGTATAATAGTATGGTCACCTGCCAAATGGGGGTGACCATATTACTTGCTTAAAAGGAGAATAAAATGGTAACACAATTTGCTATGGATCTATTTAAGGATCCATTTTTTATTGGCTTCAACAGAGAGTTGGAGCGTTTCAATAGTCTTAGTAAGGTAAACAATACGGCATTCCCGCCATATGATTTGCTAAAGCTAGACGAAGATAACTATCAGTTAACGCTGGCAGTTGCTGGATTCACAAGAGAAGATCTGACTGTGTCAATTGAAGACGGAAGTCTTTGGATCACAGGTGAAATTACAGAGGTAACAGATGCAGAAGTTGTCCACAAGGGAATCGCTGCACGTAAGTTCACAAGAATCTTTGAACTAAGTGAATACATGGAAGTTTCTAGTGTAGAGCTAAAGGATGGCATGTTGCACATCCGTGTAGTTAGAAATCTACCAAAAGAAAAACAACCAAAAATTCTAAAAATTAACTAACAGTGAGACCTGGGTATGTCCTAAAACTACCCACTTAACAGAAAGATTAAAATGATTATTCAAATAATTGGTCTCCCAGGTTCTGGAAAGACAGAGCTTGCAAAAGCTTTAAAAGAAAGAATTAACGCAATACATCTTAATGCAGATGAAGTCCGTGCAACAGTAAATTCTGACCTAGGCTTTAGTGCTGAAGATAGAATAGAGCAAGCAAGACGCATGGGAGAAATGGCAAGATTAATTGCCAAGCAAGGAGTAGCACCAGTAGTAGTTGACTTTGTTTGTCCTACAGAATTAACTCGTGCAGCATTTGGTAAGCCAGACATTCTTATCTTTATGGATACAATAGAAGAGGGAAGATTTGAAGATACCAATAAAATGTTTGAGCGTCCTGAAATTTTTGATGCAACATTTGAAGACCACAGATTAAACGCCGAGCAAAAGGCAACAGTAATCATTAAGTATTTTAATCTACATGACTGGTCCGCACCAACAACACTAATGCTTGGAAGGTACCAGCCTTGGCATGAAGGACACCACGCACTTTATAAAGAAGCTGGTAAGAGAACAGATCAAGTTCTTCTTGGTGTACGTAACACATATAACACAAGCGAGAAAGATCCACTTAAGTTTGATCAGGTAAAAGAATATATTGCCAAAGATGAATTTATGGATGGTGCATTAGTATTAAGATTACCTAACATTACTAACATTGTGTATGGTCGTGATGTAGGATATAAGATTGAGCAAGTGGATTTGGGGGCAGACATTCATGCTATTTCAGCTACTCAGAAGCGTAAAGAATTGGGTATTTAATTTACTATTTACTAATAATTGGTCAGATAAAGAAGCTATGATTTATTTTGAAGAGGATGAAAATGAAAGTAACTAAATCTAGATCAGCACTAAAGGCAATTACATGGCGTGTTATTGGCACAGCAGACACCTTTGTTATATCTTGGGTTATAACTAAAGAGCCAGTTACAGCAGGAGCAATTGCAAGCTTTGAAGTATTCACAAAAACTGTTCTTTATTATTTTCATGAGCGTGGGTGGAACAAAGTTAAGTGGGGTAGGGAATGAGATTCCATTGGATGGTCAAGAACAATCTTAATCCTAAAGATTTAAAAACCCTATCTAAGGTAATAGACTTTTATAAGTATGATTCGATGCTACTTACATTCCACTCAGATGAATCAGACTATTGGATAAAGGCTGCTCATGCAATTAATACTGAAGACAAAGTTAAGTATATGATTGCTATCAGGCCATACGCAATAACAGCAGCATATTGCTCTATGATGATAGATGCATTTAATGAGATTGAGCCAGGCAGAATATCTTTAAACATAATAGCTGGCACCCATGACAATGATCAAGCATTGTTTTGTATCCCCACTTCAATAGAAGACAGGAAGAAGCAAAGCGCCCTGTTTGTTGAAAGACTCAGGTCTGTAAACAAAAATTGCCCAGAGATATTCTTTAGTGGTTCATCTAAGGAAACTGCTGAAAGCGTAGCAAAACTTGGGGATGGGCAGATAGTCACCCTATCAAAATTTGATGAGCTTGGATCACAGGTCGAAAGAACTATAGTAAGGCTTTCAGCTATTGTAGATGACAATGCTAAGTTTATTTATGACGGAATGCCAAATGGCAAGGAAAAGAATAATACTATATTTGGCAACAAGGAAGAAATAAAGAATCAGATTAAGCAGTTGGAAAATCAGGGCGTAACTGATATACTCATATCTAATACATCCTTTGGTACAAATGATTCAAATATACACCAAGTTGTACTAGAGATTTTAGGAGAAGACAGTGCCAGTTTATGAGTATAAGTGCAGCGAAGATGATGCACATGCGACAATGTCAGTACAAAGATCAATTGTTGAAGATGACCCAGGATATGAATGCGTAGAGTGTGAATCACCAATGATAAGACATTTCACTCCATTCGGCATACAGTTTAAGGGTAATGGCTTTTATAAAACAGATAATCCTAAATAACTAAAGTGGTATAATTAACTAAGCAGACATCTTGTTTGCGTAGGAGCCATAGTTGAAAAGGGTTAAATTATTTAGAATAACAGCGTCCACAATGCTTGCATTTGGATGGCTTTTTATGTCCCCAGCCTATAGCGATGACCCGCTTACAATAGCCGCAAAAAAAATTGAAAATTTAAATTCGGCGGTAAATAAGCTAGATTATAAAGATGGTCTAATTAATATGATTGACATAGCAGAGAACAAGTTCATGTATGCTAAAAATCTGCGGGATGTCAGAGATGCTGCTCAAGAAGCCTATGAAGATGCAGTAGAAGCAGAAGAACTAGCCTTAGAAGAATTAGATCTTGCACAGTCAAATGTAGATGGCCAGACTGTAAACGTAGAACTTGCCTTTGATAATAAAGAAGATGCTCTTCAAGATAAGAATGATGCACAGGATGATCTCAGCATAGCCAACATCAACCTTCAAACGGCGCAATCAAATATGCAGAGTGCTGGAGGAGAAGGTTTGGCATATACTGTTTATACTCTTGTTAGAGAGGGTAATGTTGCTACCCCAGGATATGTGCTTTGTTCTGGTACCTGGAACTCAAACTATATGAGCCTTCCAGTTTGTGGTAATAGATATGAAAACTTTATAGTTAAATTTACTGGACAGATAACAGTTCCAGAATGGTTCACATCAACAAAATTTGCAGGTTACACAGATGATGGTTTTAGGATGTATATTGATGGAAACCTTGCCATTAATAACTGGAAGGAACAGGGAACAACATGGAGTCAATACTCTCCAATATATGATGTAACCACAGATAAAACATTTGATGTAGAGATTTGGTGGTACAACGGTGGAGGACCAGGATCTTATCATCTTGGATGGGGAATACCCTATGATTCATCTGGCAGTTTAGGTTGGACGGGTGCAGGTTGCGACTATGCTGGAAATCCAAGAGTGTGGGGACAAAGCTTTAGTTGTAATCTTGATACATTTTCTTCTGGCTCTGGGCCAACACAAGCACAAACAGATGCTTACAATGAAGCACTTGCAACAAGAAATTCAGCACAACAAGACTACAACAATGCTTTGTCAGAATATAATGACAAATTAAATGTTTATAACCAAGAGACTGTAACACTAAATTCATTAAATCAAACATTAACTAATAAAGAATCTGAATATGACAACGCAGTAAATGATACAGCAGATGCTTTGTCTGAAAAGAATAATGCTATAAATAATTTTAATAATGCAGTCAATGATGTTAATAGTGCAATTGATGACGCATCGCGTTACTATGATGAGCAGTCACAAAGAGAAATTCAAAGAGCAATTGCTCAGGCAGCCGCTGCTGCTGCAGCCAACCAGCCTAAGCCAGAACCAAAACCAACTGTTGAACCAGAAAAGCCAAAGCCTTCCCCACCACCAACAGAGAAGCCAGAACCAAAGCCAACTAACAATACTGCCACAGAAGAGCCAGGACCAAAGCCTACACAGCCAGGACCAAAGCCTACAGAGCCTGGACCTAAACCAGAACCAAAGCCAGAGCCTACTGATAAGCCAAAGCCAGAAGAGCCTAAGCCTACACCTGCCCCAAGCCCTGAACCAAAGCCAGAGCCTTCTCCAGAGCCTTCTGCGCCTGAGCCAAAACCATTACCAAGACCAGACTTTAAACCAGCAGAAAATATTGATCCAGTTATAAAGGATGCAGAGTTAGCAGCATTGATCCCAGAAAAGGGTACAGGAAATGCAGAAGATTTATCTGGAGTTATTGCAAACCTTACAAGCAAGGATAATAAATTAGTTAAACTTTCTGTAGAGCAAACAGCAGCAGTAAGTCAAACACTTAAGTCTTTAACACAAGAAGCCAAATTAGAGGTTGCAAAAGACCTTGGTATTTCTGCAGCAGAAGTTGCAAAGGTAGCAGAGGCAATGAAGTCAGATCCTGCAGTAGCATCAGCATTCGTTGAGTTCGCAGAAAGAGCAGGGGATGCAGGAGACACGCCAATGCCATTTACATTAGCAGATGCAACAACAGAAGTACAGACAGAAGCATTCTTAGCAGACCCACTTGGAGCAGTATTTGAAGTGGATGTTACAGAGCTATTATCTAATTTCTCTGAATTAGGTATGGATATGACGGATGATCAGAGAGAAAAAGCACAAGAAGTAATTGTCCCAGTGGTCATTGCATCACAAATTGCAGGGGCAGTCATAAGGAGGAACAAATGAAGATAATCAATAAAGCCATCAACCTGGTAGGCAAAATGCTCAAGGGATTAATCAAATGGTTTAAAGACGCAGGAATGGAATTAATTGCACAGGCATTTACCCTCCTTGGCTTCTTTATCGCATGGCTAACTTTGACGGGATCAGCGAGAGACATTGTTGGAATTGCAGTGCTTGCAACAACAATAATCTGGCTAATTACTATCCCATTAAGAAAGGACAAATAATGACAAAATCAAATATAAAGTCACCAACACATGTAGGTGGAGGAGCAATTGCTAGTATTAATAATATTGTAATGCGTATAGTTGCAGTCTTTGCAGCATCTGGATTATCAGTAATTGGTGCTGGTGCAGTGGTAGGAATTGAAACTTATAAAGCAGTTATATTAGCAGGTACTCTTGGCGTTGCCACCGTAGTTGAAAGGCTTGCACGAGGTTTCCTGGATGACGGTAAATTAACTGTAGCAGAAATAAATGCTGCATTTTCAGCAGTAGACAAAAAAGCTGAGAAATAATGCTATAATTATACTATGAATAAATATCGCATTAAATTAGAAGTAGAGGTTGAAGTAGAAGCCTTTAACTCACAAGACGCAAGTGAATATATTCATGATATTTTTAATATAGATGACGAAATTAAAAAGGTTACTATATCTTCAATAAAAGAGCAACAGAAATAGCCTTGACACTGCCGTAGTTTTTACTGTATAATTATAGTAATGCTGCGGCATTGCCTATTGGCCCATAGCTCAATAGGCAGAGCATAGAGCTGTTAACTCTAGGGTTCCAAGTTCGATTCTTGGTGGGCCAGCAGATAAATCAGGCGGACTTACTGATAGGAATGAAGTGCTTCATTTAACAATGCAGGGCGTTGAGATATTTATTAATAGATCTCAAACAAAAGTTCAAAAATCTTTTTGGGATAATTATGATTTGATTATTTGGAAAAAAGATTACAATGGCTACTCAGATACAAGTGGCATGTTCCATGATAATCAATGGGGTAAAGCAGAAAAAATTTCTGTTAACGGTAAAGGTATCTGGAAGTTGCCAAAAAAATATGTCAAGTATTTTAAGTAATCTAGGTATAGAAGAAGAGGATCCAAATTGGTATAAGCTTGCTTTATGCCTAGGAATGGACACAAATCTATTTTTCGATAAGTATGAGTCAGATATAAATATAGCTAGAACAATTGACGAGGCATGTCTTTCTTGCCCAGTTATAGCTATATGTTATGAAAACGGAATTAATAATAATGATTATGGTGTATGGGGCGGTGTTTATTTAAATTCTGGCTCTATAGACAAGGTAAGAAACTCACATAAAACAAAAGAAGTATGGAAAAGATTGAAGGCTAAACATGTTTATTGATAAGAACAACGGTAAAGATCACTTTAAGTATGGTATTAATCAATGGACTGGAGAGCCAAATAAACCAGTATTTTATACAAAAGAAATGGCAAGGAAGCTAAGGGAATTAAAAAAGCCCACCTCTAATTTAAAAATGGATATAGTTAAGTATCCAGAATTTTTAGCAATAAGATTATATGAAGATAATTTTAAACAGTTTGATGGATCAATGAGATTAAGAGTAATTGAGTATGTTGAAATGGTTAAAAATATCATAGAAACCTATGGTGTTAGATGCGAATTAGAGGGAGCACCAGGTGAAGGAAAGCGCTGAAGTAATAAATATAGTATACATATATTCTGAGCAGTGTTACGGAATGGTAGACAGTCTTGGTATATATGCATCTGAGGTTACATATGTTAAAGATGGCGTTGACTATAGAGAAATTATTGATAATGAAGATTTTATTATCATGAATGAAATTGTATTAACACACATAGAGGAATAGTATGAATGAATTAAAGCCAGAGCATGATGATGTTGTAAATAGATTTGTTGAAAGTCAAAAAAATAACCATGCATCTTACATGCTAACAATTGCTCGTGACGGGGAAAGTCCTGCAAGATCAATCTACCATTTAAATAATGCTATTGATGCAGCAGAAGCATACAATAGATACCAAGACTGGGGCTTTGCAAAAGAATACCTAACTGTTAGCCTTTATGAGCCAGGTGGCAAAATTACTACAAAGGTGCTAAAAAGACCAAAAGCTGGTGAATGTGTATTTGTAAAAGCAGACTATATAAAGGCAGAGGAAATACTTTTGTCAGTAAAGCCGCACCTAGACCCAGAAATATATGCTATACTAATCAAAGATTTTGCAGGATTATTTTCAAGAGATAACATCAGATTTGATGTTTCTAGATTTTTTAAATCTACACAATGCGAAGAGGTAAATGAATAATGGAAAAAGTTTTATGCTATAGCTGTAATAAAACAAAGAATCAGCTTAATCTTAGAAAGTCCACATTATTACCAATCAATCTTCTAATGTGCGAAACATGCATAACATCAAAATTTGAGCCAAGATGGGTAATTATTTTGTCTGGAAGACAGTATGGATCAGAGTCCGTAAGAGATTTTGTTATCAAAAAAAGATACTGTGGAAATGATATTACTGCCTCTGAATTGTTAGTTTAATAAACATTATTACGGTATAATAGATGTATAATGCAGATATCAATAGCAGAAATAATCGTAGCTATACTAGCCGCACTTCTCAGTGGCCTAGGAACTGGCGTAATCGCTGGGCTTAGAGAGAGAAGAAGAGAAAAGTTCAGAAAAGAAGAAAAAGCCCAGGATAATTTAAAGATAGAATTAAGAGATCTACAGATTAAATTATATAAACTTGAGCGAGATTTAGATGAATGGAAAGATAAATATTATGAGGCCATTCAGGAATTAATTGCGGTAAAAGCTGAGCTAGAAGCGACTTTAATTAAATTAAGCCATATTAATATTCACATAAATGAGGACTAGCACTTCGAATTTATAAATAGTATACTAGTATTATGACATGTATAGTAGCAATAGCCCAAAATGGTGTTGTTTATATGGGATCTGACCACGCCGCCTCAGATGATAAAACTGGATGGATCCTATCCAGAAAAGAACCAAAGTGTTTTAAAAATGGTCAATACGGAATTGCATTTACAGACTCATTTCGTATGGGGCAGATCCTTCAATACATGTGGACTCCTCCAAAATACACACCAACTAAAACAAACTCTGGCTTAGATAAGTTTATGAGAACTAAGTTTGTTGATTCTGTTAAGGCTGCATTTAAAGATCATGGCTATGGAAGTATTGGTTCAGCATCAGAAGAAGACACTGGTGGAATTTTTATAGTTGGAGTTTGTGGCAGACTCTTTACCATAGATGAAGACTTTCATGTTGGAGAAAATATAGTTAACTATATGGCGGAAGGAAGCGGCGGACAGATAGCGCTTGGAGCCCTTCACGCAACAAAAAAACAACAAAACCCTAAGCTTAGATTAAAGGCAGCATTAGAAGCAGCAACTGAGTTTAATATGAGCGTAGCAGCCCCCTATACATACATCCAAGTTTAGTGTATAATTAGTATATGATATATGCATTCTTTGTCTTGTCAGTAGCCATAACAGTTAAGTTAGTTTTGCTTGTAAAAAAATTCAATGAAAAATACAAAGTAGGGCTATACTACATGGATAGAGATGAACCATATGAGCAAGAAGAAAATAATGTTGGGCTGGACTACAGGAACTCTATGGATCTAAGAGGCAATCCAACTCACGAATGTATATGCGGATGTAACATATTTAATGTTAAAGCAATCTTTGATAACTTTGAAATTGCTACTTATTTTTTAGACATGGAATGCGCCCAATGCGGGAGTGTTGCCACAGCACCAACACCACTAGATAGAGAGAATACTGAATGAGAAAAGCAGAGAGACTGCGCCAGCTTGAAATGCAGGTTTTAAGAATGGAAATGCATCTTGAATTAATGGCAACTGCCCTAGGTAATCTAATTGATTCTGAGACAGATAGATTGAACAATCATGCACCTTCGCTTGATTCTGGCAAATGGTACCAAAAGCCTTCAAAAGACTCTTGACATCCTGATTATATTTAGTACAATTGTCATATGAATAAAAAACTAATAACAGCGCTATTGTCGCTAACACTAATCCTACCGCTATCATCAACTGTCTCACAGGCAGCACCAGCACCTACAATTGCTATCTTAGACACAGCTTTAGACTCTACATTGCCAATCTTTAAAGACAAGATTGCTGCTGAAGTTTGTATCATAGACTGGGCATCATGCCCAAACGGGAAAACATTTATGGAAGGCCCAGGAGCAGCTACACTTCAAATGCCTTATGTGTCTCAAAATGGATTTGATCACGGCACACAGATGGCCTCAGTGTTCATTGCTAATAACCCAAATGCAAAGATTGTTTTTGTTAGAATTATTGGTAACACATCAAAGGGTTCACGACAAACGGCTGGAGAGTCAACAGTATTTAATGCACTTAATTGGGTAAATGCAAATAAAGAAAAATATAATATTCAGGCTGTAACCATGTCACAAGGACACCACATGCTTGGTGCAGTTGGAACAAACTACTGCCCAGCAACACCAACAACAAGATCATCAATCAATTCTTTATTGGCAAGCGGAATCCCAGTATTCTTTCCTTCTGGTAATGGAAGAGACTATGAAAGAATTGACTGGCCATCTTGTATTCCAGAATCAATTTCAGTTGGATACACAGACCAACAGGGAGAAATGGCAGCAAACAGCAACAATGACAATGCACTCCTAGATCTATTTGCACTAGGATATCACGCTGCTTGGTCACCAGGAAATATTCAAAAGTATATCGCTGGATCATCTGCTTCTGTTCAAGTTGCTGCTGCATCTTGGATGCTTATTAAAGAAAAGAATCCTTCTTGGACTTACTCACAAATACTAAGTGCAATGACATCAACTGCTTCAAGCACAACTGGTCGTCAAGGAACATTTAATAAGCTTATTAATCTTCAAGCGGCAATTTCTTATGGAGCACATCCAACACCAAAGCCTACAGTTACAGCAGTACCTACGGTAACAGCAGAACAATTGGCTGCACAGCAAAAAGCTTTGTTGGTTGCTGAATCATTAAAGGCAATTGCATTAGCAGAAGCCCAGTACCAAGCAGAAGTTAAGGCTGCAGCAGATAAGCTAGCAGCAACAAAAGCAGCATGGGCAGCAAAAATCAATGGATGAAAATAAGCAAACCGTATTAGAAGGAATTATTGAGGATGTTGCTACTGACCTATATAACAAGTGGTCAGCAGCACTTCCTGAAGAAGAAAGAAACCAACAAGCATTCAGCGCTATGTCAAAGAATGCACATGAAACTACTGTATTTGTTATTCAAAATTTTATGAATAAATTTAATGCAGCAGCAGATGAATTAAAAGATCAAGACTAGTTACTTGACCAGCTCTTGTTAATTTAGTAAGATAGGTATCATGCAAACATTTTTACCAGAGGCGGACTTTCAAGAAACTGCAAAGCATCTTGATAGAAAGCGCTTAATCAAACAAAGCGTTGAAAATTTACAGATTCTAAAATCCCTTGCTGGACTATATGAAACTGGAGCTTGGTCTAATCACCCAGCAGTCAAAATGTGGAGGGGACATGAAGATTGGTTGTTCCTTTACAATGAAGCCATTGTTCGAGATATAATCCTACGTGGGTATAAGAATACAACTCACGCCTTGTTCGATGAGATATATAAAGAAAACTTTCTTGGATTAGAGTCAGATAGACCTTGGTGGCTAGGAGAAGACCAGGTTCATTATACTCATAAGGGAAGATTGTTTGAAAAGGATCCTATTCACTACTACTTCTATAGTGAATATGCAGATTATAAAGAGATTGGTTATACCTGCTGTGAAAACTGTAACTACTATTGGCCAACACACGTGGATTCATTATGATAGTAACTGATACTAAATTTGATTCTGTCATATCTTCCCACAAAACAATCTTAATTGATTTCTGGGCAGACTGGTGTGGCCCTTGTAAGCAGGTCAGCCCAATCCTAGATGAGATATCAAATGAGCGTGGACTTTGGGTAGGAAAGATAAATGTTGATGAGAATCCAGTAAAAACAGCTGAGTTCTCTGTACATTCAATTCCAACTATGGTATTATTTGTAGATGGCAAACCAGTCAAGACTATTACTGGAGCCAAGCCAAAGCATATTCTATTGAAGGAGTTGTCTGAATGGATATAAACTCAGACGATGACTTTATGGAGTTTGAAATTTGGTTAAAGAATGGTTTTGATCGTGGATGGATATCAGATGTATTTTGCAATACACATGATGGAGCTCCAATGACAGAAGAAGAAATGCAAGAGTGGGATGAAGGCGGAGACCCGTGTTCTTTCCAAGTAAAAGTAAATAACTTAAACTAAAATTCTGATTCAAGAGAATCAGAGGAAACAAGGAGAATAAATTAAATGAACTCATTTAAGAAAATCGCACTAGCCATGGTTGCAGCCATGACTTTGGGCACAATCGTAGCAACACCTGCAAGTGCTGCTGTAATGACGGTCTCTGTATCATTAGACGGAACGGCTAACACAACCGCTTCTGCTATTGCTACACCTGCTGCATTGCCAGTACCTGCAGACAACACAGTTGACGCTGCTGACGCACTAAAGTTTGTTGCAACAGTTGACACAGGGACAAACGTTTCTGTAGTAGCAACAAACGCAACAATCGTGTCTGCACTACATACATCTGCTGCACCAGTAGGAGCATCGTCAGGATCATCATCTTTGACAATTGCAACTGGCACAGGAACAACAGCAACATTTTGGGTCTACACAAAGACTACAGCAATTGGAACAGTAACTGTTACAAACCAGGGTACAACCTTTACATATTATGTACAGGGAACTGCTGGTAAGATCAATGCACTTACATTATCTGCGCCTGCATCAGGTGCTGCTGGAACAAAGCAAGACATTACAGTAACTGCAACAGATACATTTGGAAACAGAGTATCAGGAAAGTCAATCACAGCAACAGTATTTGCTTCAACAGCAACACTAGATACAGCAACAGCAACAACTGGAGCCACACTTTCAGACTTTGGAGTTGCTACATTTAAGGCAACACTTCCAACAACTGGAACACGTTCACTAATCACATTTGCACCAACAACATCATCTGATGCAACAACCGCAGATGTAGTTGGTCTTCCTGCTCGTGCATTAGCACCATTTGCAGAAATCGCAGTTCGTGATCTAGTGTCAGAGCTTGCTGCACAGATTGCTGCTAAGGATGCAGCACTTGCTGCTAAAGCAGTTGCAGATGCTGCACTTGTTAAGGCAACAGCAGAGCACACCGCTCTAATTGCTGCAGAGAAGGCAGCTTCAGCAAAGGCTCTTGCCGATGCAAAGACCGCCTCAGATGCAGCACTACTTGCTAAAGATGCACAGATTGCAAAGCTAACAGCAGACAATGCTGCAGCAATTAAGTCAATCAAGGACTCTTTCAACGCACTTGCAAAGAAGTGGAACGCAAAAAATCCAAAAGCAAAGGTTACTTTAGTTAAGTAATCAATTCTTTAATTGGCTGGGGGGAGTAATCCCCCCAGCCTTTATGGTATAATGTAATATATGATTAATTATAATTTACAAGAATTTAAACAAACAGTTACAGATGCATTTAATAATTTTGAAGCAGCATATTTTAAAAATTTTATAAATGAAAAAGACTTACCATCTTGGCCAGATTTTTTAAATTGTATTTATCAGGAATGGCAGGAACCAACAAACAATGATCTTGCTGCTATAGTTTCTGGTACTGGTAACAATGAAAATTTGACTGGAACTGTTATTGTTGGTAAAAATTTATATATTAATGCACTTAATGGAATTGATAATGGTACATATGTACAAGAAAAGTTTAAAAAATATTTTCCAGAAATTTTTAAAATGTCAGTAAAATTAGAACAAGAGTCTGGAGTATCAATAAATTTGGCTGGGCCAAAAGTATGCATAGGGCCTTATCAAAGCTTAAGTCATAAAGATAGTTGGCCAGGATTTTCTTTACAGTGTCAGGGGCAAACACATTGGACACTCTCAGATAAATACCTTATGGGAGAAGATTCAATTACATATAAAAAAACATTTGAGATGAATCCAGGAGACTTTTTGTTTTTCCCAGAAGGAATGTATCATCAAATAGAAGTTTCGGCACCAAGAGCATCTTTGCAATTTAGAGGATGGCTTTAATAAATAAAAGTTCTAACTATTGAACTTTTATACAATAGAGAGTATAATAGAAAAATGGAATCAAATAAAAGAAGTTTATATAAATCATTTACTTGGCCAGTAGTCCATATTGGATTCGTTGGCACATTAGTCTATTTTTTTGAAAAGGCTATTACTGGAGAAGCCCACTGGGAATACGCTGGTACATTTGCAATAATTTACACTGCATGCGAAATGGTAGGATTTTTTCTACATGAAAGAGCATGGTCAAAATTTGGAAGTAAGGTTAAATAATGGGAAAGCACCACGATAAAATTAAAAAGGCTTTAGAGCAAAGAATTGCAGCGACACCAAATGGGGGTGGGTATAAGAAGCCAGGATCCATGAATAAAAAGAAGACAGGATACCGTGGCCAGACCGCAAAAAGATCTAAATAATGCTTGGTGATTTGTGCGAATGGAACGGCTGTGGCAAAAAGGCAACAAGAATAGCAGCTAAACCAGCAGGAATGATTATCGATATATGTGATGAATGCTGGCACGAGTATTACAGATCCTAATCAACTAAATGCTATAATAGTCTTATAAGCGGAATACTAGTCCCGCTTAAATTAATAACCTATAGGAGAAATAAAATGTCAGACGGATTAAATTTAACAGGATTCAACGAAACAAAAGGAAATGAGCCATCACCATGGCCAACAGAGAACTACACAGAGGCACCAGCAGCAGCATTTGCATCAACTGATAAGTCTTCACAAGATGGCGCAGGCTTAGGCGCAAACGGTAAATAACATGTGCTACGAATGCGGATGTGAAACTTTGGGAAGCACATTAGGTGCAACCTCAGTTTCAATTACAGATGTTTCAAGAGATGGTGAGTCAGGCTTAAACTTTAGCATGAGCTCAACACCAGAGCAGACAAGACAATTCATCAATGAGTAATTTTAAAAAAGATGATGGTACTGGAGCAACTCCTCCACCAAACTCTGCCCCTTCTGGAGCAGTAACAAGTAGAGAAGCTACAAAAAAACACCCTAGACAGGGAATGAAAGTGGATGTAAACAGACATGGTATTCGTAGAGAAACCAGTAATGTTCCAAAGCCACCAAAGAAAACAGGACGTAAAAAAGTTTAACAATGTGTAAAGAATGTGGTAATTGCTCTAAGGAACATTCAAATTCTTTAGACGATGCCGTAGATTTAATAATAGATTCATCTATTGCATAATATTAAAAGGAGAACAACATGTCAGATACAAAGGTAGTTAGTCAACTAGGCGGTAAGCTTTTAGGTGGCGGAGGAACAGGAATTTGGTCATACGAAAATTTTCTTTCTAAGGAAGAGTGCGATGAGCTAATTAAATTCTTTAATGCCAACGAAGAAGAGTGGAGATTTATCTGCTTTTATGGATCATATGGAATGCATGTTGTTTCTCCATTTACTAAGGAGCATGGAACAACAATAACTGAAGAGTACATGGCTAATCTTCGTGAAAGAATGATTCAGTATGTCTCAGATGCTGCTGGAAGACCAATGAAAATTAATAGTATGCATGCCCAGAAATGGGAGCTAGGTGCATACGCAAATGATCACTCAGACAGCTCAGATCTAGAAGGCAATGACATGGGCTGGAGTGATAACAAGCAGTATGCTGGTATCTATCTAAACTCCCAACCAGATTACACTGGTGGTGTTTTAAAGTTTAGAGATCACGGATTAGATGTAGTCCCAGAGGCTGGATCATTTGTATCCTTCCCAGGTGGAGTAGAAAACATCCACAGTGTTACAGAAATAACAAGTGGTACGAGATACACTATTGTTATTTTTTGGGACTACGCAGATGCATGGTACTCAGAAGCAGAATTGCAAGAAATGGAAAAGATGATTTTAAAAGAAAGAATTCATCAATACCAATTAAAAACACAATGGAAAGATGGCGTTGCCCATCCTTTACTAGAAGATCCATACGCTGGAGTTGACGATGATTCTAAACTACCGCCTGGATTCAAAGAGAGCTTGACTACAGCAGACATTAAGTCTAATGCACGTAGAAACCAAGAAAATGCAGTAAAAGAAGGTCGTGTGCCAGAGGGCGTAATTAACGACATGATCATTAAGGAAGAGGAAGAAAAATGATTACAAAAGCGGGATCAAAAGGTGTAGATGAATCTGGAGAAGCTTACGACCACGGATTCACAATTGAAATAGGTAGAGTAGAATACTCTCCAAATTCTGATGGAACATTTGAAACAGTTGCTACCTTCGCACAAGAAGGACAAGAGCCTGTATCAGAAAAAAGAGACATGTCTCTTGAGGACCTACAGAATTGGTTCGACAACCCAACACCAGACTACTACGAGTCAACAATTAAACATCTACCAACAAAGTAGTTTTTATGTTTAGCAAAATAAAATGCTCAATCCTTGGGCACAATATTGTTGCAGCTGGTTCTTGCCCATTTACTGGCAAGACATATGAAGCGTGTGCTAGATGCGGTAAAATGAGAGAAGTGTAATGAAACAGTTGTACTTTTTGCATATACCTAAAACTGCTGGCAGGTTTGTAAAAGAAAATATTAGAACTACATTGTATGCTAATGATATAAATAGTTACACTAACACGCACTACCCACACAATGTAAACCTAAATGACCAAGCATATATTGCTGGTCATTTTGGTACATACCCAATTGATGTTGTAAAGGACATAGAGGTTGCCTGCATTGTTAGACATCCAGTAGATGCAAGAATTAGCTATTTTAATTTTATATATGAACCACAGTTTGCAGGACAAAAAGAGTACGACAGTATTGACTCATATGTAGATAAACTAAGATATTATTTGTTTACTGATCCAAACGCTGCCTCTCACAAGAACTACCAGGCAAGATTTATATGTAATCCAACAGACTCAAGATTGTTTAATGCATCTAAATTTATAAGAGAAGACGAGGCCATACTAGAGCAAGAAGGAAAATTTAATGATGGAAAAGTTTTTACTTGGTTTGTAAATAATGATAAAACATCTCTTGAATTTGCCAAGAAGCAAATAGATTCTTTTAGCATTGTGGGTACAGTAGACAACATTGATGAGTTTATGTCAAAGAAACAAAAGTGGTTTAAAGATAACTATGGCGTTACAATAAACTGGAATAAAGAAAAAAGAGTTAATCCTTCTGAAGTTACATATAATGGTGTAGAATATACTACATCAAAGCTAAAAGAAATGTTGACGGAAGAAGAAAAGCAGTCGATACTAGATAAAAACGATATTGATTATGCAATATATAACTATGTAAGGAGTATAGAAAATGATATTAAATAAAGCAGAAGAAAACTTTAATTTTAAGTTTAAAGGAAGATTTAATATTGATTCTTTAATTAATATAGTTTCTAAATTTGATTCTGAGTGGCTTATAGACACCACCAGACAGAATAATAAATACCCAGATAGAAAGAACCCACATTCTTTTACTCATTCATATTTAATTAATTCCTGTTCAATTGAATGGAATTATGGAGAGCCTTTTACAACTTATAAGCCAAACTACAATGAAGATTTATGGAAAGAGATTGATCCAATAATTAAGGGTCTAGAGTACTCTTGTGATGGAGTTCTGGCCAGAGCCTTGCTAGTAAAACTTTCTGAAGAAAGCGACATAGACCCGCACTCAGACAGTGGAGATTACCTTGGCCTAGTTAGAAGGCATCACATTCCTATTGTAACAAATGATAGAGTATATTTTAGTGTAGGTGGAGAGAGAAAGCATCTAAGAGCTGGTGAGTGCTGGGAGATTAATAACAATAGAGTGCACTCTGTAGAAAATGGGGGCGGGGAAAGAATACACTTAATCATAGACATAATGCCAAGAGAAGCTGTTAATGAGTAACATCCCAAAGATAATTTGGCAGACATGTTTATCAGATTATAATGATTTACCAGAGTACGTTAAGGTTTGTTCTGACAGTTGGAAAAACAATAATGAGGGCTGGGAATATAGGTATCTAACCCACGAAGATTGCTACAAGATGATACTAGATAACTATGACCAGGACATGGCAGACATATATCTTAAGATAGATCACCCACAGATTAAAGCAGATTTCTGGAGATACTTATCTATATATAAGTTTGGTGGAGTTTACATAGATATAGATGTAATATCATTTAGTAATATAGATTCCTTTTTACCACAAGATAAAGATGCATTCTTTATTCCAATCAAAAATCCAATAGCAGATAGAAAAACAGAATATGCAATGTGGTTTTTTGGTTGTAGTCCAGAAAACCCAATACTAAAAGATGCTATAGAATTAATGATCTCTAAATTAAAGTCTCTTGAGTCCTACAGCATAGCCTCTGATCAAGAAACAGGCTGGCCAGTATGGAACTCCGCAATAGATAAATTTGCAAATGAAGAGTGGTTTTATTTACTAGAGGGCATAGAAGCACCAATGCTTCATTATGGGGCTAACTCAAAATGGACGGACAACTATATCACAAGAAGACCAATGGAAACATTCTATTGGGATATGGGCTCATCTCTTGATATAAAGGTAAGCAATAAAGCTTACTCCAGTTTAAAGGTGCACAAATAATGGGTATGGATGTTTATGGAATTAAGCCTACATCTGATATAGGTAAAATATTTAGAAGAAATATCTGGGGCTGGCATTCATTATGGGAATACATAGAGCATGAGTACCCAGAAATAGCCCGTAAGGTTGATAGCCCTCATACAAATGATGGCGGATCATTAAATAAAAAAGATTGCATATCTTTATCTGATAAAATAAATAGTGATTTTAAAATAGGAAAGATAGAAATATATGTAGATGAGTGCAAAAAGTTTCTAGAGTCATTGCCAGATGTAGACTGCTATGCTTGCCTTGGCTTTGGGATCACCAGAAGTGGTGTTTTCCACCCTTCTAAGGGGGTTTGCAGGCAGTGTAAAGGCAAGGGCAAGGCTAGACCATATGCCTATAACTATTTGCCACGTGTAGACGATTTAGTAGAGTTTTCATTATTTCTAAAAGAATGCGGCGGGTTTAAAATACTATAGCTATTGTCAGGCTTTATTACTTATAGTATAATAAAGATATGAAAAAAAATAATACATCAAGCTCACAATCTAAAATGAAGAGACAGAAAAAGAATTTAAAGAGGCTGTCGGCTAAGCCAAAGATTAGTAAATTTGAAAGAAGTCAAGCACTTATTGCAGAACAGATAAGAAATTCTTTCTAATGAAAGAGCCTAAGATTATGAAAATGGACTGGCGTCCACTAGGATATTGGCCAGTGTATAAAGATGGAAAGCTTACATGGGAAAAGGATACAGAGAATGATTGATTGGCTAGTTAATAAATTATTTTGGTGGACACCACTAAGGAATTCAATTATTCAAGAAGTACATATGTACGACTATATTAAATCTATAACGGATAACCCAGAGTCAATGGAAACTGCAGCGTTATATTTCCCTGATAGCGATGGCTGGAGAAGTTGGAGCCATGATAAAGAGTCAGGAATTTATTATTTTAATGATGTTCCAGAAGAAAATATGATGGCCGCTATATCAGCGTTAACTGATATGGAAGAGAAAATTAAGTAGTATAATAGTATTATGATGGAGGAATTATGCAGGCAGTCTGTGGACATTGTGCAAAAGAGATAGACTCATCACAATTACATCTGTATACTTCTAAATTTAGATCATTTTATATGTGCAAAGAATGCCTTGCTTGGTTTAAAATTGCAGATGATAACTACAAAATGTATGTTGATTGGGAAGAGAATATTGAGAAAACTACTTGATGGTGTGTACAACTTCTTGCCCAAGATGTACCAAGGCGCAACTGTTGAAGAGTTTCCAAAAGCAGTTGACTTGACCGTACATACCAAAGCTCCAGGCAAATGGCTCCTTATTGATCTAGAAACTGGTCAAGAGTACATAGGGCTAGACGTACCAACAAAATACGGTAGATGGAGGCGGATTAAAGATGTCGACAATAGACAGTAGAAAAATATTTTGCGTAACATATCCTAGGCATGGATCACATTTTTTAAGAGAGAACCTTACCCAAGAGGTAGATGGATTCGATATAATATTCCAACACAACCTTGATACTGCTCATGGCAATGAAATCCTAGAAGATGATGTAGTACTTACTGTTGTAAGAAATCCAATAGATGCAATAGCCTCTAAGATTATACTTAGTCTTGAGAGAAATGAACGGTTTAAAAACATTACAGATGTGGCTGATGCCCAAGAGTTCATAGAACAACAACTATCTAGAATTATTAATTCCTACTCAGACACATATGATAAGTTAAATGAATATAAAAATTTAATGGTTATAGACTTTAGTACTTTTGAGACAAACCCTTGGTGGGCATTCAACTATATATTTAAAACCCTTGGCAGCGATAAAGAACTTACTACTTTCGTTATGCCACAGAGCAATGAATCATTCATAGCTACCTCTAAAGACAATCAGTATTATCAATATTGTCGCAATGAAGTTATGAATCATGAAGGTATAGATAGAGCCTTTAGGTCTTATGAATTACTATCACAAAGACTATACCAATATATTGATCTCAATTAGTGCAAAAAAAGTGCGGCGGTAGAGACATATTGACAGTACCTGTCGTATATAGTATATTTATCATATGATATACCATGAGATTGAAGAGCATGATGGAGTTGAGGACAAGCGTTCAGCATTTAGGCTTGATCCAATGCCATATAAATGGACCCTATATAAGCACGGAGAGATATTGACATATGGCTATTGCCATAGCCAAGGCCAGGCGGAAGAGATGGTAGTAAAGGAAATGCAGGCAAGGGCATAATGGCATACTCTAGATTCTTTGATAGCGATATATATATCTATCCTCATGTAGATGGACATATAGAATGTTGTGCATGTTGGCTAAATGAAAAATTAGAGACGGGATTATTTGGTCTATCAGAGAAAATATGGGATGATCAATCCCTATCTAATCATATAGATGAGCATATTAAGGCTGGGCATGATATACCAGAAGGTCTTCTAGAAGAGATACTTTCTGATAGTGATAGATATGGTAGAATGTAACTATGGATAATACAAAAGATTGTAAGTGTGAAGGATGCATGGCCTGCAAAGCAAAGGGCGGATGCGAAATGGATACATGCAAAGGTCATGATAGCATGCATAAATCAGAAGAGCTTTCAGATGAAGAGATCTCAAAGTCATATGACTCAGACAACGAAGATGAAGACAAATGGGACAATATGCAGAAGGCTTGCTGGGCAGGATATAAGCAGGTAGGTATGAAGGATAAGGGCGGTAAGAGAGTCCCTAATTGCGTACCTATCAAGAAGTCTTTATTTGGTACAGAAGGACCTCAAACACTAATTCCAAGGAATAAGTAAATGGGTATCCTAGATAACCTTGAAGCCTATTTAGAGGCTGAAACAAAAGAGAAATGCCATTACTGTCAGGCTGTAGCTACATATAATGATCTAGCTGAAGTAGATAGAAACTATCAGATAGTAGGCGTATGTGCATGCCATTCATTTAAAGGATTGAGTTCATAGTTGCCTAAGCATTGGGAAGATAAGTCCCAATGGATCACGCATTGCCCTATGTGCTTTTGTTCAGTTACATATCAATTATATGACTTTCATTTACAATATCATGAAAATTTGACCCCAATTAGTGAAATCGGCGGCGGTAGAGAGGGTATTGTCAGTACCTGACTTTAATGATATAATAGATATCTATAGATAAGGTTTTTAAAATGTATTGGTCGTATGTATTAGCAGCAATAGGTGTAACAGGCATCTATTTTGTAGGTAGGAAATCAATATGGGCTTGGCTCTTATTGCTATTTAACGAATGCCTATGGATGGTTTATGCCGTAACGACCAAGCAGTACGGATTTATCTTTGCAGCTATTGCCTACGGCATAGTGTATATTAGATCCTATGTACACTGGTCAAAAGAGCCAGTAAATGAATTATTAGGCGGGGAGGCCAAGAGATGATAACATTAATAGCAATAATACTAACATGGTATGGAACTAAACTATACTACACAAGAAATCCATTTATTAATTTACCAGAGCTAAATGATCATGGCTTAATTACTGCCAAGTGTTCCAGATGCTCACAATATATGGTCATTAGAGAAGAAGACATGCGTACTCCTTACTACTGCATGGTCTGTAAATAATGGATAAGTTTGAATCATCATATAAGAAGTTTGCTAAAACTGAGCCATATAAGGTAGCATGTAGCGAATGTAAGATCCTATTTTATAAGGCTAATGATGACCCATTTGTGTGTCTGGAATGCTCAGTAAGATAGCTGTAGAATTTACAGCAATTTGGTCCTAACTCCTATATCCCCCCTCCCTTTATCTCCCTTGTATCAGCCTCCTAGAGGCTTATTTAGTGGAGTATTGTGGAGTAAAGTGGAGTAATATGGTTATAGATAAGTCGACAACTACTACAGATATATATGTATTTAGATATACATGTAATTGAGCTTACCACATAGATGGACGTAATGTCAATGTCGACATATGGATATATAGATCCATGTCTACCAAATTTCAGGGATTTTGTCAATGCCCTCGTAAAGAGCATATTTTGCCCACATTGTCAATAGATTTTCATAGAAAAATTTTGACAGATTTTGGCTAATTCTGCACACATTTGTTTAAATAGTTATATGATTCTATATAGATTTGTCGACATTTATATAACTTTCAGGCGTATTTTTTAGCTCTTCGT